TAGTACAATCACATTCTCTGTCTCCTTACTTCAATGATTTGTGTATGTATCCACAATCATTACAGGTCTTGGATGATGGAAACCATCTATCTATTTGGATGAACTTCCTATCGTTCCACTCACTCTTATATTTGAGTTGTCTAACAATCTCATACCAAGATACTTCTTGTATTGACCTTGCTTTCCTATGGTCTTTCATCATATTGGAAATGCTCAAATCCTCCATTACAATAGTGTCGTGGTTTTTGACAATATCATTAGTAAGTTTATGAACATAATCCATTTTTACATTGGTTATCTTTTCGTATGTTTTTGCTAACTCAACTCTTGCTCGTTCTCTATTCTTACCTTTCTTTGTTTTCTTGGAATGCTGTCTTTGTTGGTATTCCAGTTTCTTTCGGTATTTCTTTGCTATTCTTGGGTTGGAAATCTTTTTACCGTCGGAGAAGGTCATCAGGTCAATCAGTCCCAAGTCAATACCTACACTATTATTTGTCTTTTTGACTTTGGGCGTGAAATCTTCCTCAACGATGAATGACACGAAATACCTGTTGGATTTGGTCTTGGAAATGGTGAGGAAACAAATCTCGTGGTTCTCTCCGAATGGTCTATGTTGATTTACTTTGAGTTTGGATTTCAGTTTTGGAATAGTAAGTAGTCCATTCTCAAAAGTAAAGTGTTGGGGAATGCAGAACGATTGTCTATCGTATTTGGACTTAAAGGATGGGAACTTGGAAACCTTCTTAAAAAATCGTGTATAGGCAACATCAAGTTGTCGTAATGATTGTTGGAGAGATTGACTATTGACCTCATTCAACCATTCGGTGTCTTCATCCTCTTTGAGTTTAACAAGGAGTTCAGCGGTGTTGTAATAGTTCATTCCCTTACCTGTATTAAGGAAACACTCTTTCCTCTTGTTTAGAAAGTGATTAAAGACAAAGCGGGAGCAACCAAATGACTTGGCGAAGAAAGTCTTCTGTTCTTCGGTAGGAAGAACTGGAAACTTATATCCTCTGGTTATTCTCTTCATTGTGTATAAGTATATCACAGATTTACAAAAAGTCAATGAAAATGTAAATATATTATCATTGTCCTAATGGGTCGCATTCATCCCATCCCCTAAAGGAGATGGGTTTTCTGCTCCCACCCAAGATAAACCCCCGCCGAAGCGGGGGTTTGTGACGTTGCGGGGAAAGAAATTACACGTCTTTCACTACGGTCCAGAAGTCACTGGCCATATTTGGGTCGCTGATGAAGGCGTATGGCATAGTGAAGTATCCACGGTACGTTGGGCTTGGGAGTCCCCAGCTTGTGCCCCACGAGTTGCGGATGAGGAAGCGTTGTTCGGCATCATTATAGCCAACTCCCATTACTGCATGACCGCCTTGGAGTTGCTCGGTTTTCACGTTTGGCATTGGCATGACACCCGTGTTGGCTACTTGGTCGGACATGAAACTGTCATAGACATTGAATCCGAATACAAATGGTTGTCCACTTGCGATAGCAGTTTTGAGATTGGTGAGAGTTGCTGCGGGGGTTGTTCCGTCCAAAGCGTAATAGCTATGGATTACGTTTGGAAGTGCATCCGTATAGCATTTGGCGGTTGGCTTGACGGTGAACTGACTGACGTTGTAAGGCCATTCAGTCTCGACGCAGACACCATACTGATTAAGAACTTTGGCACCATCACGAAGTTCGGCACCCGAGTCTTGGTTTACAGTGTTGTCCAACACACGTTCATTGTAGTAAATGAAGAGGCGGCTGAGGTCAGCGTACTTTCGTCCTGCGACTGGGTACTTGTTTTCATCGAATTGCAGAATTCCAGCCCAAGCGTTTGCGGTGCAGCTTCCCAACTGGCCTTGGTCTTCGATATACGAACACCATCGGCGAAGGTTAGCGGTTGCGGGAATAGCCGTGGCGAGAGGACGCACCGCTCGAAGGTGGTGAATCTGAAAGTCTCGTGCGTCTGGCTTTTGTTTTCTCCATCCTAATTTTCGTTCAATCATAAGAGTGTTCCTTTCGGGTATAAATATCTCTTGGCTCGTTATAAATATACTTTCTCCTTACGATATGTGTACAAAAAGAAGGACCGCCCGAAGGCGGTCCTTTTGAATTCGACAGATAAGCTTTCGCTTATACCTGGTTCGTGTCGGACACGTAGATTAGACCGTAGAACTCGGGACGCACAATCTTCTTGGCGTAGCGAGTCATAACTCCACGTCGTGGCGTGAAGTTCACTGGGTCATAGACCAGTGGAGTCTGGATGAGCGGGATGTACGGCGAGTACACTGCACCCGTTTCAAGGAAGTTGTTACCTCGGAATCCCATAAGGATAAGGTTTTCCTGCATGTACGGGTTCTTGTAAACCTGGAATCGAGAAGCGAAGCTTCCGACACGGCTTACACCCATTGCGAACTTGGCCGAATCACCATCGGTGTTGACCACGAATCCTGGGATGGACTCAAGGATGGTTGCCACATCTGGTCCCACGACCATGAAGTTTGCACCACCACGGAGGGTCAACTGGTGAATCTTGTTGGACACCTTTTGAACCTTGTTGCCAAGGGTCTGATACCAAGTTGCCTTGGTGTAGTATCCACCTGCTCCAGCCGTTACTTGGTCAACAATCTGGTAGCTGTTAAGCCCCGTCTTGATGATTTCACGGTTGAGACGTGCCGACCAGCGTTCCTTGTTGATTGCTGGGGCGTTGTTGATAAGCATATCGAGGATTTCAAGGTCAATTTCCATCGAGACGTACTCGCTCAAAAGAGCGGTAAGTTCCGCCTCTGCGTCAACAGAGTGGTATGCGTTCAAGTCTTGGGCGAGTTCTGGAGTCCAGACTGCCTTCAACTTACGAGTCTTGGCGACGATTGGTTCGCTCTTCAACTCAAGGTTGACTTCTGGGATACCGATGTCCTTGTTCAGGCCAGTATCGGTTGCCGTCGAGGACTTGCCAAGGCGGTCTTCAAAGTCACCACGAGAGGTATCCTTTGGCTGCAACGAATAGTTGAGCGACATGGTTGCGGCGGCACTGTGGTCAATGAGTCCGATGTTGGCAACGGAAGCAGAGACTACAAACACAGCCTCGGGGCCGTTAAAGCGGCTGAATCCCGGGAACCACGTTACGATTTCCGAACTGATTGGCATGAACGAACGGACAGCGTTCAAGTCGGGGTATGAGCCACCGAGAGAAGCCGTGTAAGTCAAACCAACAGTCGTCAGAGTGTACAGGTTGCCGAGAGCGTACGAGGCAGAGAGGCTTGCGGCCACTGGGTCGTTGCTGTTACCCGTATCGAAGTTGATGTCGGCGATGGAAGCGGTGCCAACGGCAACGGCGACTACCGAAGCAGTGTCGTTAATCGTGTAGGCATAGCGACCCGGACCATAAAGACCACCAACTGGAGCGTTGGTCGAGCCAAGCTTCCAAGAGTTGTAAAGGTCTCCTGAACCAGAAACTCCACCGAACAGCGAGTCTTCCGAAGAAGGCTGTGCGGAGAATACGTTTTGGTTGGTGCCATACTTGAAGTCGAGGTAGAATACCAGACCCGATGGCAGGTTCATTGGCTGTACGGAGACGAACTCCTTAGCAGCGATTTCGGCGAACACACGGCGAACCAATGGAAGTGCCACACCAGCCCATTGCTCAGAGTTGCTCTGAGTTCCGGTCACGGACGACTCTTCAATCAGTTGCTTTGCTTGGTTCTCAAGCAATACCGACATGTTCGACTTCTCAATGTCATTGCGAAGCCCTTCAAGCAACCCAGTCTTTTCCCACTTGGAAACAAGACCACGAGTCTCTGCCATAAGGCGTGCTTGCGGGTTCAATGCATTGGTCAACAGTTCTTTTACGTTTTCCATATGTATTGGTTTTCTTTCAGTTTCTCGCTTCAATTACTTTTTTGCTGGTTCGCCACGAATGCCTGCGAGTTGTTTCATACGTGCTGCGAACTTGCCTTCGGTTATGATAGCCTTCGGCTTGGTTGATGCGACTGCCCCCGATGCGAGACCTTCGGTGATTGCCTGAACAGAAGATGAGGTTTTGGCCTTTCTCTTGATGTCAGAGCCACCGAAATTCAATGACTCAGCGATGTTAGCGTAGGTCAGCTTGACTTCACGAACGTTCTTGGCGAGGTCGAACATTTCAACGATACGCATTTTCTGCTCGTTGTTCATGTTGTATTCCTTAAACAGCTTGTTCGTGTAAAGCAGTTTGGCGTTCAACAGATTGACCTCATTAAGTTGTCCCTTGACGTAGCGGATAACTTCTTCCGCTTCGTTAAGTTGTCGTTTGAGAGCCTGATTCTCTTGCAACATTCCACCTGGAGTTGAGAGATTGTCCTTCGTGGCGTTCTTCGCCTGATTTGGACGCTTGGCCTCAGTTGGCTCCTTTGCCGTTGACTTTGGTTGGTCAAGGCTTGGATAACCGTCTTCGGTTTGTCCACCAGAACCATTTCCCGCTCCCATTGATGGGGTCGAGAGATTGTCCTTGGTAGCGTGAGTTGCCTTATTCGGGCGGCTCGCTTGAGTCGCTTCCTTGGCAACAGTCTTTGGCTGGTCAAGAGAAGGATAACCTTCCTTGTCCTGTGCGGCAGACTCAACCTTGGAAGATGAACGAGCACCGTCTTGAGGCATCTTGTTTGGTGAACCACCCGCCTTGGAGCCGCCGATTGCGGACGACTTCAACTTGGTTTGTTCCTTGATGCACTCTTCTTCCTCTTCGTGCTTCTTTCCCTCTTCCTCTTCTTCATCCTTACCCTCGCCGATTTCGGCTCGGAGGCTCTCCAAAAGTTCATTCAAATCGAATTCCTCGTCTTCCTCGCTCCCCGTTGGAGGAACGTCTGATGGTGGTGGGGTTCCCTCACCGCCCTCTGGGGCTGGTGGGACTTCTCCACCCATTGGTGGTGGTGCTCCCGCTGGTCCACCCATCGGTGGCATCTGCGGAACTTCTCCACCCATTGGTGCTCCCATTGGTGGTGCTCCTACTGGAGGCATTGCTCCCGGCATTCCTGGTACTGGTGGTGCTCCGAGTGGGGCTGCTCCCGGTACTGGTGGTGCTCCGAGTGGTGGTGCTCCTGGCACTGGCGGTGCTCCCATTGGGGCTGCTCCCGATGGTGGAGGCGGAACTGCTCCCGCTTCACCATCTGGCTCGGCTGGAGGCTGTTGCTCCCCACCGACTTCGGCTTCGAGTTCACGAATAAGTTCGTCAATCTCTTGTTCCGAAACGTTTTCCTCGGATGCTCCCGCTTGTGGGGCACCTTCTTCTTCTTCGGCATGTGGAGCTTCCTCCATCTCTGCTTCTTCCTTGAGCTTCTCGGCAAACATTGCCTTGTATCGCTCAGTGAATGCTTCTTCGAGTGCTACCTTGGCGTTTGCAAGTGCAGTCTGACGGACTGCCTTGGCGTCAGCGATAGCCTCTTTGAAAAGATTGCTGTCCATTGGCATAGTTGTTGTTTCCTTATGTATTGGCTTTTTGCCTGAACTTATTTTGAGAAGTCCAATGAAGGTTATTTGTGGAACGAGACCTTATCGGTCAATTGGCGGCATAGAAAATGCGGCATTTCTGAGATATAAATACTATCTTCTTTTTCAAAAATGCAAAAAAAGTCGCCTATTTATAGAATGGCATGTACAATCACCAAGAATATCAGCGAAAGTGGAGAGAATCCCACAGAGGATACCAGACGGAGTGGGCAAGAAAAAACAGAGACCGATACAAAGATTACAGGAAGAACTACTTTCTACTTAAAACCTATGGGATTACGATTGAACATTACAACCAAATGTTTTCCGAACAAGGCGGATGTTGTAAAATATGCCACAGACACCAATCGGAATTCAAAAGAAGTCTTGCCGTGGACCACGACCATGAGACAAACAAAGTGAGAGGGTTGCTTTGTCATCACTGCAACAAAGGTTTGGGTCACTTTTTTGAAGACCCTGCTATCTTGGAAAAAGCCATTCTTTACCTTCGGGGGTAATATTTATACACATGAACGTTGACCAATTCCATCGTCTGAAAGCCCTTAAGTCAAAAATGAGCGAAGAACAGAAGCAGAAGCTTCTCATCGGACTTCGCCAAATGCGTGAAGAATATACGGGTAATGTCGGTGGAGAAACCGACATCGTAAACCCCGACAACTTTGTTGCCGAAGACGAGTTCACTGGAACAGGTGTAACTGGTGTAGCCAATAACACCGAACCAAAAGTCATCGCCAAAACTTTTGATACTAACGCCGACTTCGATAGCTATGTAAATCAGAAGCGTGGTATCGAAATGACTCCGAAGGAAATCCAAGCCATTGGAAACTACAGAGAAGCCCGCCCAACACAACAAGACAGATTTTTCGTTCGCTATGAAACCACCGATGACTTTGGAAACAACGACACCACAGTCATCAAAAAACTGAGAGAAGGTGGACAGTTCTGTTGGACCGCATTCACCAAACATGAGAGTGCAGAAGACGAAGGCAAACCGAAGGGTCAAGAAGGCGAGAAGGATTTGAAGGAGCAAGACCCTTCCAAAGACGAGATGACAGTGGACGACCCAATTCGAATCACCAAGTCAATGACGTTTGTTGATGAGACTCAGGGTGCAGACATTCTATCGAATTTCGTTGCCGCCCTTGATATATAAGCATATGAAGCTAACCGAACTGTTAAACACCATTGACCAAGAGGCCAAGGACGGACTTGTCAACATTGATGATTGGCGTTGGCCTGATGTGGACCATCTTGTAACGATGGGATTCAAGTTCAAGGACGACCACCACCTTCAAACGGAGAAGCCTCCCAAGATAACGATTTACAAGAAGAAGAGTCTCGACGAGACCTCGGGCAAGAAATCTACCTACTACTACATCGAAGAGCCAAAAAAGCCTGTCAAGCGATTCAAAAACTTCAACGAAGTTATTGACTTTTTCGATACCTATGCCCAGCCTGACATTGACAAAAACATCTAACCTTTCCCGTTGCGGGACTATATTTATAACTGTATGAGCGTACCTAAGACCCAAAAACTCACTTTGAAACGCATAGTGGAAGCGTTGCCCGACATCCCCAATGACGGATTTGGCACCCAACCGCCAAAGATGTCTTCCGAACAAAAGAAAAAGCTGATGGAGCTATCAGCCATGTACGAGAACTTTGGCGAGTGCCTCAAGAACGAGGAAGCCCTCATGAACGCTGCCAAGGGTATCACGGAACTGTGCGAACTTGCTGAAACCTACGCCCTCAATGAGTGCGGAGAATGGTTCCAACAGGAAATCGTGAAGAAAGACATGCAGAACCTCAAGAAGCGTGTCTCCGAGTTTCAGAAGATTGTGAAGGAAACATACGCTCGTATGCAACAAGCTGGTGTAGCTTACCAAGACATCGGCCACGTCCTCGGACGTTACTACGACCTCAAAGGCAACAAAGGTGCAAACCAAGACTTCAAAGAAGTCCCCGGTCCTCAACCCCTCCAAGAAACCGATTCTGAAAAGACGGGGAGCAAGATGGCGAAGCCAATGATGCCAAAGGTTGACTTCTTAAAAAAAAAGTAAGTGAGAGCACAGGGGAACAAGAATATTGTTCCAAGTGTGGCACCCACGTTAACGTCAAGCAAAGCGGTCCTCACGCAGTCTGTGCCCAATGTGGCAAAGTTCTGGGCGATTGGATGGAAGAAGCGATGGACCCAGAGCGAGTTGCTCAACTCCAAAAGCAATTTGCTTCCAAGCCAAAACCCGCCGAACTACAGCCCGGTGTAGAACAGGCTGTAATCCAAAAGTTCAAGTCTCTTCCGCAAGACCGAAAAAACATCATCAAACAAGCGATGATGAATCCGTGTGCTAATTGCCAAGACGAATTCAAGGGTATCCTCGGGGGTCGTCAAATTGGAAAGTCCCACGGCATTTGCAAGCGTCATGCAATGGGCATATACAAGCAAGTGAACAAACCTTTCCCCGAAAATTTCGGAGGAAAGTGTGTTGACATATCCATTCTTTCGGATGACGAGAAGAAGCTGCTTGGCTATCTATTTTCTGTCGTCAGAAGGCGTCAGAAAGCCAAAGGAGTTTACGAAGGTCTTCGAGGATGGAAGCTATTAGGGCTTCTCGAAAACTGAATACACTCGGATGCGGTTATTGAATCCGCATAGAATTCCCACCGCTGCTACGAAGATAGCACCTTGCGGGTTCGGAAGAATGTAATGTATAAGTCCCACACGCCCTCCCGATGGAAGAACTTCCAACGCATTCTTAATCAACTGATTGGGTTTTGGATATTTTTCCATCCCCGGTACATAATGAGCCGCATCCGCCTCTGTGTACGGAGGGTCAATAAGAATACCTGACCACGGCTCTCCCGGCAACGGCGATACTACTCCGTCCTGTAAAACGTTAAACGGTGATGGTTTATACCACGGAAAAGCCTCTCGTGCATCTTGGAGGAAATCCGGTTGAACTCCCGGGTCAAGGTCAAGCGTCTTGTCGTTGGGTCCGAAGGCTCGCTTATAAGGATAGTCTTTGGCACACCCACCGCACACATGAAGCACTGGTTCAGAAATCTTACATCCGAGTAATGCTCTCGCACGCTCGGGGAATCCCCCTAAGTACGCTCCGTAATACTTTTTCCCACCTTTCAATTTTGCCCTTGCCAAAAACCACATGTCTGTTATCGGTCTGTAACTCATATTTTCCGTTGTTCCTTGGGTCGGCATCAGGATAGATGCCATAGTAATCCGCAAGCCAATCAATACCTTCTTCCCATTCCGCTCTCGTTAGGCGGAAACGTTTCAAATCGGCATCGGACATAGAGTCCTTTGCCTGTCGCATTGCTTCGGCAGAAGTCATTCGGTTATTGGTTTTTGATACTCGGGAGGATACGGCTCGACTTGAGGCGGGGGGATAACCCCGATACCAAGGCGATGATTGGTCATGCTACGAACGTAGCCATCAACACGGCCCCAGTAATACCCCGACGCCTTTTGGTACGCCTGTGGGTCCACTGGTTTCCCTTCGGGGTCTTCGGGCATAACGTGGAAAAAGACGCAACCATTGATGGTTTTGCTATCCTCTCTGCTCTTCATTTCCCCGACGAGGAAGAGTTGGCGATTGTATTTCTTGAAGATGGCGTGCAGCTTTTGGCTTTCTTCCATCAAGATGGCATCCACATCAGGAAGCTTATCTGTTTCGACGCTTTTTCCGTTTACGTGTTTGATTTCCATAGTTATTTGGGCCATACATAGGGCAAATCGTTTGGAATGCCCATGAAGAATTGGCTGTAGTGTTCTGGATATTTTCTGAGTAGATTGGATTGGTGAGATAGGTGGAAAGATTCGTCGCCTAACCAATCTGGCAAATGAGTTGTCTCGCCTACATTGGGTGGACGGAATCCGACTTCGATGGCCTTTTCCCAACAGGTATCTTTGTAACCGAGACGCACCCATTCTTGGCAAATCTCGTTGAGATACATCATAAGACCCGTTTCATATCCTTTCCACATCTGCACAGCGGGATGGTTATACCATGCCGTGCGTTTGAGTGGTGCCTCGCAGTTATAGCAATGGTATCCTGTCTTATGCTTATTGAAGTGTGTCACGGGGCCGAGGCATGACGGGCAAGTCCATTCGCCTTGCTTGAGCACTCGAAGAATTTGGAGACATTCTACCCGTTGCTTCCCAAGACGTTTTCGGTCCAATACTTCGGCGGTCAGATGGAAGTTTTGATATGGTAGGAATGTCTGCATTGTAAGTATGGTATCACAATCCTTCGGCTGTGTCAAACCTTATTTGGAAGTGATTTGGGAATCCTTTTGGCGGCGGTCTGGACATGGTTTTGACCTTGGCCAATGCGTCAGTCACCGATTTCGTCCATTCTTTGTCCCCGTTATTGGATACAATACCCACGGGGGATACTTCGCCTTTGGGCGTTATGTTTATCTCGACAATGGTCTCGTAATCAGACTGAGGGGTTTCCCATTGAGACTTGAAATGCGATTCGATGTACGCTTTGTAAAGCTGAATCGGGTCTGTGACTGATTGCACTTCTTTAGCCCCGTCAGAAAAACTGATTGCGGGCACTTCTGATGGCGGCGGGGCAACGGCGGGAGCGGCAGCGGGCAACGGTGCTTGTACAGTCTGAGGCACAGCTTTGGGTTGCTCCATCGGAATTGCCGCTTTTGGCACTTCGACCTTCGGAGGTTCTGTTCGAGGCTTGACTTCTTCTACCTTGGGTTTTGGAACCAAAACCACCGTCAACGTCTGCATCTTCTTTCCAAGCATACCTTCACGGGATGCGAAGAAAACAAGAGGGAAGATGATAAGGATATGAAGAACCGCCGCTATTAGGAAGTTGCGTTTACGCATGGAGCAGGTCGGAGTTCTTCACGGATTTCCATCAAAATCTTGCCAAGCATATTCTTGCCTGACCCATCGCCGCCATCCGCCCAATAACTGTCATTGGTCGTATGCTCGATTAGTTCGGCATCGCCGGTGTTGAGCAAGAGGGCGAGCATATCCCCGTGCTGAGTGAACTTGGCACGAACGGCAGTCCGCATAACATCGTCTTTGACTTGCTCCCAATCGGCACGGAGGGGTCGGCTACGGTCACGGCCCATATCAGCCGCATCACGGGGCTTGGGGGCTTGACGCACCGCTTCAACGTGTCCAGTTCCAGCAAACTTTTGGGCTTGGAAATAGTGCTCTGTGGTAGGCCATTTGACTCCATCTATCGTGATGGGGTGCTTGGTGTCGAAGTTGCTGAAAAGCCCGTAGGGCACTTCATTTGTTCTGTAGAACTTTATTTGCTTTGGCATAGAGTGTTTGGTATAGTTCTGGGTTTACTACGATGGGGGTCATACACCCCAATTCTCGTTCGGGGTCCAAATAGGAATGGGCGATTTGATTAAGGACAATGAAATCGTTATCATCCAATAATGGTCCATCATGAATGAACTCAAACCCCGCTTGAAGTTGACGTTTGTCGTCTTCTGTCGGGACGACAATCATGAATTTGACGAATGGAATCTTCTTCGGGTCCACCGCATTCTTGCGGTATTTTCGCATGATTTTCTCGGGAGGAACCCACTTAGGAACCCCCGGTGCTCGACATTTGCTTCTGACTTGTAGCTTCATATGATTTCGTCCACCACACCCATCTTCTTGGCTTCACGGGCGGTCATGTACCAATCCGTTTGGCTCTTGTAAATCTCTTCGAGTTTCATCTTGGTGATTCTTGTCTTTCGCAGAACATGGTCCTCAATCATCTTCTGCAAACGTTTCCCCTCGATGACTTGTTTCTCCAACTCGTTTATTTTCCCCCACGCCAAGTCGCTGACTTGGTGATACATTGGGGTCGAATTCTCGTAGGCAAACCGTCTGTGTCCCGAGATAAGAATCATGAATCCCGCACTCATGGCGGCACCCGTGACGATGGTATGGACAGGCGTCGGACTCTTTTCGATGACTGACATTAGACCGAACATCTGATAGACCATTCCGCCGTAGGAATCAATGTAGATTTTGATGGGAAGTCGTTTGTAAGGAAATCCGTGGAATGCATATACCTTTTCATTTTGGGTATCCTCTTCACAGATTTTGACGATTCCTTTGGTGATGTCTTCGATTGTTTCGGGCGTGACCGTCTTGCAGAAAAAGAGGTTCCTATCCGTTACGTCAGGCTTGGCAAGTGTGATTTCCAGTGATTGTTTCATCAGAATGTTTCTCGATTGGTTGCTATGTCGTGGCGGATATGCATCAGAATTTTCCCGAGGTTATTTTCCCCGACTCCGTTGACATCCACTCCCCAAAATGTATCTCCCCAAGAGTTCCTTTCCTCAAGGTGAGCATCCTCGGTCATCAGAAGCATTTGCTTCATTTTGTAGTTGTTCCAAAACTTCTGCCCGCATAGAGCGGACATGACCGAAACTTTTGCTTTATCCCATTTCTTCTGATTGAAGTTGGGAGCCTCTTTGCCAAGCTTCTTGGCTCTCCCAGGAGTAATGTCCAAGAACTGCTCTCTCAAATTGCGAGGCCATTTGGCAGCTTGATAAGCGTGTTCCACCGAGGGATAGTAAACGTCGTCCAAAGAAACACCGCCATCCTCCAACATGTAGAAATTGCTCAGAAAACGAAATGGACCGAAGAAGCCGCATATCTTGCCGTCAGCATGAATGGCATACCAGGGGACAGTTATCTCGTCGTTCTCGATGTTGACGTGCTCACTCATTTAGGCTTCAATTTCCCATCATTTTCGGCAAACTGCTTGAGAAGTTTTTCGAGAAGTTCGAGATACTCGACGTTTGTTATTTCGACGGGGCTTCCGTCAGTTTGGTAAATCTCGTCGTGCCACTTGAAGCGGACGGATTCCTTGAACAGCTTGTAGAGGAACAGAAACTTCGTGCCGATGGGAGCATTGTTGATTTCATAGTCAGTGCGGCGGGGAAACCCCTATCCCTTTAGGGTAGGGGAGGAACCGACGCCATATCAAAATATAATAACTTTTTCTTTGACATTTCTTCTTTCTCACTATATATATTAGTCAGTAGATGAAAACATACAATATAAAGTTGATTTTTGAGAAAGATGGGGATAAGCAGTCCCTCATCAACTCCCTCGCCTTGAAGCGGGAGGTATTCAACGTTATATCCACCATTCGCTTTGGAATGAAGACCTGTAATGGCATTATGCCACTACATCAACGCTCCTACGACTTGGTTCGTAAGCAGTTCCCCGCCCTTCCAAGTCAGTTCGTAATCAAGGCAGAGCAGGACGTAATCTCCAAATACAAGACCATTCGTGCTAATCATCACAAGATTGAGGAACCTGTCAAAACCAATCGCCTCAACATCCAACTTGATAAACGTATCTATACTTGGATTGGACAGGACGCCATCAAACTCACTACGATGGATGGACGCATCACTGCTAAACTCTCCAAGTATCAAAAGGTCAATGAACTATTTGACAAGTTCCCGCTCCAAGACCCATCGCTCTTTGTGAGAGACGATAATGTATTCCTATCGGTTGTCTTTGATGACACCACCAAACCACTCAAAGGAACTAAGACCATTGGTATAGATTTAGGTCTCAAACGTCTTATCGCCACGAGTGAAGGAAACATCGTCAAAGGCAATGATTTCAATAAGCATAAGCGAAAGATACGTTGGAACAAACGCAAACTTCAAGGCAAACTTTCACACTCTGCCCGAACTAAACTCAAAAAGTTGAAACGCAGAGAGTATCATTTCTCAAAGAACTACACACATCACATTGTAAATGACCTATTGACAACTTCCGCAAACATATTGGTATTGGAAGACCTATCCAAAATCAAAAAGCAGAACAAAGGTAAAAGGTTCAACAACCGATTATCCCAAGTCCCATTTTTCCAACTTAAAACCATATTGACCTACAAGGCACTCGCTCTCGGTAAGAGAGTGGAAGTCGTTTGTCCTCACTACACCAGCCAACTTGACTATCGGGGTCTTGACAATGGAAAGCGTAAAGGATGTAGGTATTATGCCATTGACGGAAAAGTTTTGGATGCGGACTTGAACGCATCCAACAACATTGGACTTCGGTATAATAAACACTCCATTACGTGCTCCGCACTTGATGGACAGGTGAAAGTCAAATCACCAATCGTCTCTCTCAGTGAGAGGCAAGCACCGACCCTTTAGGGTCGTGTGTATTTGACTCACCGTTTCTTCCCATTCCTCCGGTGCTGGTTCTGGCTCTGGTTTTTTGACCACTTCTTTCTCCTGAAAAAGTGCCTCGAACATTGCTGCCAAGTCTTCTTTGCTATTCATAGTCCAACAGTTTGACCAAATTTATCAGGCCCACATTTAGCGTAGAATGTGTTGATTACCTCGTCCATTTCCGAACTGAGGCGAATCTTGGCGGGAGACGTTATACGAGACGGGATGGAGTTAGCCCCGTAGTATTGTTCAGCAATTGCTCCCGCAATTGCCGCAATAGTATCAGTATCTCCCAACGTGTAAACGGCGTTACGAACCGCTTCCTCGTAATCTCTCGACTCCATAAAGCATATCAATGCCTGGGGAGCCGTTAGATTGCAACGGATGTCTCGTGATGCCTTGGCACGCAGTTCTTTCAATGAAAGGTTGAGCATGTGCCCATATTGCTCTTGAACTCGGGCTTTGATTTCCTCTTTGGATGCCCCATGTCTGGCCATCCAAATGGCTTCGACAATGGAAAGAACTCCACGGGCCGACTCGGGAGAAGAGTGAGTGTATTGAATACTCTGCAACGCCCGCTTCAATGCAGTTTCTCTGTCATTGTAGAAGATGGCAATCGGGCTGCACCGCATCATACACCCATTGGCATAGCTGTGGTTCACTATGAATTTGGGGTTCGCAACCCACTCTTTGAACTTGCTGCCATATCCTCGGTCGGGATAACGGAGTGCCCATTGTTTGTACTGTTGGGCGAAGCGTCGAGGATAGGGTGAGAGCGACGGCTGCATCAACGCCTGTGCGGTTGCACACGTCAGTACGCTGTCATCCGTAAAGCGAGAGTCCGTGCTGAATAGGGGGAATTCCTTGGTGGTTACGGAACGCCTATATCCCCCTTCATAGGGAGACCCAATGATGTCGCCGATTATTGCTCCAATCATATTAGTCTCTGTAACTGGTTACTTCGAGTTGTTGTCCGCAATTTTCACAGGTACGAATGCCGTGGTCATTCCAAGTTTTTTCGTGTTCGCATACCTGTTTGATTTCTATGGTGCCCCGTGGGCCTAAATCATAGATGGCGTCGGCTAAGTCATCCATTGACTCAACCCGACGCCATTTGCCGTCATTTTTCCGATATTGATACTCAGCCATATTCCGCAAGGTCAAGTGGCTTGTGGTCCGACCAGTACTCGTTGTAAAGGTCGTGATACAGCTTGTTCAGCACTTCCTTGTCTGACGAACGAGGAAGTGGTGTAGGCTTGCCTTCGGCGATTAGAGCCTTCTGGCGGTTGTATTCCGCCTCAAGCTTCGCTTCCATTTCAGCCTTGAACTCCATGACTTTCTCAAAGGACCATGCACCATTTTTGATGGCGACGATTTCTTCGGCGTCTGGACGCTTGACAATGACTTGGCCAGTCGTGATGATTTCGTAACCCATTCTCATGAGTCGGACAAGGTGAGAAGCGTGCTTCGTGTCGTAGCCACTCTTCTCTTCCAACGCACGGCGAGCGGGATTGCGTTCTTTCTTCCAAGACAGCCAACTCTTGTAGAGTTGCATGGCCTTGGCGAACTGACGTTCCGCATAGATATAGCGAACGACATCCTCACTGAGGTTGAAGTCCTGCTGCATCTTGTGGATGGCCGCTTCGGAGTACTTATCGGGCCAGTTGGACACCGAGATTTCCGTTCCGACCAATTCCGTCATCACGTCCCAAAGTGTGTTCTTGAGTTCAGCACGCTCTTGTTCGTCAAGTGGGAACTGATTGAGATTCCACTCTTCGACTTGAGCCTTGATTTGCCCAAACACTTCGTCCAAGCCCTTTTGAGGGGCAGCGGGAAGACCGAAATCGGCACGATTCGGCTCCTTCACTTCGCCCATGACAATCCACTTGCGGTGCCTCTCGATTTTCTTGGCTTGGTCGCAAGCGTAGCCAGCGAACGTATAGCGGGCCTTGTTGGAGAGGAACAGTTGGCGGTTGGCCAAAAGCTTCTGCATCAGAGGCTCGCAAACGAAGTGGTCCTTCGGGTCCGTGAAAAGCAACTCGATGATGTTCGGGTTGACTTCTGCGGCCAAGAGGAAGAACTTGCGAAGCGAGTAGAGTTCCGACTCAAACTTCGGGTTCTTGGGGTTCTTGACGTGAGCCAACTTCTCTTCGAGCCACTTGACGTTTTGTGCCTGCTCGAAGCGGTGGTAAAGGTGATACTCCACTTCGGGCGGGGGCACACAGATTCCTTTAACGTCAACGTCCGAAAGTTCGTTGGCAAGTCCGTAAGCCTGGGAACCCCCAAGCGTTACATAAACTGTGTTTTTTTCGAGCCAATCCATCATAGTTGAAGGAATATATCACTTCCCATCGGGGTTGTCAAGTCCATAACCGATTTTTTCGATGTATCGTTGAATGACATTCTGACCTTTGTGTAGGATGACAAACCCTGTGCCCGTGAGAAAAGTGATAAGTAAGGCAAACATGATGCCCCAAGCAAGGTAGTAACGCCAAGTGCGAGGCGGGTGAGTGTGAATGGGTGTCGTGGACTCAATGTCCTCTCCCCGAATCCATTCCTCGCCTCGTTCTATGGTTTCCTTCGGAGTCTGAGTCCAGTCAATCATTCCCAGATTTGAGTTGCTTTTTGTGATGCTTAATCTTAAGCAATTCGAGGGTCATTTCCAGAAGCCGTTGGTCATTGGCCCATGCGATATGAATATCTACATCATTGTTCGCCCACTCCAAATAGCGGATACGCTTTTTGAGTTTGTGCATCTGCATCTTGTAGGGAACATACTCATGTCGGATGAACTGGCAGTACTGGCAAAGGCACTCGCCACGCCATGCTTGGTGAGCATGATAATTCCGTACAAGAGGAAGCAGACGCTCGACGGTTTCATCCATGCGAGCGTCTGCCCTTGCCTTGACTTCCTTAAGCAGTTGCGTTGCTGTCATTGGACTCGGCTGCGGGTTGCTGACCGCCGTTTTTCACGAGTTCATACAGCTTGCCCCAGTCGCCGTTTTCCGTGGCATTCTGAACGACCTTCTCGATTTTGGCGAGTTTCTCGTTCAGCTTCTTGAGGGCTTCATATGCTTTGGGCGAGAAGGTCTCGACCCGTTCCCCTGTGGTGGTGACGGCAACTTGGTCGGCTTTGGAAGCCTTGCGTTGTTCCCGCAAAGTGTCTTCGGCCAACTTGATGGCCGCTGCGAGGGCGTCGGCCCGTTTCGTGAGTTCCACATTGACGAGTTTCTCGACAACGGACTCAACAACTTTCGCAGAGCCAAGCTTTTCAACTTGCTCTGCCACTGCTTGGTTTATTGATTTGGGTGTCATGTGTTTGTAACTGCTGTAAACGGAGTCTGGCACAACAAGTTGACATACTCCATTATTTCTTCGTACACTTTGTCTTCCTTAGTGAAGCCAAAGCGTTTAGTTGCGTGCTCGTCAATCCAATCTCGGAGCGATGAACCAAATTCTTCTGAACGGGCCTTCCAATCGGCGACCATTTCGGCCACGTACACACTCGGCATTTCTTTGATGCCGCCCGACCAGTATTCGGGGTGATGCGGGTTGGTGGTATTGTGATGATGTACCGCCAACTTGAGTTTCAACTGCTTATTCTCATCTGTGGGATTGTTGAGAGATAGATATTCGAACTCAATGCCGTGAAACTTGCTGGCATCGTGAACCTGACCATTGGCAATCAGCTTATGGCCCAAAGCAATATCTCCCCGCTCAATGAGTTTTTTGCCCAAAAGCAGGGTATTGTCTTCCACATTTCGTATGTGGCGAGCGACAAACTCCAACTTCGCAAGAATTCGCTCGGCTTCTTGCTTCATCCGCTCAGGCTTTTTCATTTCAAGCCAATTGTAACAGATTTTTGCCCCTTGTCAAGTTCGCATACTTCTCCATGAACTTGGGCGGAACGTAAGCGTGTATTGCGGGAGTTCGGTAGAGAGGAATGTACGGGGCGTAAACGAACCCCGTTTCAAGGAACTGGGAACCCCTGTATCCCATCAAATAGGAGTTGTCTGGCCCCTTGACGGTGAAAGTGGAATAGTAGTCTGTGCGGAACCCCTGTTGGGGTCTGGTCACGGTCAGTCCAATGCCGATGGCACCCGCAAAGGCACCAAGGCTTCGAAGAAATGTGCGTCGTGTTAATGCCATAAATACCACTTTACTGTGTTGAATGCCGAAAGGTCTTTCCCGCCAGCGTACGATATGCTGCTCTGGAGGGCTTGCTTGATTTCCACCAGCCGTTCTTTATACGTACACGCCCGCTCGATTTCAAGCGTCTGTCCCTCGACATGATTGTTGTTACCCTTTGCCTCGTAAGAGGTTGAGCCACGATAAATCTTCTTTCCATGCTCGATTTTGGCGGGGGAATCAATGCATTCTGCGAACCACTTCCCCGACATAACCATATCTGCCCCAAGGGTTAATGCCTTGGCGATGTCTCCGAAATGCTTCAATCCGCCATCGGCAATAATCGGCACGTCTTGATACTTTTCCTCTTGTCGGCATTCCCATACAGAATAGGCCGTAGGGACGTGGAAACCCGTCTTGTAGCGGGTTGTACAGATGGACCCGCCTCCGATACCCACCTTGACAACATCGGCACCAGCATCGGCAAGAAACTTGAATCCGTCAGCCGTAGCTACGTTCCCCGCAATGAATTTCGGACGCATGGCCCACCCGCCACATGCAAATATGTTGTGGAGATGGGTAAGCATATCTGCCACGTTTTGATGGTCCGCATGAGCCACGTCAATAGTGATGAAGGCAGGAGTCAAAAACAGTTTATCGAGGAACCGTTTGTCGTCATCCTTGACGCCGATACTGATGCTTAAGAGGGTGCCATCAAGGTCGCTGTCAACTGCTTCCTGTGTAGCGTTACCAAACCGATGCATGATGTACATGTATCCGTCTTTGGCCAACTCCCGTGCTCGTTCGAGCGAGATAACGTCCACCATATTGGCGGGTATGATGGGCAATCCAAACCTGAATCCACCAAAACTTACCGACGTATCGGCATCATCCCGAGATTTCAGGATAGAATGCTTCGGACGAAGGCAAATATCGTCGTATGAAAATAGGAATGGTTGCATAATACATGGGTATTATAGCAACGAATGAAGAAGCCCCGCAACTTATTTTAATGCAGAACTTTGTAATGACGAAGTACGACCTCGTAAATCGCCTTATCCAGCTTGGGGTCACTGATTTCTTTGCCGCAGTGGTTGCAGTCTGCAAATGCCACATAATCGGCGGGAGATTCAACTTCGAGAATGATGCCTGCTTTCTTTTTGCAATGAGGACATTTCCATTCCATTGCTGGAACACGTTCTTCTATGTCATCAATGCCTCCAAAGAGGGATTCATCACCAGCGGCAGCTTGTTTCAACTTGACGCAAACGGCGACGAGTTTCTTTGAGAAAGTCGGGTCATATTGAGGCGGAATTGGAATGGCAGTGTCAATGTGATGACCAGGAATATTGTCCACCATTTCGCTATCGTAATAGCGTTCAACGTGGGCTTTTCGGTCATCGAAACTGATGTAGATGGAAACAGTTACGAATCCATTCAAATAGTATTCCATGTAGTCTCGTGGTTCGTCCCCGAGTTTTTGGAATCCTTGTGACCTCAACGCCGAATAGACTTCCTTTTTGACTTTGGCGATGGTGTCTTCTTCCGTCCCCCACTCTTTGAGCGGGACTTTCGCACAGGTTTCGCATATGCCTTTGAAACGCCTTTTGGGTGCTGAACAACGGCATGTGTGGACGCTCCCGCAATGAACGCATTCCAGAGTGAGATTGTGGTTGAGACCTTTCGGGTCTTCCCTGTCTCGGATTTCTTGGAAGGTTTTGATTTCCTCATAGTCTTGTGGTGTCTCGAATGGGGTAGCCCCCGCCTGTTGAGCATAACGACCATGAGGATGAGTCTCACGGATTGTCTTACGAACCATGTCTGGTGTAGAAGATTTCTTACCACTGTACCCATCGTTGTATCCTACCGAGAATACATTTTCCATTCCCGTCTTGGGCTTGGCTTTGGCAGCTTTGTCGGCTTTACCAGCTTGGTATCCTTTTTGATACCTATCCCAAGAATCGCCTTCCTCTTCGAGTTTAGCCATTTTGGCATTCCAAGCGGGGTATGGATTATCTTGTGGAATGTTTGGTCCTTGAGACAATGGGTCAAAGTTCTCAGAAAGCACTCTCTCCTTGAGAACTTCAAGAGTGCATTCTTTGATAAGTTTGTTCATGTCGAACTTCTTCGGATTTCCAACAATGTGAACCCGTTTGTTGAGAACCTTTTTGACTCGTTCACGCAGGCGTTCGGCTGTTATTCCAGGTTCGACGATGACCTCGGCGACACAATGCTTGACCAAAGAGCGTAAGCCCTTCATCTTGCGAGGCGGCTGAGGGCGTGGTTCGACGATTACCTCAGCGATGCATTGCTTTAAGAATGACGTGAGGTTTTTCATTATCCAATTTCGGAAAGAATGTTGCGAACGATGTCGTCGGTGCGGACCCATCGGCTTGAGATTGGGTCTTTGACAATGCCTTCGGCGAGAGGAATGGCACCCGTTGGGGCCATGAAAGCACCTTGCGTTGATGGATTGGACACAAAGTCGAAGGCAATCAATTCAAAGTCGTCGCCGACCATTGCCACGTTTTCCGAGACCTTTTTGAGGGTTCCGAGACCACGGCTTGAGATACCAAGCTTGATTCCATTTCGGAAAAGTTCACGGAGAATGTTGCCATTTGGTGTGGTTAATACTTCAACCGTACCAACAAGGTCATCACCCTCCCAGTGCATTTCCGTAACCGTATGTGAGACGTTTTTCAGGTTCACCACCGAGGATTCGGGATGGTCCAATTCGCCCATAGCACGTCGGTCTGCAATAAATGTTGAAGCATACTTGTTCGCCTCACGGATAAGAATGTCGTCGGGGTAAATACGCCCGTTCTGATTCTTCTTGCCTTTGCGTTGCAGGACTCCCCGCACCGTAAATGGACGATTAGGATGCTCTGTTGACTCTCGAAGCATTCTTTCGTCTGCTTGGAAAGTGATGCACTCCATTAAGAGTTTCTTATCATTATTGTTCATTTGACATTACCTTCTTTATGCGAAGTGTCCACTCACCTTTTTGCTGGTCGGGTTCAAGTTTGACCACTTCATAGCGTGTTCCAATGCTTTGTCCCGGTGGCGGGGAAACACTCGCTTGAGCGAGCAAATTCTGTATCGTAGTCTGATTAACGTTTGGTTTCATCATGTTACCAGGAAGCCTCAAATCATACATGGCAACCACCGTTCCACGCCCAAGGTCTTTCACCCAACCCAATCCCTTAACAAAGTCACGCATAGAGGTTCCAGGCTTCAACAGAAGCTTTGGCAACCACGTCTTGATGTCGTTGGAGATGTCTTCCACTCCATAGGCATCATAAAGTCCTTCTCCTTGGTTCCTACCATCTTCATCCAACGCCGGTGCGGAAGCGGCGGGAGTTGCGGGAGCTAAAGCCATAGGTTGAGATTGGGCCAAATCCTGGTTCTGCTTTGGCTGGATTGGCATAGGTCCGGCCTGTTTTGGCTTCTCAAATCGTGGGTCGCCTCCTTTTTGCGGAGACGGTTTACCAGTAGCAGGTCCGAGAATCTGAATCTTGAACCCGGACTTGAGGAAATACTCTTTTGGCTTTGGAGTCGAGCTATCATAGGCTACCACCACGAAATTGTCATAGTAATCGTCGAGGGTAATCTTGGTGACATCGAACTCATAGTCCTTGACGTATTGTTTGTACCCACGGGACGCACGGGCACGCACTCGCTTTCCCACCAATTTGGCTGCGATTTGCTTCTCGTACTGTTGACGAATCTGTTGGTCGGCACCATCAATCATGCGACGAAAAGCAGCAAAGTCCTGCCCGAGGTCATAAAGCTGACCTTCGGCACCATAAGACTCTACGATTCTCGTTAGCTTAATCATTATACCAATCCGCCGAGCGGTTTCCCACGTCGGTTCCAAAGTGTCAAATTTCCGTGGTCGTTAGCACTCCAAATGTTTGGGTAGAAACCGTGAGCGTCCATCCAAACGTTGATGCCCGACCAGATGTTTCCATAGCGAACTGGAATCTCTTCCATTACTTTGCGATGGGCACAGTAATAGGCACGATTCTCGTCTGGAAGAACACAGATGTATTCACCATTCTCGTCGTCTTTCCACGTTGCAGCTACTTCCTCGGCTGACATTGCTGCTTGAGCCTCGGGCATCAGCTTGAAAACGTTCTCGTTTATGCGTTGAAACTTTGCCATATGTTTACCTATCGTTTAGTGAGTCGAAGTTGTCATCTCCCCACGTATGACCACAATCGGGGCATTCAGCATTCCACCAAAAAGCACCCGCTCGATTACCTTTGTCCGTGTAAAACCCACTTTCACCACCGCAGTTTGGACATTCAAGGTCATCGGACTCTGGAGGCATTTGAGCATCGTATTGTCTCTGTGCCCTATCAAAATCTGGACCGAGACCCGAAGCCATTTCCTTCAACATTTTCAAGTTGTGTTTGACGGATTCGTACAGTTTATCGGCCTTCCGTCTCATTTCCTGCTTGCCGATAGGTGTAAGTTTGTATCCCAACTTTTCGGACCCCGCAACTCCCGCCTCACTTCCACCCGCATTCGAGAAAGCACCTGGAACCATATAGCCCGTGGTGCCAGCCGAACTTCCACCACCACCGCTGCTCGTGGTCATTTCTTCAAGTGGATTTTCTTTGTCCTTGACCGTCATCGGACCCGAGGTTGGACCTGCGGCTCCAGCGGCACTCTGTTCTTGCTCAATGGATGGCTCGTCCGAAGGATGTTGCCTTCCAAGTTCAATCCACGCACGACCAGCAACACGGTTCTTGGCATCTGGGTCCAGATAGTACCACTTATTGTCTGCTCTCTTGATGGCTCGACGAAGATGAACTGTCTTTTCTTTGCCGAGGAAGTAGTAATCACCCGATGGGTGCTTTACCACTTTCATGATTTGCCACGATGGACGACCCTTTCCGATGTCTTCGGGGTCTTTCCAAAGCTTATTGGCAACTGCTATGACCCACTTCTCGTAATCGGTTCTTTGAGGACCAAATCCTTGCTCTTGCCCTGGCTCCCAATCCATTTGGGAATGCTCGGGTTTAGACGGTTTTGAAGCTGGCTTCGAAGCTGGTTTCTTCTTTTCTCGGGACTTTTTTTTAGCGTTGTCCACTTCTTGCATGATGCCGTTGACGATATGTTCCATCAGGGCTTCGAGAGTGGCTTTGGTAATGTGTCCCTCTTCCAATGGTTTGACGGCTCCACTCTTGAGAAACGCAATAAGCTTCTCTTTGTCTTCGGGAGGAAGCGTCTTGGCACGATTGTACAAATCAATAATCGCATCCGAGTCCAAACGGATTGGATTTTGCTTGCTCAATTTCAACTTTGGATTGACTTTGGCCTGCTTATAAAGTGTCTGAATGATATTGTCTGCCTCGCTCTGGCCTTCGGGCTTGTTCCCGACTTTGGAGCGGTCAGGCATAGCACCAGATGGCTTGGATGGCTTTCCACTGATAGGAACCTCAGATTCAGGCTCTTCTTCTCCACCAGCTACAGGGATAGAACTTGCCATTGACGGACCATGCTGTTGAACGTCAGAAGGAAACTCACCCTTCAACATCTTCTGAATGTCTTGTTTGGAGTAATGTGGTTGGTTCTCGTCATCGGCAGTAGCCAATCCACCACCATCCCCAGGTTCGGTTTCACCGTCTGGAACGTCATCGCCAGCGGTTTCGTTCTGACCCAACTCTTGGCCAGTCAACTTGCCGTAAATGATAAAGAAGGCATTTGCCTTTCCCATTGGGTACTCATCGTCGGCGGATACCCACTTCTGAATACTTTGGGGAGGAATGGCTCGAATCAAGATGTCCTTGAAAACCCATAGAGCAACTCCATTGGGTAGGAGGAAAATCTTCTGGTTTTGTCCGAGACGATACCCGTTTATGGAGTCATCCCATTCATATCCACCACCTGTGATAGCTGGTTCGAAACCGGCAGGGGCTTTGATGAAGTGCTCTCCACTTTGGAGTAACTGCTGGAGTTTGGGGTCGGCGTCGGAGATAGGAGATACCCCGAAACGCTTAATCAATCTATTGAGGATGGCCTTATCTACTATCATGGTGCTTTCCTTCCAATTGCTTCTTGACTTCTTTCAGCAACTCGTAGGAGAGCATCAATACCATGACGTGATTGTCCTTAACGATTTTGCCGGGGTTGATTTTATCAAGCTGGTTGACAACCTCACGAATCTTGATTTTCATCACATCCGAGTCCTTGATTCTATCAATCGCTTCGGTCAGGGACTTCTTAATCTGGGCAACCTTTTGCTTAACGAATACATCGAAGTTATTCGTGTTGGCGACGTTGCAGATGTATTCACGCAAAACTGCTTTCTGGTCTTCATCCAATGTGCTGGCATACTTCTCATTGAATTTCTCACACAGAAGCTTGTAAGTGAGAAGACGGATGTCCTCAGTCTGAGTCTGATAATAGTTGATGAGTTCGTCTTCGGAATGCGTAACTGGTCTTTTATCAACGATGTGTTCGACTATGCAGTTTTTCGCCTGATACACTTCTTTGACATCAAACTTCTTTTCCGAGGACACCACGTCTTCAAAAACTTTGTATATGGAAGCCAAGACCCGATAGTTTTTGACGGGTGCTTTCAGCATTTCTTCGATGGGATATGCTTCCTTGACTTCCTTGATTAAATCGTACTTGAGAAGAGAGAGTTTTCGACTATTCAATTTCTTGCGGGCTTCCAAAATCACGGAGAAAAATCGCTCGGCATGTGGCTCGTCCTTTATCCGCTCGGTCAAGAGCGTGTTGTAGAGTTGCCATTCCCTCCCCAACTCGCTGCTCTCACGGAAGTACTTACGGAGCAATTGTTGGGCTGGCGATGACTCCTTACCCGAAATAATATCGGCAGTTACCTGCTTGGTGAGTAGCTCAAACAGGATGCCGGTATTACGGAATTTGGAATGACGCATTCTTTTCTGCATAGTATTTGACGTTTCTCTTCAACGATTATAAATATAGACAAACGAGGCTAAACTTCCAAGTTTGTATAGAGATACGTACGACTTATTCTAAAATGTTGGATGGGTCCAACATTGACTTGCTTCCAGTTATCTGGGCTTCGGCAAGGAGTTCCTTTTTGGTATCTCCGTGTGTTTTGGTCAGGAATTCAGCCAATCCGCCAATCATCCCTTTGTCCATGACTGGTTTCTCTTTGTGAACTTCCTTGATTCGGAGCGGGGAACCGCCTTCGTAATTGTGAGAAATGGCACTGACTGGCTTGCCTTCACTCTTCTTCTTTGGAGTCTCGGTTCGAGCGAGTTTTCCAATTGGGTCTTCGGGAATAGCGGGCGTCTTTTTCTCACCCTCTTGGTCTCGGTCAGACTGGTCCCTATCACTTCGGTCCCTGTCATCCACCCGAGGCTCTTCCGTTGACTCCTTGATTTTCTTGAGGTCTGGAATTTCTTCGTCCTTATCCTCTTCTCCCTCTTCACCTTCCTTATCCTTATCTCCTTCTGGTCCTTCCTCGTCTCCGAGGTCGTCGAGGTCGGGCAATGAACCACCGCCGCCGCCTCCACCATGTCCACCACCGATGTCAAGGTCTCCAAGACCTCCTTCATCGTCGTCGTCTTCACCCTTTCCTTTACCAATCTTCTTGAACGGCTTGGCTGGGTCATCACCATCCTCTTCAATCTTGGTAAGGCGGTACTTCTGCTTGGCATCGTCAACGACCTGTTCTTTGACTTCCTTGATGTCGTCTTCGGACATGTTAAAGATGTTCTTGTACACCCAAGCGTAGGAGAAGAACTTGTTCTCAACCATGTCAATGGCCACGCTGATTTTGTCCTGCCAGATTTCAACCTTTTCCTGTTCGAAAATGGTTGATGGGTTGGTCAACTCAATCTCGAAGTCAACAAGAGACTCGTCACGGTAGCCTTGGGCATACAAGTGAACGATAGCAATCTTGCTGAGTTCGGATGCGATAATACGCTGTAAACGTTGGATGGTACGGGCAAAGCGTACGTCCTCCGACGCCAATGTTGCCTTGCCAGAGATGCCTTCCTCATAGCCTAAGAATGCTTTTGGAATCTTGAGTGCGGCCATCATCTTCGTCTTGATGTACTCAAGGTCGTCAATGCCCGTCCATTCCATACCCGCTAGGGTATCAATCTTAGTTCCGCTATCACCACCACGAACTGGGATGTAGTAATCTTCAATCATGTTCTGGAGATTGAAGCGAAGGTTGTATTCGCCCGTCTGCTCGTCAATGTATGGAACCTTCTTCATCTTATCCATCATTTTCTGCATGTAGGCGTCCACTTCGTTTGGTGGGATGTTACCAATGTCAGTGTAGAAAATACGACGCTCGGGAGCACGCATGATACGACTAATCAACATTGCGTCCTCCATCAGTGAAAGCTGCTTCCAGACACGGCGAGCACCTTCAATCATGGATTTACCATACGGAAGGAAGTTGCTGTCTGAAATGAGTCGGAAGTGTGCTACTTCATAGTTCTCAAGGATTTCCGCCTGCGATGTATCGGTAGGTCGGAGTTGGAACTTGACATAGCGTTTGTTGGAAGGGTCTGAGTTCTCGATACGTTCTACGTTGTAAGCCGAGATTGGCTCAACCATGTAGATGCCGTATTCAGGGGTGATGTACAGTTTGAGATAGAAATCTCCGTACTTGCACATGTTACGAGTCCACGACCACAAGTTGAAACGAACATTGAGAATCTCATCGAAGAGGTTCTCAAGAATACGCTTCACGTTGTTGTTATTGGAGTGAACCGTAATCATCTTACCCACTTCGTTGTAGGTAAGACATTCATCGGCATAGATGTCCAGTGCCGAGGAAAGAATGGGGTCCATGTCCATTGTGTTGTGAACGAAACAACTATCAGTAGCAAAGTTTTTATACTTCTCCACTGTAACATCGTAAACTTCCATTTCCCCCACGTATTCAATGGCGGTTATTTTGTGGTTTATAGACGCAATAGTATTTTGCTTGAACGTTCTCCAATCCATCCCTTGTTCTTTTATTCTGCGTTGAACTGTTGAGTAATCATAGTGCATAAACTTAGCAATACGATGAACACTCAAGTTTCCAAACATCAGGTAATAACTTTTACAAACATTCTGTAATTCATTATATGTCAATTCACAATAATTCGGGTTGTTACTTCCTAATTGATTTCGTGTTTCAAACACAGTTTTGAGAGATTTACTTCTCAATGTATTGGATTCCTTGGAATGATATTTTCCGTAGAATGGATTATTTTTTCCAACTCGTTCTCCATTCCATTTGTGACACTTTCTGTTTTTATAACCTTCGGATGATTGAACCTTTTCGATGGTCTTTTGTTTGTTTTCAGGAGACCATATGATTGCATTATTGAGATGCATATGAAATGCCTTATGGTCTGCCTCAGACATGATTTGAAGGTTTGATGGAAGATTATTCGTCTTGTTAAAATCTTTGTGGTGAACCACTTCACTCGATTTTAGAGAACGCACGAATTGTTCGGCAACAATAACATGTTCCGACTGCCATCCTTTGGAAAAGTTGTAAATAGAGCGGTATCCATTATTGTAGAAATCTTTTTGATAGAACGGCATTACCGACTCTCCCACCGTTAAATCTTCAAGTTTCTTATATTCCCCATTTCGCATCAAGAATGGATGCCCCGCACTTCCAACGACATGTTGTCCATTATCAAAGATGACTTTCCACGCTTTCCGTGTTCCTCCGTCTTTTTTACGAGGATGATATGCTTTTCCAAGTTTTACGGAATTGGTTTCGTGGTCATATGAAAACACCAAAAACCTCTCTTGGGGTCGGTTTTTATATTTCTCGGCAAGTTCTGCTATGGTGGGACGAGACCCATCGGGTAATGGAATAATGGTATCTGGTCCTACGCAATCATAGTCACGAAAGAGGTCCATACGGGCCGCTTGGTATGACAATGCAAAGTCACGGGTGTAAGCGTTATACGCTGTTGAACGGATGCGATTGTATCGGTCACGGAGGGAGTTCCTATCCGTGGCGTACATGATACTATCCGTATCTTTTATCTTAAGCTGTTTTCCTCCGACGTTACGTACAATAACGTCTGTGGAGAACAGTCTCTTCAAGCGTGCGTACAACGACTGCTTCTTTACGTCAAGAATCTCGTCGTCAAACGGCTTTAGAGTAGATGGATTGTTTGGAGTTGTTGGCATATGCTTCCTTTTTTGTTGTGTGTATGTGTATGAACACCCCTCCTGCGGGCATTCGTCTTCTTATAAATATTCCCGACTTAGCCCAATAGCCACTTCAAATCTTCCGTATTTTGTTTTCCATGCCCCACACGACCGAGGTTCATGGTCCACGAATTACGTCCAACTTGAGCCTGCTTGACCTTATAGAAGGGAGTTTGGTCCATCCGATTGGCACCAATAGCACCCACCGCAATCTTCGTCAATTCAATGCCTTCTTGACGCAGACGCAGTGCGGTGTCACGCACCCAAAGGCCGATACACAACGCCATTGTTAAGTCGTCGTTGTATCCTTCCATTGCGATTGCTTTACCATTCTTCCAGATGAAAGTCTCTAACTCGGCCAGTGTTCGCTTCGAGCGAATCTCCACTGCCATAAACCTCATGTAGTGTTCCATGTTGTCCACTACGAGCGGGCGAGTCTTGATGTTCGTGCTGAATCCTGGGACGAGTTTCTTTTCTTCGGACGCCCAGTTGTTGTTGAGTTGACGCTGAACGTCAACGTACTTCAAGTCAGCAGAACTGTAGAAAGTATGAGAATATCCACGGTCAAGAACCTCTTGGATTGTGCCCCATCCCACGTTTTCACGCTCGATTACAAGCAAAGCACTGTTGTACTCTGTGGCAAGGGCAACGAGGAAATCTCCGAAATCCTTTGTTCCAATCTTGCCTTTGTATTCGGCTACTTGAACGGGTTTTTCTCTACTGATGTCGAGAACATGGCAGGCCGAATAGTCAAGACCATCGCCACGGGCCACGTCAGCAGCAACTACGTAAACGTGAGTCCTATCGGGGTATTCCCAAATCCATAGATTCTTATCAAATCCACGGGTTTCTTGTGGGTCACAGGCTTTGTTCTTCTTGTAGAACTCAATGATGTTCAAGTCAACCACGTTATCACCGCTGGCGAGGAAGTTGCAATCATACTCCTGTGCGGCTTTCTTGGGGTTGCCTTGTTTTTCGCCCTCAACCCGACGCCACTCTTCATCACGTTCGGGGTGAAGATGCCACGGCAAAGTAATAGGATGGAATCCATTCTTTCCCGTCTTGTTATCGGGGTTGTCAGTCTCAGCACCGACCCACATTTTGTGAAACCAGTTACCAACACCACGGGGAGTTGAAAGCACAATGCCGTTACCACCCGTTGACAGAGTTGGTTGAGCCGAAGTCCAAAGGTCTTCGGCATCTTCAATGAGTGCGGCTTCGTCAATGATTAGGAGGGAAAGTGCTTGACCAACACCCGACTTCTTGGTCGTGGATGCGGCCTTGATAGAAGAGCCGTTGGCGAATCGGATGGACAGACGATTGTCTTCAACCATCTTGATTTTGAGCCAGTTTGGAAGAGTAGCATAAGCATCACGAACCTTGGTAAGAACGTCCTTGGCATCGTCCTGTTTCAATGAAATCAGGAGAACGTTTTTGTCGGGAAAGAACAACATTGTCCATAGGGAATAAGCGGCGACAAGGGTTGAAATACCCATCTGTCGAGACTTGAGGATGATGTTGAACTTGTAATCGTGGAACGCTTGGAGGGTTTCCTCTTGGAACTTGAATAGGTCGAAGAGAATGGTTCCACGAATTGGGTGCTTAATCTTGACGTAGTGCTTCATGAAGTACACGGGGGACTCCAAGCACTTACGATATTCTTCTTTGATTAGCTCTTGATAGCTGACTTTTCCGTCTGACATAGAATTTCCAGATTGAATTTGGCTGCGGCTGATTCGTATTTTTTCTTGAACTCGTCACGGATTTTCGTCAACGCTTCAATGCGGCGACGAGCCTCCTTCAAATCTTTTTTGGCATCAGACAGAATTTGGTCCTTATTGGTGGTCTTCCACCGTTCCATGAACCCTTCCGAGTTGCATAGCATGGTTACGTCTGTATCATTTCCAGTGAAGTATTTGATGGTTTCCTTAATCTTTTCCTTCAAATCCTTCGTGGCTCCCAACTCGTTCGAAGCCAACTTGTACTTCTCATAGTCGGGGTAGATGCCCAAAACATGCAACTTGGTCTCGTAATCAATGAGGCATCCCTCACAAAGTCCAGTCTTGTTATAAAAAAGACGGTCTCGTTTATTTCCCCACTTGATGTCCTGCCCACATCGGCATTTCTGGACGCCTATCGCCTCACGGACGATATTTGCCACTCTGTTGACCTTACGAGGGCCGCTGGCTAATTGTTCCCACTCTTGACCCTTGGGGTCTGTCCAATGCTCTCCTACGGCCCGTGGGGCGTATTTCTTGCCAGTATAACCAAACACACTCACGGGACGTTCGCCCGCCAAATAATCTTTGATTATCTCTATGTTATTCTTCATATTTGGTCCTTTCCTAAACAAATCCATTTTCTATAGGATTTTCTTTTTCCAAGGCATATTTTTGATATGCCCGATAAATCCAATCCATAGGTTTTCGCCAGTTCAAATTTCCCTCCTATGAACTTTTCCAAGGTTTCTGTATTTTCAAACACGAAACACCCGGTAAATCTTCCATTTTCCCTTCCAGTTTTACGCTTCCCTATCAACGATGCGTTAACTTTCTCTATATGTTCTTTTGTTAAGGGCTTCCCTCTCAAAGACTCAGAGATTTTTTTCTTATGGTCTGGAGAAAGTTTTCTCCCCGTCAACGCAGCCGATATTTTTGATTTCGTTTCCTCGGATACAACTCTTCCTCGGGGACTTCCTGCAACTTTGTGGATATTGTAGTATGGTCTTAAAGTATCAAGATAGTGTTGTTCTCGCTCAAGACAATCTTCTGGTGAACACTCTTCCAAAATTTCTGTGGAAAAACTGCTTTCTCCATACTTATTCCACGCTCGTTGGAGTATTTGAGAATGATGTATTCCTTTTTTCAAATCACTTATATGATTACTTACCCTGTGATTTATTCCCCACCGAGAAGAAGTACTTCCTACATAGCAATGTCCATTTATGACATTTTTTATAAGATAGACTCCTGTTTTTGACCATTCGTTCACATAGATAAATATCTACATCAAACTCAAAACCTTAAGAATACGTGTATTTTGTGCCCGTTGTATCCACATAAACCCTCCTGCCATAGGGATTTGGGGCACTTCCACTATATCTGACGGCGATGGAACGGCCAGAAAATGGGGTTCCGCTTTCAACCGTATTGACGTTAATGTAGTCCTTGGATGTAACCACTCCGTTGTTGTTGGTGGGGATTAGAGACAGGTCGGAGACATCTGTATATCCAAGGGAGCCTTCGCCAGAGAGCGGAGGATTATGGGTTGGGATGTTATACCCCAACAATCGGTGCGGCGTTAAAGCCTCCCCGATGTTTGGTAAGTAGAGGTTGTTGGTTATGGTCAACGAGTTTACCGTGCTATTCCCGCCCGTGCTCGTGCCAGTCCCAATGATGCTGTTACCATAAAGGCTCGCCCCCGATGGGTCGAAAGATTGCACCACTGGTGACAGTGTATAGACCAAATTGTAGTTGCTGTCGAAAAGTTCGGCCTTGAGCGTCCACTTTTCGTTAGCGATGTTGACGGGGAATGGAATCTGAACTACGGCTGATTGCGGAGAGAATCCATAATCCCCGTAGTTCTGTAACGAAACGGCAGAGATTATGACTTCACACCCTATAGGAACGATGACAAGCGTCCCATAGTAGTCATTCAATGGAGTGAAGAAGAGTTGTTGAGGGGACGGGAATATTCTGCTAGTCACTTTATCGCCAACAACAATCTCGCCAAGCTTCCACCCAAACTGCGGATTGTAAGACGTTTCGTTTGATATACTCGGGATGGAACTCGTAAAGAAAAACATGACCGTGGCCGTATCAGTTAGATTCTTGTTGATACTCATACTGGCTTGTAGCCTGTAGAGAGTTCCCTCTTGTAGGAAAATGAAGTTGGACGTGTACCCAGTTCCAGAGAACTGGTCAAATGCCGCCTCGTCATAAGGATAGTAATTGGCATCATTGGCAGTTCCAATGGCTTGAGCCTTGACAATGACATAGGAATTTCCATCCGACCCTGAGTATCCAGTCGTGGGGTGGATAATCATCGAACGCAGCGTGGGTTTATCCGTATAAATCAAGTTGAGAGACGCCGAAGACGCAAACCAATACTGATTGATGAAGTCTTGGTTGATAAATGTTCCAATCGTCGAGAAGTTCTTGTTGACTGTAATCGGGTCCACTAGCAGTTCACTTGGTCCGAGAACAGTATCATCAATCAGCGTGAAGTTGCCAGGGTAAATGTTGCTTTTGGCGTACAGCTTATGGCGGGCAACATATCCCGTAAAGGTATCAATATTTCGGTAAATGATGTCCACATAGGACTTCTTCATCAAAGAAGCTGACCCTGCGGCGTTAACATATCCTTGGTATGGATTGGACGCACTCAGGACCGTTATGCTTCCTGTAACTCTGGATGCCGTATAACTCGTGGCAACCGTAGAAAACCCGCTGCCGTGGTATATTGTGTAAGTAAACGGGTCGGTATGAATGACTTGACTTCCTGTGACCGCTCGAACTGTAAATGTACTTGCCGTGACGGGATGTTGGTTTCGGCTCGAAATAACGGCAGGATTGAATGGAGGAAGATTGGCCCCGAGCAAATAGATTGACCCATAGGTCAATGTTACTTGCTGGCCAACAAGCGAGGAAGTAAACGTATTTGTCGAGACTGTTACTTCCATGAATCCTGGGTTGGTCAATGTTTTGTTGACGAGGGGAGCATACATCGGTTGAGTAACGGCTTGTTGAATGTAATCCGTCTCGGCAAAACTACAAGTAAACTGTCCCGAAGAAGATAGCATGGCCAGCGGTCCTACTGGTATTGAATCTACAACAATCTCCGTAGTACTGTTGACCGATGTTATGTTGGCTGTTACATCGGCGTGAGTATATCGGTAAACGGGAGGACTGCCTGGAACCACGGCACTAGCATAATCATAGTGAAGTATGATTGGTTGCCCAATCATGTCGGCAGTGAATGAATCCACCAGAACGGTTGGATTTCCTGGTTGTGCAGACCACAGAACTATTCGGGCGTTGAAAGGAAGCGTGTATCCGTAGTTGGCACTGCCTGGAGTGTAAAATCCATTCGCATTGTCAACTCGTAAGTAGAAAGACCCCGACATCGTAACATCTTGCGTCAATGTAGAACCAGTGAGATTCTCAATGACGGGGTAAAGCAAAGGCTGAACTTCCATGTACGGGGCGTGGTAAAAACGCACACGGGAGACGTTTTGGTACGTGGTATTGATGCTGATGTTGCCTGTCCATCGGACAACTTCACCTTTTGTCGTGGTGCCTACGAGGATGACTTTTCCAGCACCGCTGACGGTCTCCTGATAGACATAAATCGCCACAGTGAAGTTGGCGATGTCCACGTAGTTGGTTCCACGGGGAGGGGAAGCAAGATAGAGGGAGTTTCCGTCATTGTCGAGAACTTCGACTTTGATTTCGGAACCGTCTTGAAGAAAGCTGGAGCCGTTGAATGATATACAATTCTTACCCGCTGTGAATGCGGGGTCAAACTCAACGACTTGGAAATAGCGAGAAAGGTGAGCAGTATCCTCAATATCCACTTGAATCTGGTCAAGCCCTTGGGATACACCAGTCGTGGTGTAGCTGCTGTCTCCTTTTTTACCGAAACTTGAGAGTAATTGCTTTGCCATAAGGGAGGCTCGACGCCTCCCCTATACATATAGCCTTATTCGTAGTTTACGAACGAGAAGTTGCCTTCCTTCTTGATTTCAATGGTCTTATCCACGGCGTCCTTGAGTACGTCAAGATGTGAGATGTACAGAAAAAAGGCGGGACCGAAGTCCCGCCAGATTGAAGTTACTTTGCCATTGCGGCTATATCCCACGTTTCGTCGTCATCCACGGGACGCTCGTCTCCCATATCAGCAAATCCATTTTCCTCGTTACTATGCTCAATCACCGCCAATTTCTTTTTGTTGGCTTCATTCGCTTTAGCAACCTTCAAACCTTCTGCTACTCGCTCTTGGGAAACCTTGTAGAATTTTTCCATCAGTTCGCTTCCCACCCATTTTCTACCCGTCAGAATGCACATCTTTGCTGTTGTGCCCCCTCCCATAAACGGGTCATAAACCAAATCTCCTTCATTGGACCATGACAGAATGTGGTCCTGTGCCAATTTCTCGGGAAATGGTGCTGGGTGTTTGGATGCTATATCATCGCTTGCCGAATGCCCCTTCCCAGTTATGTAATACCATACGTTGGTCCTCCGACCAAACTCGTCATATCCGCCTCGTTTTGTCTTCTGCAATTCTCCATTACGCAATCGTTTTGTCCCGTTATCACCCATTCTTGCCTCCCGATTCTTTCGGTCTTTAATTAGGTTAATAGTCTTCGGGCGTCCTTTACTGAGGACAAACATATACTCCCACACCTGCCAATACCCGTGGTTATTTCCTTGTGCCCCTCGGGGAGGCTTCTGATATACCATCGTATCGTGAAGACAGAATCCACATTCCTTGAAGAATAGAGCCTGACGAAACGAATTCCCTGTCTCGCTCCCTCCAACCGTGGCGTCGGCGACAATCCACACAACAACTCCACCGGGTTTTGTGACCCGATAGAGTTCTTTCGCAATTTTCTCAAACGGAAACGAATACCCATTAAACTCTGGTTTCAATCCCTTGATTAAGGCATCGTATGACCGTCTATCATCATACGGCGGGGATGTGACCGTCAAATCCACGGAGTCATCCTCCATGCGGTCCATTGTCTGCAAACAGTCCTCGTTATAAACCGTATTCAGTTTGAGTTTGGTTGCCATATTAGGCAGGAGTAGGATTGAGGTATGATGTTACGGCAGTGTTAATAGAATCGGAAAGTAATGATGAAAGGCGATTGAGGTTTCCCAACTGGTTACACCCTTCGGCGGTCCACGGCGAGTTCTTCTTCTCGTGGAGAATCCCATAGGCAATCGCCCGAATCATTTGGTCCTGCGACCACTTTCCGTTATTGGTGTTGCAGGTATTGCACAACCATCCCCGAACGTTTCCGTTAAGAGGGCTATGGTCAAGGCAAACGTCCGTGGGATTGCGTTTGGGTCGGGCAAGAAGGCAAAGCGGGCACGAAAACAACTCTCCGTAGTCTGGTCTCGGAAATGTCACTTCAAACAACGTGAGTTGGGATTTGTTGACAGGAATCTTTTTTGATTCGCAGTCCATGCAATAGGCACGTCTGGTAACGCCCGATAAGCAGTGACGGTTGGGGCTAAAATGAGTTTCGGGCTTTTCCAGCCCACAACGATTACAGAATTTGGTCTTTTTCATGATGGCATATTACCACGCACCCCGCTCCGTGTCAAGTCCCCATTAAAAAAATCTGGTTAACTCTTTCCCGTAGGCATTGTACCGAAAAAACTGGCAGTCCATATGCTCGTGGATTTGCTCCATCCTCCGAATATCTCGCTCTTTAAGCATACCATTCTTGTAATGTCGTGGTTCGTCGTATTCCACCACGATGTTGTAGTACGGCTCGTAGTAGTCAACGAAATATCCTACGTGGTCAACGAAGTGCTGACTGCCGCATTTGGCGAAGTACACTCCGTTCCAGCCCATTTCCTGCTCCAACTGCGAGAAATAGGCACCCTCTCGCTTCCCGACATTGTTGACCCTCCCGTTGTTGCTCCGCTGTAGTGCGATAACTCGCAAGCACGCTGCGACACGCATTCGTCGGCGGGCGTCTTCGTTGTGTCGCTTGCCATAGAAGGGATTGAGATTGTCATATCTATGGACCCCATACATGGGGTTTCCACTACCACGAATTTTCGTTTTATGGGCATCGGTGTGCGGATGTCCACCACGCTGTAATGCCAACTCGGAAAGTCTTTTCTTCGCTGACTCTGGCATTTTTATCCCAAGATGACGGCATCTTGGGCACTTCAAGTTTTTCCGTTGCCCCTCGTAAAATCGAAATTTGTCTTTGAGTTTTATCTGACGACCACATTGAGGACAATTCCTATAATAAAACTCTTGGTCGAGAACTATGGCGTTGCAACACTTGAAGCATTTAGTATTGGATTCGACGGCACGTTGGAGTTTCCATTTGTTGGAATATGTCTGTATCCTATGGCATCTTGGACACTCCTTTGTCCACCGACTCCCAGTACTTTCGCATTCGTTTCCGCAGGATTTCTTTCCTGTGCCGCTCGTAATAACGTCTGGCTTTTGCTCGGTTGCATTCATCTATTTCTTCCTCGGTAAAGTATTTTCGTTTTCGACCCATAAGTGGTCCTCCTATAAATATAGATGTAATAACATAAAAGTGAGAATATTTTACTCAAACACCACTTTTGCAATCGCCCCATCATGAGTGATTTCTATAGTCTTATCCACCATATCCTTGATGCTGTCAATATGACTTATGACGAGCACGAAGTCGTAATTGTTTTTCAACGCCGAGAATAGGGTTGACATAGATGCCAGATTTTCGGCGTCCAACGTCGCCCAACCTTCATCAATTGCAAGAAAACTACACTTCGGGAGATTGGAAATGTTTGTCAAAGCCACTCGAATGGCTACGCTTGCCACGAATCGCTCAAACCCAGAGGTCAATTCAATCGGCCATCGGCCATGCTCATATGCCACATAGGGCACAACGTTCTTGCCATCGGTCTCGAATTGGATGGTGTAGTCCACCACTTGGCTGAGGATGGAATTGACTTCCTTTTCAATCTCGGGAACGGTGTTGCAGATGACTTGATAAGGGATACCATCACGTCCCACGGCGGCAAGGTATTGTGTATAGGAATCCAACTCGTCTTCCATCGCCGTGACTTCGTTGAGAGTCTTTGTGACCGTCTCTACGGTGCTGCGGAACAGTTCTTTCTTTCCAGAAATGTCCATAAGCACTTGATTTTGCTTCTGGAGAGCAACGTCCAATTTCCCAAGAGCAACCTTGAACGCATTGATTTTCGATTGAACTTTGGCATTGTTCTCTACGGCCACTTCGTTGCGGTGGTAGATGTCAATTTTCGACACGACATCCTTAAAGGCGGAATCCAAACGTTCAAGTTCGTTGGTAATGATGATGATTTGCTTGCTGCCTTTCTGGCATTCCTCTCGGAGATTTCCACGGTCAGTCAGAAGCTTGGTGTATTTTTCATAAGCGGTCTCGACCCACTTGTAAACGTCAAGGTCTTTACGAAGGTCAATAAGACCCGCCATCAGACCATCGGTCTCTTTCTTGTCCGCAACGAGTTCATCCTTGGCTTTGTAGGCGTCCTTGACAAACTGGTTCTCAACACAGAATCGGCAGTTGGGGTCGAATTTATGGGTTTTGAGTCGGTCCACCTTCTCAATCTTTCCTTTGACTTCTACTTTTTTGAGTTCAATCTTCTGCTTCATGGCGGAAATCTTGTCGGAGATTTCCTTATACTTTTTGTGAGATTCCACAAGGTCTTGCTTCTCCAACTTGACGATTTCTTCCTCAATCTCGGCCAGTTTCTTTTCCCGAGCGGCGTTTGCTTCACGGGTTTCCGTTATGGTCTTGTGCTTGGCTTCGATGGTCTTCTCGGCGGTTTCCCTTCGGGTCTGCAACGTCTGCAAGTCCGTGGGGACGCTGGTGTCTAGCTTGATAAGATTCGCACTCTCGGCGATGATTTGCTCGTTGACCGCTACGATTTGAGACTTCAAACTTTCCGCTTGGTCATTGGCGGAAGCAAACATGGATTCGGCGTGTGCCAACGCATTCTTGTTTTGCTCGATTTCGAGTTGATAGTTCTTATCCTTGTGCGTCTTGAGAACCGCAGCCAACTCTCGGCTACGCTCACGACCAGATTCATCCAAACGGTCAAAGACGTTCAGGCCAATGAACTGCACGAGCAAGTCCTTACGCTCACTATTTCCCATGTCAATGAAGTTGCTGAGGTTCTTGGCACTCTGGAATGATGCAGCCGTGATGATGAAGTCTTCATACGAACCAATATAGTCACGAATGATGTCATTGGTATCTCGTCGTGCCGAACCTTGAAGGTCTTCCTCAACCCCATTGACGACCTTCCAGAACCTCACGTCCACTTTGACGTTGCCTGAACGAGTCGTGTTCCCGTTGCGTTCGATGAAATATCGAACGCCCGAAATCTCAAATTCGAGTTTGCATCGGAAAGTGGATTTCTGAACATTGAGAACATGAAGCCCCTTATACCCACGGTCGAACTTGTCGAATAAGCAGAAGATAAGAGCGGATAAGATGCTCGACTTACCACACCTATTCGGCCCGAAGATGCCATAAACTCCCGCCATATTGGAGAAGTCAATGACATTGCCTTCACCATACGTGAACATATTGTCCCACTCAAATCGGATGGGCTTCCATCTCAAATTGCGAGCAAACTCGTCTCGCTTAATGAGTTGGTTCGTCGCCTTGTTAATCTTGAGAATGGAATCAATCTTCGTCTGGTCTGTGATGTCAAGTTTCTTGGTCAGAAACTCAATCAGCAACTTTTCTTGATAGTCAATGCTCGTCAAGTCAGACAGAACAATGTCTTTGCAGAGAGGAATGATGTCCTTTTTGTCCCGCTCTTGGTCCATTCGGACATAAGCAGTCTCGACGACTTGCGTCTTCATCTTGATTTCCGCCAAGACCTTTTTGACTTCCGAGGCAATGCTCTCGTAGCACTTCATGCGGAGACGCACCTTCTTGGGAAGCTTCGCCAAATCGGTTGTGAGTTGCCCTTTCTGAATATCAATGGTGAAGTACCCGAAGTCATTCTTCAACTCGTGGAACTCATACTTGCGTGTTTTCAAGTCCCACAGAGAGTAGCCATGCCCATCCAAATCCTCGCCGTGGTTCTGTTGAATCATCGAACCGACATAGTGAATGCAAGGCTTATGAGTCATTTCATCGTAGTCCTGCATGTCTTGACGCTTGTGAATGTCCCCAAGCATCGCCATGTCATTGTAATCGAACAACGGATTCATGATGGCGGGGTTGCTAATCGAATACCCCGTATCCAATGCCGCACGGTCAACTGCCCCGTGGAATAGAGCAATTATGTGTTCGTATTGGTTACGATAGATTTCTGGGATGGTGTCCCCACGAATGTAATGTTCGGGGGCATCAAACACCCCCATGTTGTTGAACAAGATATTCGCCATCCCATAAAGACCCGTGGTCTTGAGATAGTGAATATTGGGGTTGTTGATAGCATCCACAATGGGAGTTAGACTGTCCAGACGACTCTTGTTCGACAGTGTGGCATCGTGGTTTCCAGCAACGAGGACTAACGGACGAATGGCAGCGATTCCGCTGAATAGGTCGGAGGCCATTTGAACGCACTCGGGCGTCAAGTCACTCTTGGAGTGGAATACGTCTCCGACAAGGACGACTGCCGTAGTCTCGGGGGTCTTCTTGATTTCTTCGTACAGGTTGGCAAAAACTTCCTTGAACTCGTCGTGCCGCTTCGTCAGTCGAATGTGGATGTCTGCAATTTGCAGAACGTGAGTGAACTTCTCAATCTTGGTTTTGATGATGTTTATCATAGTTGCAATTCGTATCTCAAAAGGTCGCTTTCGTCAAACTCGGGGGAATTTCGAATGAGTGTATGCGTATGGATGAACCCTAGCTTGGAGGGGTCTTTGCCATCAAGTTTCACGATATGAATCTCGACGGATGGAACTTCTCTACGCAATCGTTTGTACATCTTTATTGAATCTGCTTCGGCATCCCAATCCAGAACGACGTTAACACGCCGAACGTGGAACAGGTTCATGTTGGCTCTGAGAGTTGGTGATGGATATTTGCCAAACAGAGGGATGGCATTGTTGCGAATTGCCATTGCGTCAAAGACGCCCTCACAGAGATTAAGCGGTTCATGGTAGTTGACAAAACTTTCAAATCCGACAATATCCATTGAGACATCGGGCTTTTTGTGTGGTATTCCTGGGTCATCAACGTAGTAACGTCGGCCAATGAAAAAGTTGAGAGCACCCTTCGCATCGTATGATGGTACGATAACGTGCTGGTCGTACTCGCCGCCTTCGCAGTACCCGATATTGTACCTAAGTATGTCCTCACGGGTGATTCCACGTTTTTTTAAGTATGCCAATGCATTCTTATATTCTGGGGTGCTCTTGGGCTTGTGCATCGGGTGGAACTCCGATGGCAAGCTGAGGTAGGATTGGTCGGAAGACTTTTGGTATCGGGCGAGTCGAATGTCACCAGTCAGTTTGAAAATCGCTTCTCTGTAACCTTGCGGGGCTTGGAGTTTCTTTAACAAACTCCCAAACGTAGCTCCTTTCGTGTCGCATCGCCAACAGTGATATGAGCCAATACGTGGACCTCCCAAGGCGAGTTCCAACTTATGAGTTACAAGATTCTTGTCCGCACAAAACGGGCAATGGTACGTGGCCTGAATGCCTCCCTTGCGGAGACGGGCTTGCTGCCCAAGCAACTCGTTAAAGATTGCTACCAGTTCGGATTGTACCATCATCCCCGATAGCATAACTTAAATCGGGGTCAAACTCAACTTTTTTTAACGGAGGCATGAAACTGTTGTAATCCTCAAGCTGCTCGTCAAGGCGGCTTTTAGCCATGTCAAGGTCAATTTCATACCATTCCCCCTTGATGGACAAGGCGAAATGCTTCATGACCTCTTTGATTTTCTTCTCGGCTTGACGGAACTCTGGGTGTTGAAGCCAATAAACGAGGCGATAACGGCGGAAGGGGTCTCCTGTTTGGTAAGTGTGGAGACGGTCAACGAGATTCCAAGTGGTTCCCACTTTTACCCATCCAGGGAAGGCTTCGTTCGTAACAATGTATAGAAACCCTGGTTTCACTTTGGAGAGTCAACCCGCTTGGCTTTCAAGTCGCCGTAGATGGCAATGTATTTGGGGTCGGAGTGCATACAATCATCGCAAACGTATTCCTCATCATCCCGTTGAAACTCTTGCCAATTCCCCTCGGCTACGATGTAGTAACCACCTGTGACAATAACTCCTGTGGACTTACACTGGTCGAGCACGCCCTCGACTTCTTGACCGCATCGGTCACAGGTTATCCGTATGGTTTTCATTGTGTCTCACTACATTCTTACATATCGTCAGGAACTCTAAATCACTCAAGGAATTTTTCACAATATTCACGTCGTACGTGACAAGTCGGAGATTTTCCACTACGTTATTTCCGCCCTTAGAAAGTGGGGTAATGTGGTCCACAGAAATGTTGTCTCTGGTCAGCTTATCACCCGTCAGAGCACACCGGCATTTCTGTTTTTTGGCTAACCTATACAAATCCATATAGCCTATGCGTTCGGGATGCCCACGTTTTTTCGAGTTGGCATTCACCGCCCTCATTAACTCCTTGAACGGATGATGTTTTCGGAACAGGCTATTCCTCTCCGAAATTTTGGCCTTGGCAGTGAAGTTGTACTTACGTTGTCTCGCTTTAATTTCTTCTTTATTCTGTTTGTAGTAGGTTTGAGCATGGAACAGAATTTTATGCTTATTGCGAGCGTAGTATCGTCGCTTGCACTCCTGCTTGTCTTCTGGATTTTTATAAGGCATAGTTAGGCCATTGCGATTACCACGGCGTCGTAAACGTCCTCATTGTGAGCATCCCACGCCCCTCGGGTATTAAGCTTGTCGAATTTGTGGATGTAATTGAAGCGAGAATCTATCTGTTGACGGACGTATTCTTTCCCTGTAAACCCTTTGACTCTGGCCTTTCCGAAAACTTTTTTGCGGGCAGTTGTAACGCTAACGAGGTTGACTGGAATCTTCCAGTGTTCGGACATTATGTATTCGAACACCGCATTGAACCTCGCCAGCTTGATTATGGTCTGTTGGCTCGTGCGTCCTCCCATGAACCCGGACAACGCAGCCTCAAGGTTAATGGTTGATGTAACCGGCATGTTGGGATTGCTTTCCAGAACGGAGATGACGTGTAAAGCCTTTTCTTTGTTCGTTTCAAGCCTAGACAAGTCAATAAACCCGGCATCTACTATCACCGTACCATTCCAGTAGGCCCACCCACAACATGTTGTTGATGCATCGAAGCCAAGGACCATAAATGCTTAGAAGTTGGCCAGCATTACTGCGGAGCCTGTGCCGTAATAGCTAGGAGCAATGCACGACCCACTACTCCACGATGAACTGACTGCGAAGGAGCATGGTGACATGCTGTAGGAAGCAGTCGCCCACGAGCTAATGTAAGACGTATTGGAAGCGATGAAAGATTGTTTCCACGTCCATCTGTTCAAGATGTAGGAATCAAATTCATGCGTGTCCAGTTTGAGTTCTGGTTCCACCGACAACTCCAATCGGCGGATTGTGCCCACGTAGTCATCCCCGTGGTCTTCTGGGAAATTGCCTCGCCAGTAGTTGAACCCTTTGGTTCGGGGTCGGTCCTTAACACGGTCAAGGTCTTCCTTGACTTTCGTTTTGAGGGACTTTAGATACTCCTTGCGATTCTTTCGGAGTTGTTTGAGTTGCTGCTTGTGAGATTTGTTGTATTTTTCAACCTCTTCCTTCTCGAATTTCTTCAAAAAGGCTTCCGCATCAATCCAGTAACCTTCGATGGCTGTTTTAAGCAGACCATCATGTTTATCTTTGTTATCACGTACTATTTGCAGTACGTCCTCTCGTGAAACTTTGACTTCTTGTAGTGACATATTTCGTTACTTCCTTTTTCCATAACAAACGTTAGTGACGAGTTGTACAACGAAAACCCCTTCGTTGCCGTCTGCTATACATAGGAGCCATTCCTAGTTTTGATGCGAGAATTCAATATTTCTCTGACAGATTCCCCCAATTTGAGCATCTCACTATAAGTAAATTCATTTCCCTTTATCCAATTGCACCGCCGACAACAAACAACACAATTGTTTTTTGTATATCCATCATCATTATCTTTTCGGTCCAAGTAATAAGACTTATTTTCACCCTTCTTATTGAATTGGGGCCATTCAATTTCCGCCCCACAATATTGACAGTTTTTTACCGTAGTAAAAGACAAAAATTCTTGGAACGTCATATCAACGTTTCGACCCGTCCTCTTTGCCGAAATTTTAAGTAGGTGGTATAGCCATTCATATGGTCGAAGACTCCGCTTGTTCTTTTCGCATCCGCAACTTTTGGTATGCTTAATTTTTAGCCTGTATGACAAAACGTTTTTTCTATTTCCACAGTCGCAAAGACACTGGCATATAGAATTGTGGCGTTTATCGGCTCCTACAATTTTTTCTACGATGAGTTTTCCAAAGCGTTTACCCAACAGTTTATTTCGGTGTTTATTCTGGTTCATAACAAAAAGTCCTCCCTATAACTATCGGGAGGACTTCGTTGAAAGAGTTTTTATAGATGGGTTGTTTACGGATGGTACTTCGTGGTGTCGAGTCCCTTCACGTAGGTCGAATAGTTGTTTCCGGCACCACCCTGTTGAACAACCTTGAGTTGCGATACCTGCGGCATCATTTTCACTTGAAATCCGTTCGGGTTCTGGTTGTTGACACCTTGCTGGCTGGCGGCGTCAATGACTTCGCCAACGGCGGGTTCCGTGCCCGGATTACCGAGAACTTGTTTCACGTCGAATGCACCACCTGCATGTTGCTGTGCATAGCGAACGTCGAGGGTGGTCGTCAATGATGGTCTGGTTACTGGAGTTGGCATAGTCGTCTATTTCCTTACAGTTATAAATATCGTTAGAAGTCCATTTTCACCACGAAATTTATGGGCAATTCGGGTGTTATCTTGATTGGCGTGCCAAGCTTGGCCACGGCCACAAGGCTTAACCCATCGTACAAACCGATTGTAGTGGCCATTGGGGCTAAATACGAGCCTGTCTTGTCGAACGTCGAAAGACGCTCGTAATCCGTGAATTGGGCTTGAATCGTCGGCAGAGCGAACTTCCTGCTCAAACCGTTGAGGTAATCTATTACGTCGCTAAACAAACGACGGTTACACGCTGGGGTAATGAAAGTGGCATAGTTCTCTTGAGTCAAACGATTGGAGAAGTACTTCCACATGATATTCATGTCCCGAATATCAATGCGATTATCTTGGTTCAAATCCAAGGTGGTTTGCATGGAAGTATCCACGTTCTCCCAAGTATTGAAACTCTGACTCAAATAGAACAACGTCGTGCTGCTATCAGTGTTGGCCTGATAGTAGTTCAGTAAACTTATCTCGTCGTCTGTCGTAACAATGGACGAACTCCAATTGAACGAGGTTGGAAGGCCGAGAATCTGCGTATTCTTGTACTGCATGTAACGAAGAATCACGTCCACGTCTTGGAAATCGAACACCCCGTTGTTGTTGATGTCCAAAATCGAGGCTTGTTTCGTAACCGAGGATGGGTTGGTGCTTACGTTGAATTCGCCTGGGTCCACGGTGCAAATGATTTGTTTCTCAAGGATGGTGTGCTGACTCTCGAACTCCAAATCGTATTCGTAAGTGTAGGTATTGATTGGGGCGTAGAACAACCCATCAAACACCGAGCCAGAAGTCATGATGACAATCTTTCCGTTTCGATAGAATACGTTTCCAACGTGGAACTGGTCACGGAGGTTGTGCAGATTGTAAATGTATGCTTTTCCCGTAAGGTCGTCGAGGTTAGTATCAGCACTCTGGGTAACGACAATGTTGATTTCACGATTGCTATCCCATAGATACATCGGGGAACCTACAACCATTGATTCATCGGCTACGGCAACGTCATACCCGAAATCACGATATGGGCTGAGGTATTTCTTCTTCTTCTGATAGACGTTGGTGATGCCCCATTGACCAGACCCAGTATTTTTCTGAACAAGCATAGCTTGACCAGTCAAAAGTGTTTGAAGGTCGGCGTTGCAATAGTGAAGTTGGTTCAATGTTCCCGCAATGTAGCACGAAGTCATGCTCTCAACATCAAGCTTTGGAATGCCTACTACGGCGTTAGTTCCCCACATATCCACGGACCATCCCATGCGGTTGTTGTAGAGGGTGGTAGGAGTTCCATAGGTCTTAAGAACTTGTTGGAAGCCGTGTGGGTAATCTGTGCAACGCTCGAATATGTATGCTGAACCCTGTTGATAAAGCGTTGACCCGCTGAACTCGTAGAACATACGGTCATATGGTTCTCCGATGATGACGGAATCATCGTAGCACCCCACCGAATATCCGAATCCATTGGTGGTGTTCATCGTAAGGAAGTCCACGGGGCCATACACGGTCTGAAATTGTCCTGGTGGTGCGTAATACTTCGGATTGAACGTCAACGGCATGTTGGTGTAATCGGGGTGGAATACATAGGATTGTGACCACGCACTTCCGCTGTATTCGTACAGGTATGCTTCAATAGCAGATGGGTTCCCATTTCCTACCACCAAACTCCAAGAGTATTGGCTATCGGCCTTGTTCAATTTCATGCTAAAGCCGAATTGTGCTTGGTCGAAAGTTTCTGGGCTGGTGATTTTTTGGAACAACGACCATGAGTAATTGTTCCCCGCACTCACATTTTTGTAGATATACACCGCTCCGTTGGAGGCACTGTAAAATGGAGACCCCACGGCGAGCCAATCTTTGCTGATTGAGACCGACCACCCGAACGAGCCTGTCACGGCATTGGGGTCAATGTACAGGTCTGGGTCGTCAATCGTGAACGTGGCGGCACTATGACTATTGGCAGTCCATTTGAGTGCGTTCAGGTCATAAACCTCTGCCATTGCGTAAGATGCAGTTAGAAAGCTGGCAGTCGTTTGAGATACCTGTGTGAGATAAGGCGTGCCGACGACCACCAGATTCTCATACATGTCGAGAGATTTGCCAAAAGAGTTTTCGAGGGAAGACGTGTAGAGGTCTTTGTCAATCGAAATCTGATAATCGGGATACCAATTGTTGTTTTCGGTCGTGATATGCCACGAGGCAGAAACGACTTCCGAAGTCATGAGAACATCCATCGGACGCCACACCTGATAAAGCGTTCCTACGTAATCGTGCTCGTCTTTGGCACGGTTGTATAAAAACACATCCACGGTCCCCGAATGCTGCAACGAAGCAGTTGCGGAATTCCATCGGAGAAGGTCAGGGTTGGAGACGACAACGTAGTTGCCGTAAGTCGCCACTGCGTAGCCGTAGTTGTTGTTTAGAACATTGACGTACATAACTCTGCTTTATACATATCTCTTCGAGGTCATTTTAGACGGGCGGCGGGATTAACCCTGGTATATTCACGTACGCCACGTTGCTGAAAGACCCCGTTCCATAACTATTGACTGCTGCAACCTGATACCAATATTGTGCCCCCAACTCGATGTCGTATGCTATGTCGTAATCTACCGACTGCGTGGACGTGGTGAATATTGTAACTGGCCATGTTATTTGACCATCGCTAGAACGTTGGAGCATAAACACCGTTTCGTCCGTGAGGTCGTACGCCCAGTTCAACGATACCGATGGTATGTGGTAGAAAGAAGCAGTAATCACCGCATTGCGAGTTGCCGTAAAAGTGTAACTTTGGCTTGTACTTAGTTGAGACCCACCTTCGTCAAGCCACGAAACGAAAATACAACGAGAGTTTGTATTCTCGGTCAATGTCACGGTGCCATTGTACGGATACACTCCACTGCCTGTGGCTGTTCCATTTCCAACTGGTATGGCGACGGCATTTATCGTGTAGAAAATCGGGTCTGTGCTTGCAGTAAGGTAGGTATCACTTCCAAGAACAAACGTATAAGTTGGCAATGCACTTGCCGTAGTCGAGCCAGTCAGCCAACTTCCTGGGGTGAATCCCGCATTCGCCGTGGCAGTGACGCTAATAGTGCTCCCCGACAAAAACGTTCCGCTTCCACTGAGGACAGTGCTTCCCAATGGGTTATCTACGGTATAGACCGTATAGTACACGGGGTAAACGCTGGCGGTGTAATAATCGTTTTCTCCGAGGGCAAATGTATAGGATGGAGAAGAACTTGCCGTTACCGAGCCAGTTGTCCAAACATTGAAGGCGTATCCAAAAATAGGAGTCGCCGTAATTGTCACCAAGCTGCCCGACACGTATATTCCACTGCCGCTGAGAGAGGCAGACCCAGAAGGGGTTACAGCGATGGAAGCCGTGAAACTCGCATTCCCGAGGCTTGCTGTAAGTTGTTGAGTATTGCCAATGGCAAACGAATAAGTTGGACTTGTGCTGACATTGACTGACGCCGAGGTCCAGTTCAAAAATGTATAGCCATAGTTTGGCCCTGCGGAAACACTCACGGTGCTCCCTGAAAGGAAGATTCCGCTGCCGCTTAGGGTAGCATCTCCTGATGGACTTGCGACCAATGATACTGAAAATGGTGCTGTCCCCAAGCTTGCTGTAAGCTGAGTGTTGTTGGCAATGGAAAATGAATAGGTCGGAGAAAGACTTGCAGTGACCGAACCAGTTGTCCATTGCAAAAAGGTATATCCATAGTTCGGACCCACGGCGGCGGTTACGGTACTCCCCGAAGCAAAAACACCACTTCCACTGAGAACGGAATTTCCACTCGGGCTATCAGCGAGAGACACCGAATAGTTTGTCGGTCCACCGCCCCCCGAGAAACTTGCTGAATATACGTTTTGTCCAGTTGTTATTGTGAACGAATAAGTAACGTTTGATGATAACAGAGAAGCACCGTTATACCATCCATTAAAGGTATATCCACCAGCAGTTATAGTGCTCGCCGTGACGTGAATGGTCGCAGAAAATCCTGATGCCGATAAAGCTGTCGAAGTGCCTCCTAGTGAAATAGATTGAGCCGATGCAAAACTGGCGGTAAGTGTACCACCAGCTTGAGGAACCGTAAACAATTTGATTGATGATGCTACGCCTGCCATATGTTTCTAGTGGTTAAGGTACGATACTCGCAGTCAATCTTGGAACGGCCTGCGGAATTGGATTATACGTAAATGAAATGCTTGCCGTTGGAGTGAAACTTGAAGTTCCAGCGGTATTAACTGCGGCAACGTCATACCAGTAAGTACTTCCTGTACCCACACTTGCCGTAACATTCGTATCAATCGTGGATTCAATGAGAGTCACACGAAGTTCCGAAAAGTTGATGCCATCGAAAGATTTCTGAAAGGTGTAGTAATCAGTTGGTCCATGATTGGAATCTACTGACCCAGATTGCCATGACGCACTAACCGACCCACTTGCGAGCATCAGGTTGCTTGGAGGATTTGGTGGAAGGACAGGAATGAAAACACTGCCCGTGTTACTAAATGACCCCGTTCCATATTGGTTGGTTGCGGCAATTCGATACCAGTACGTACCGTACGTCACAACGGCTGCATCCACATAAGAAGTGGTCACAGGTTGCGGAAGATTCAACGTCCACGTCGAACCAGAGTTTGTTGAACGTTGCAACAAAAATCCCGTTTCATCGGAGAGGACGTAATTCCAAGTTATGAGTGCGGCGTATGCCATAGATATAAATATCGGTTAAACGGACAATGTGCTGGAAGTTAACGATGGAGTTGCAAGCGGCGGGAGATGTTGCCAAATGAAACTTCCTCCATCCATATGGGCACCTGGGATTGACGTTGATGACGTGTCGGGAACTTTCGTCGAACCGCTGTAAAAGGACATGGACAAGTACTGCGGAGTCGCCAGAATGTTGTTCCAAAGGTATCCTTTGAAATATGGGCCGTTTCCGTCATTTGCATTGGAGAATATGTTTTTGCTATATGGATGGGGAGACCCACGCAGATAGTAATTCGTCTTGGAATTGGCAAATGTTCCATTCATCACATGAAGAACTGAGCCAGATTCAAGTCGTTCTGCAATGTGATTATGCCCCGAAAACACTATATTTACTCCCCATTGTTGCCACGGAATAGCGGATGCCAATGGGTTTGGCGGATGCAAAAACGGAGAACAGATTGGAGAAGAGTGAATCATCGCAATTCTCCACGCTACACTCGGGTCATTCAATGAAGATGACAGCGAACGACTCAAAAATAGCCACGGGGCACTTCCACTTGTCATTGTCGTATCGGTCTCGGAGACGGTTTGAATGACAAAACCTTGAACGCATCCTTCTTTCCAAGTGTAGTTGACGGTTCTCAATCCGAAATAGTGAATGAATGCCGCACCACCACCCATATCAGCTTGGTCGTGATTTCCAAAGGTTGGCCAAATACTCTCGGTTGGACCAAGCAATTGGAAGGTCAAAAACTGATACCCACCATGCCAGTTGACGTGCCCCTCATCCCCACCCAACAAAAATCGGCTGATACTAAACTGGCCACGGGCCGAGTCATTTGCTTGAAGCAACGAGGCGGTGTGAAGTTCCCATGTAATCAGGTCGCCGACATTCGAATAGTCATATCCAGGGTCGCTTGCGTATGCTAGACTCGTCGTTGTCGAATATTGGAGAATGGTTTTTTCTGGACCTGTGCTATTTGGCTGATTTGGACGAGCGATTTCTTGAATCCTATACGTATAGGTCGTTCCAGCAGACGTGGAGTTATCAATGAAATAGTAAGTTGACGATGATGAAGGAGTAATGACCGTCGTCAATGGCCATGTCACTCCACCATCCGCCGAACGAGAAAGCGACATTGAATACGTTCCTAGATAGTTCCAAAAAGCTATTGCGGATGACCCCGTTTGCCAAGTGTACACGGTTCCAATCGGGGCTTGCATGAACGAGCGAGAAACGTTGCTCGGAGGGCCGTAAAGGTTCAAGTCAATATGTGGAGTGACCCGATAATCATAGTAACTGCTGTAAGTCATCGGGAGATTATCACTCCAAGTTGATGCTGGGGCCGTCACCGACCACGAAACTGGATACGTTGCTCCCAAATCACTTGACTTTTCGACCAAGAAGAAATCTGTATTTCCTTGACTTGACCCAGAGTAACTCCAACTCAAGTTGACTTGCAGTTCGTAGTTGTATTGAGACGCTGTAAGGAGAGTCTGGTCAAAGGCAGGTGGAGAAATGAAAACGACTGCCAAATTGCTGAAACCGCCAAGTCCATTTGTGTTTCTAGCAGCGACTCGATACCAATACGTTCCATTGACAACAACATCCGTATCAGTGTACGTCAGGGTATTCTTATCGAACCCCCATTCGAGGGGATATGAAGACCCCGAGTCGGTGGAGCGTTCCAACAGAAAGCCGGTATCATCGGTTCCTTGGTACGTCCAGTTCACTAATACCGATGCATTCATTATGGGGGAAGCGTATAGCTTGCAGTGATTTTAGGTATGAACATTGGTGGCCCCTCATAATAGACAGAACAACTGTAAGAAGCCGAACCTTGCAAGATTTGATTTCCAATAAGTCGGACCTCTTGAATCTTCGAGAATAGGTAATCCCCCGCAATCAGGTTGCCGTTGGAATCATCTTGAATCCGAACATTGTCATCGAACGCCGTATCCTGAAACTGGACACTTCCTGGCTGAATTCGGTCTCCCATCGTGAGACGGGGAATCGTAAACATTCGGAAATCATCTGCCAAAAAACGATTCGTTTTCGACAGTTGAAGGTCAATATTCTCCATTCCAAACAGTTCGGTCGGGTTTTGATAACCGTTATAAAAAGCCTGCCGCATCTGATTGTAGAGAAGCAATTTTGACGTGCCAGTGATGTTGAAGGAATCCACAGAGGGGTTATACGGTTTCAAGCTGCCGCTCACTCCTTCCTCGTAAACGGCTATGTCTTCGTCCTGTTGCTCAAGGGCGATATTGCAATCACGGTTGAGCAATGGCTCCCCCGTGATGTAGTCAATGTAGTCGAGAGCGATTTGGGTGTCGGGAATCTCTACGCTCGAAGATAACTCTTCAAGAATGGGGCACGACGAGTTCTGTACATTAAACAACTCCCGTGCCTTGTTGGCACGGAAAGGCGAAACCATTACGTCCGTCTTTTTGAGTTGCTTAATCATGACTCATCTTATGCCACGTAGGTTCTATCCCACGTCCATGTGTACGAGAGCGTGAGCGTCTGAGTACTCGCTTTGTATTGGTTGTGGTCAAACACGAAACAAAACGCTTGAGTCCCAGGTTGGGTGGAATAGTTGTATCCAACGTTCTGATAGCTATATCCAAATCCCATCGAACGGATGTTGCTGTTTCCGGACATTGTGTAAAGCCCAAACGTTGCCGTTTTATTGACGGTGAACGAGTTGGCAACATAGGCATTTTGATATGGCAATGTTCCTTGGTCACTGTACATTCCAGCGAATCCAGATGTTGTGTTGATTCCCGTCCCCGTTCGGTCAATGGCACTGTTGAACGGCTGCAAGGATTGAGAGTTCGTCGCAATGAAAAACGAACAATAGTTGCTGGTGGATGCTGGGTCAAGAGAGGCGTATCCTTGTACGGCTCCGTTGTAATCGAGATACTGAATCATAGCGTAGGTAAACTGCCCACTTCCGTTTGGTCCACCCGAAAGAACCGTTTGAAGGGATTCCGAGCCTTGTGTAGTACTTCCACTTGGGCTTACCTGCGTCCATCCCGTAATAGTTGCATCTGGGCGTGCAATAGATGCCGTTGGGTAAATAGACACTTGAAGCTGATAGGCCAAACGAATCTTTTGCCCACTTCCAACTGGAACTGCAAATGGGAGAAGAAGACGGCTAAACGTGGAACCTGGGTATCCTACAAGATAAGACCATCCAATTCCGACTTCGGTATAGTTGACCAATGAAACTTCTGGAGCGAAGTCCCACGTCTTTTGCATGGAAATGATGTTTCCGACAATCGTGGTTCCACAGTTTCCTTGACCACCAATAACAGCGGTGTTTGCGATGTTATATCCATCGGCTCGTTTGACTTCGGTTTGTAGTCCTGGGGCAGAGGTCTTCCAGATTGTGAAATTGTTGTTCGTCAGAGACACGCTTTTGTTGACGGTACAAGATGTTCCACTGATTCCTCCCGTGACCAACACGTTGGTCGTTCCTCCCGACCCCGTAGCGAATACAATCACGTCTCCTATTTCGAGGGTTTGGGTGTATCCACCGAGGGATTGGGTAAACGCCAAAAATGTTGGGTCGGATGTAAGCGTGACTGTCGTTCCCGTTTGAGAAATGACAGCATTATTCCCGGGGGCCGAGTTTGTTCTCGTACCTGTTCCGACAATACCCGCCGAAAACATTCCAGCGTAGGTTGTGCCCACGATTTGGTTCATGCCTGTGTTAAGAATCAAATTCTTATGCCAATCTGGCTGCGACCAGACGATTTCATTTGTCTTGGCGTCAACCACCGAAACCTTAAAGGCTCCTTCCAGTTGGTGGTGCATTCCTCCAAGATTGTACGTTTCGTTATTCATGTGTCATCTCCTATTTGTGATTACGTAATGTAACCGCTGTTAAATCCGATTTGTAGCGTCCCGCTGCTTTCGTATTGAGACGGGGCTATTACCAGTCCAGTAAATACTGAACCGCTTAAGAAAGTCATTACGAAAGACGAGGTTTCGTTGCTTCCAGAAACGGCAATCAAAGTGTCAAAAATGGACCCGCTCAAGAATCCAATGCTCGCCATTGACCCGGTATCACTACCTCCATTGATATAAATAAGGGTATCGAAGATAGAACCGCTCAAGAATCCCATACTAAATGAAGCTGACTCTGGTGGGTACGACGAAGAAACGATGGCATTAAGCAATGAACCACTCAAAAATGACAGATTCATTACCGGATACTCGGTCTTTGCTACTCCATTAGCAAGGCTTCCATATTGGAATGCAATGTTTGCTTGTACAGATTGAGATTGAAAAACAAAGACAGTGGTATCGAATATGCTTCCACTGCAAAATCCGACAAACATATAGCCAGCATCCCCATCCGAGACCGATTTGGTATCCGTGTACGTCGGGCAAATGTAACTTGAAGTGACCGACCCCGTGATGACATAGTTTCCTCCCGATGGATAAAATCTGACCTCTTGGACCTTCGAGAAGAGGTTGGTGCCAGCGACTAGATTTTGATACCCATCATCCGTAATGACAACATTGTCATCAAGGAGGTTATCGTAAAACTGTACGCTTTGGGGCTTGATTTTGTCGCCAAACACAAGTTGAGGAATGCTGAACATCCTGAACTTGTCGGAAAGGTTTCGGAGAGTTTTACTTAATGGGAAGTCAATATGCTCAATACCGAAGATTTCCGTGGGGTTCCGGTAATCGTTGTAGAAAGCATTCTTAATCGTTCGATGGACGAGGCTTTTGTACGTTCCATCAGTGTTTTGGGGGTCCGTGTCGGGATTGAACTTCGCAGAACCAGTGATGCCCTCTTCATAACCAAGTGAGTCGAGGTCTTGCTGCTCAAGAGCAATGTCGCACTCTCGGTTGATGATGGGGTCTCCCGAATTGTAATCAATGTAGTCGAGCGATACATTGGTTCCATCTGGATAGCCAGATGGTTCGAGAATTACAGTATCCGCATTCTGAATGTTAGATAAAGCACGAGACTTAGCCGCAACGAACGGCGTCGTCGAGACATTCTGGTGATTGATGTGCTTTATCATTCATTCAGGACGTATTAGAAATCGAGTCTGACCTTGATGAGCAACTCTTCGTCAAAAGACTTGACGGCAGGTCGGCTCAATTTTGCTACGGCTATGAGATTGTTGCTATTGTCATACAATCCTACCGTGGTAATGTACGTCCTCGGGTCAGTAATGAAGTCTGAGTTGTAAATTTGACCCTTCGGGTGAACTCCGTCCGTTCCGTCATAGACGTACGTCGGGTTGTTGCTGTAGTTGAAGTCACGGTTCATCACACGCACGAAGTAGTGAATTGATGGCACGTATTCAGTGCGACGAACATTCATCATGATACCTTGACAAATGTTCATGGACTCGAATAGAGTCTTGTGGTTGTAAGTGTATCCAATGTTCCCGAGGGAGCCGCTGACATATGGCCATGAACCATCTGGGCACGGACCACCCGTTCCAGCCCCTACACCAGACCCACTGGTAATTCCAAGTTGGGCTGCAAGCAAAGTGGCGTTCAAAACGACAATTCCCGCTTGTGGGTAGAACAATCCAAATCCTTGGTAGGTTGGGCTTCCCGGTGGGGCAGCAATGGTTCCTTGAACCAATTGATATACCGATTGGTTCTGAGTCGTATAGATGGAGTCGTCAATGAGACTGATTGACCCCGAGGAACCGCTGAAATTGAGTTGAAGAAGACCTTCGTCAATGCGGTCTTTCATCTTGTAAGCCGAGAAGTTGACAACCCAAATGTCTTGAGCTTCAACCGTGGTGCTTGCACTAACCATTGAAAACATTCCATCGGAAGTCGCATTGGCGTCAGAGTTGGCGAGAAGAACGTTCTTGTACTGAGTATAGATGGCCTTGGTTGGGGACGCCATAATACTTGCCGACTCTTGGGTGAAGGAGCCACTTCCATATTCACCGTAGAAGTTTCCGTATGCAATCGAGAAGTACGGGTCATAGTTCACGTAAGACGACGCATCGGGGAATACGTTGAGGTAATACATCGTGCGGCGAACGTCATAGTTCGACGTGCCGACTGATGGCGACGGAGTACCTGAACCCGTCAGGCGGAAAAAATCGTCTTGGAAATTGCCTTGGTCCCAATCGGGAGTTCCATCGGGCCAGAATCCACTTGCCACCCGTGTTACACGGCCAGCTACAATGTCTTGATTGGGGTCAAACGTGTTGAATATCATAATCGTTTACGAGGATACTGGCGGGACCGTGACAGTGACTTCAATGGAAGTGCTACCGCCCGATTCGTTGCCGATGATTGTCAGGTTCGTGGTAGTCGTTGTTCCAAGACCGCTGTTCGGAACGAAACGGAAAACGTTGCCGACCACGACTTGGGCACTGGCAATGTTAATGTCTCCTGCGAAGGTTGGAACTGTGTTGGAAACCGAGTTGACAGCATTTGTTTGCTGAACAATCAGAATACCGACGTTCTTGTTGCCAAGAATGGCCGTATAACCAGCCTGCAAGTTGTAAGCGGGGTTGGTGGACGGAGAAATAACGATGTCGCCCGTGTAATCCTTCGTCACGAGAATCTTGTCTTGGGTGATGGTGATAACCGGAATAGACGTGACACCCTGATTGAGGGTGACAAGCTTGTACTTCATCACTTGGGTCTCATCCGTCAGTGGCTCGAAAATTGGAGTGTTGCGGAGTGCGATGTCGTAGAAAGCACTGCCGTTTGGATGGTTCGGGTTGTACAGCGTGTAGTCAATCTCGTCATCGGCCAGTGCGAAGCTGGTAATGTTGAGATTGCCATTCTGTGCCAAAAGTTGACGACCCTTTTGGGTGAGAACTGCATCCACGGTGATGGTTTGATTGTCTATGTAGGCCATATGCTGTTATAAAAAGGTACTCATCTATAAGTATCAACGAGTCCTTGGTTTTTTAGTGGTAAATTACGTTGTCCGACTGGATAATGTCAATGTTCGTGACCTGCGTCGTTTGAACGGGGTCGCTTCCATCGTTGAGTCCAGTCAATCCAATGGTCGTTTGCGACGTGTTTCTTCCCTTCTGATACACTTGAGTCGTAACGCTGCCATTGGCAATGCCGTAACTGGTAAACCTTTCCAGCGTGAAAATGCTTCGTTTGTGGGTGTAATGGTTTCGGGGATACCCACGGACGATTTCAAAGTACGTTCCGTCGTCTCGGTAAATCGGAGTAGCCATCAACGTGAGATACTGCTGCGTGGTCAACCCGTTGAATGGAGATGGAACTGGGTTTGGATAATACCCCGGTAGAGACCCCGAAACTTGATGCCCAATGAAGGAGGACGCCGGTTGGTTCGGCCTCAAAATGTAGTTGTTTGTGATGGCGTTTGGACTGTTGGCCCATGTGTTAATGCCGTGATTCCACATGTTTCCACCAGCATAATCCCAATCGTTCGATGGAACTGGAGAAACGTACGAGGCAGTCACCACGTTGTTGAAGAACCACGTATCGTTCACCACCACATAGTCATACAAATAGACTGACGTGCTGGCATACGTATTGGCGGCGGGGTTCTCCGAACGGACAAACGAACCCGTCTTGGTGAAAATGTCAAATTTTCGCCATCGCTTGAGCATGAACCTTGATTGCCCGTACATACGGTGGGCGTCTCGGGTCATGTCAAAGTAGATTTCACCATTGAGGCTCATACGTTATAAATAGCTTACACTGGGCAGTTCAAAGTGAATGTCCATGCAGTTCCTCCGAGCGGCGACCACATTCTGACGGTTGCCACTGGGCTTACTGATACTGCCTTGGTAAACGTCAATGAACCTGCTCCTGGAGATGTAATTGGGTCAGTGAACCCCAAAGCTTCAAGATTGCTTTTATATGATGTGTCGCCTCTCCAACCAGTATCCAGAACAAGTACGCCATCAATAATGACTTGTGCTTTGTCGGGAACATCGTACATATTGAAGTCGAGTGTTACACTTCCCGCCCCGTTTCCAAGCTGGACATAGTAATCTTTGTAGTACGGATATGGAACTACTCCACCCGTCTCGGTTACAGCACCACCGCAAGGAAGTGCTGGTGGGATGTAAACTGGGCAGCTTTGTGTGTAGTCGAAGCGAGCCTGCATCGGGGCATATGCAAAGACTGTGGCATAAGCATTCGTGTCAGTCTTAGTCCACACTGATTGAGACGCAAATCCAGAGTGAATCGTCGTGTTATTCAAGAACAATGGATGCGTCGGGTAAGCGGTCAAAGCAGCCTGCAATGCCGTCTGTTTGGATGGAGAGACATCCGTGCAGAGCCATCCTGAATCAAAGACGATGTTGTTATTAAGGACCACACGATACCAAACTGGGTCATTATTGTCACTCCACTGGAAGGTTACGTCACCCGTTCCAGTGCCCAATGGGTTAAGCCAAGTAAAGGCCAATGTTCCATTTCCATTGTCGCCATACTGATAGTTTTCGTATGGACCATAGCAAGTTGCCGCTGGCAGCGGTGGAGCACTGATGCTAATATAGCTCGTGCTTGTGTGCTGTGAGGCATAGTTGTTTGGTGGGTCTCCTGGGTTTATGATTGAAGCATACGCTGTCAAAACAACCGTATAGAACCCTGCGTGAGTGTAAGTGAAGGTTGGGTTGACATCCGTCGAGGTAATGGATTGAGACCCGAAACTCCACAAATATGTCTGACCGCCCACGCTCTTGTTCGTGAAATGGATGGTCTGAGGCTCTTGCCCATAAACGTGGTCTGCCGTGAAATCTGCCGAAAGATTGTACTGAATCGCCGTGACGTACTGGAGCTTCTTCCTTGTCAACTGGAATGCCCCGTAATAACCATACAGAATGACCGTATAAACTCCAGCGTCCTGGTAAATGTGTATTGGGTTGGCATCCGTACTCGTGGTGCCATCCCCAAAATCCCATATGTAAGACGTTGGACCGAACGATAGGTTCGTGAAATGGACTCCCAACGGAGCATATCCAAACAACGGTACTCCCACAAAGTCAACGGTGCGTGCTGGAACTCCCGAGGCAAAATGCCCGAGTTCAAAGTTGTCTGCTAGGTCACGAATGTAGTTGCCCCCATAGTTCACTGGATAATCCCGTGTTGGGGTGGAGAGGTCGGTCAGGTCAAGGTAAAGAGACCCGCTTGGAACGATACTGCTGCTGATTCTGACCAAAGACCCCGAATCCCCAGCGTAATGTCCCACCGAAGAACTCAATGCATAATGGCAATGAGTGGTAACTGGCTTGAGTTGATACTTCGGACGTTCAAGAATCGTTGGCTCAATCACGACTCCAAGAAGAGCATTGACTCTTGCTGGAATGACGTTCTTTATGCTATCGAAAATCGAGCGGTTGAAATACAACTTGTAAACTGTCTGCAACTCGTTGAAAAGAGTTCGGCTTCCGCTGTACTGATTACGGTCTGTGGCATACTCGTTTCTGTAAAGCCTCAACTGGTCATAGCTTTGAGAGTATTCATAGCCAGGGTCTCCGATGACATCCATGAAGTTGAAGTTACCGAAGTAGCGAACGATGTCACGGTTTTTGAAATCCTGCGGGTCCACGAAGAACCCGACTTGGTTGGAGTCTGGAGCCGTGGCATTCGGGTCAACGTACGTTGAACGGTCAAGGTTGTCGAAGCGGGCTTCGACAGACTGTGACACGTAGCGAGTCTTTTCGTTGCGGAATTTGTTCGGGCCGTATTGAGAAATACCCCAAGTGCTTGGATAGTTGAACACCGTGAATTGATATGGATATACCGACTGTGATACTGGTCCGCACGGACCATCCACGATGTTGGTAGAACCAGACCAAGCATTGGTGCTAACCATGTAGTCAACATTGGTTGGGTCGGAGTAAAGGGCATCGAGTTTCCACGAAGACGATACTGCGAGATAAGGGTTCCCATTGACCCACATTCCCGTTTCAAGCTGATTGAACGGGTAGTCCGTATGCATACGAAACATCAAAGCCTCATATGGCACGGACCCAGACCCTTGGAAACTGTAAGCACTGAAATTGTTCGTGTAATCTTCCACGTTGGCGTCGGGCACAGGTGCCCTCCAAACTTGGAACTTATCGAATGCTCCCGTAAATCCTTGCCCGTTGACATCGGCGAACCATCCACCAATCTTGAGCAATCCTCCCGCCCCAAACTGCATATTGGAGGCTGTCAAGTAACAAATGGCACTGGAAGACAGATTGACCAACTGGTTTCCAAACTCATTCCGCTTGACATACAAATCATATTCGGCGGGGATTGAATCGTAGTTTGGATTGTACTCGTAACCTGGGTCAGGATAGTTACGACGGAGCATAACCGAGTAAATGTTCCCATCAAAGAGCGGGAACTCTTGGCTATACATCTTGAATGTCTCGGCTCCTTGGTAGCCAATACGGAAGAAGATTTGTCCAGTGTTTTTCTTGGGAATGCGGACAAATCCAACTCCCCATTCTCCAGAAGCACTTATGGAATTTCGGACGTTGGTCTGAACACTACCAAAGAGGGTTTGTTCAACTCCGTAAGTATAGGGAGTCGAGTCATCAATGCTTACTTTGAAGAGGTAAGTATAAGAACTCGTCGGGAGGTTCAAATCGTACGAGTCATATCGAGACGACGTATCCCATTGTCGCATATAGACACGCTCGTAGAGGGTGTAGGAAGCTTTCGGGTCATCATAGACCACCCCGCCGTATTCTCGGACGCTTAGAAGTACGTTAGGTATGCCGTAGCACGCCAAAATGAGGCGTACGGCTTCTTCTGTTCCCTTGGTCTTGTAAATCTGAGGCAAAGTGCTTAAGATACGATTTCGTATCACTTTCAATCGGTCTTCGGCTGACATGCTGTTGAGACCAGCAACTTGCTCGTTTGTCAAATAGTTGTTAAGCAAATCGGATTGCTCAAGGGAGTCGTCGAGATTCCATCCGAAAGTTTCAAGCATGTAATCTACAACTCGGCGAGTAAAGGCCGAGGTTGCGTCTTGGCCAATCACTTTTTCTGCTGGGAGATTGGCGATGTAAACGTACAGCGTATCGAAGAAGTGACCCACCATCGCCAAAAAGACAATGTAGTCGTCGTTGTCTGGATTGGTCAGGATATGCTCGGGGCAGGTGTTAATCAGGCTGTCACGATTCGTTTGGTCATAAGCAACGGCTGCTGAATCTTGGGAAGTAACATAGCTTGCACTGACAAATGCTCCGCTGACATAGGTATAGTATCCTTGGCGGTACAGATAGGACTCATAACCATCAAACGTCTTGATTATGTCGTTCATCTTCCCTTGAAGGGAGCAATACTCTCGGTCATAGTAAGGATAGACACTGCCGATGGCAACCATCCACTGGCTGGCGTTATTTTCAAGAGTTGATACCGAGGCCGTAAGGCCACAGAGGTTAATCATCTTGTTCTTGAAAATCTTGAGACGCATTTCCGCCGAAGAAAAGACAACGAAGTTGTTGAAATCGCTGTAATCTACGGTCAAATCAGCTATGTTTCGGCTTACTGTAAGCTGTCGTTCCGTCTCGTCATCATTCTTCAAATCATTCGCCGTGTACGATATGTTGGTGTTCGTCAGGCTTGCGTTTGGAATTGGGATAGAGAAGTTTGGTGGTCCAATCGTGTGAACGATGAGTTCTGGATTCGTCTTGATAATTGCACTGATGACGAAAGGAACGAGTGAAACGTTGGAGACCCAACATTGTGTTTGAGCCGCCAAATCGTTCGGCAACTCATCCTTCAACTTGACCAACAAAGTGAGTGGGTCTGTCGGATTTACCCGCTCGTCGAGCATTCCAAAGTTGAGGATTGGAAGCAGTCGGTTGTTCCCGACGTTCAGGGCGTTCTTGAAGTATCCAAAGTATTTGTCTTCATATGCCTGTGCCAGCGTTTGGCTAATTGGGTCATAGAAATACTTTGTGAAGAAGTCATACACGAACGCTTTGGCTTGGACGTATTGTTCTTGCGGGTTCGGGCCTACGGCGGAAAACTTCCTCTCGATTGATGCCGATACGAACGCATGGAAGTGGGAGTCAAGGGTATCGAAATCCACGCTCGCAGTCGAATTCGACAACAGATAGTTGTTGAAATAAGTGCTAATGCCTTGGATTCGGATGAAGTTCTGGCTAACGATGTTGACTCCTTGAGTCGTGACCACCGGCGTCGAAGAATACATCAGCAAGTCCTCGTAGAGGTTCTTGAAGAAGGTAAGCATCTGCCCATCGGATGGAATGAAGAACAACGACTTTATGGTCGCAATCTGATTCGGATAAAATGGGGCTACTTGATTGTAGATGTTTCCGTATTGACAATTCTTGACGGCTTGTAGATAGAGAGGCGACACCGTGTTCATTAAGAACTGGTGTTGGCAAAATGCCGTGTAAGTATCATCAAACGTGGTTTGGGGAACAAGCTTGAGTTCCTTTTTGGAAGGAGAAATATCCTTGATGACCAATGGGGCTGATGGCCCACCCGCCATCTCACGAGTCAAATTGTACGTGAGGATGTAGCTTCCGCTTGGGATAGCAAAAGATTGAGAAACTTGGTCTGCGGGGTCAACCAAAATGTTCTTGGTGCTATTGAGAATGAAATCGGGTTCGAGTTCCTGATAGGAATAGCTGATGACATTGTTCAGTGTATTGAAATAGGAGACCGTTACCATGTCATAGCTCTTAGACTGGTCAAGAGTATTCCATCCAATGAGATTCTGATTGCGGTCCCACAGCCCAATTTCGATAACGTCTTTCTCGGACAGACCATACCACAAGTCCGAATAGAAACCATTCACGAACATGGAGTACTCCGTCGAGTTCAAGTATGAACCCGTATTCAAACTCTGAGAGTTCTCGGATACGATTTGGTATGACGTGTAGTCCATGTTATGTTGATGGTGCTGGTTTCGTTATCGGAGTGTAAGGGAAAGTATCCGAAAAGTCGGAATCTACTCTTCCTTGCCCCAACGCCTTTCGAAGGTCCAAAATGACTTGCTTGCTGGCCTGCGAATCGGCGGCGGGGTTACTCGTTGTACTTTGAGCAATCATGTCGTTCAACTGACCTTGTAACTGCTGATTCTCTTGCTGCAAAGTGCTCAGTTGATTGTTCAAATCATCTACGCTCGATGTAGGAGACGCCGAAGCCGTAGTCGGGATGAATTCTTCGAAGTCGGGCGTATAAAACGAAGCGATTTTGACGTTATTATATCCCACGTTGGTCAGAGGCAGGGACAGATAGACTTGTGAAAAGTCAGCCGAGGAACTGTTAAAAATCAGGTTCCCAACATCATCGAACTCATATTCATAAGTCCCATTCTGCTGGAATTGCTGAATGTTGGTTGAGAAATCGGCCATATTACCTTGTTATCTTGAATGTCTTGCCAGTGTCAATCGTGCTAACCTGCACTCCGTCGTCAACACGAATCAAAATGCGATAGTAACGCTCTTGAGGTAAGCTGGTGGTGTCCACGAGGAAGAAATTCCCCTCGGGATACTGACAGCTTATCTGAGTATAACTATCGAAATTGACTACAATTTCGTCGGTCTGATTGTCTTTCAACGCCCAATAGGACGAAGTTGGCAAGAATTCAGGAACAAGATATGCCTGCTGCTGGGTCAAGATACCGAAGTCCTTAATCGGGTACTTTGGTCTGGCAAAGACATTGATTTTGATGATGTCTCCTGCTTTGTATGTCGGCTGGAGCGTCGTCAAATTGATGCTGAACTGGCGTCCCGTATCGAGCGGGTCAAGGAAACTTGAAGTCATCTGGACGCTGCTCGTGAAGGCATAAGGACTCGTTTGTCCCGCAGTGCTTCCCGACAATTGCAGTGATACGATTCCACCGACGAACGGCCCGTCCACAATTTGACCGAAAAAGCTTGCACTGGTAATGCTCTGTGTCACCGATGCAGAAATGGATGCCGAGTTGGTGTATAATCCCAAGGCTCTGCCCGTAACGAACGGTCCATTGATGTACGCCGTCACATGTGGATACGTCACTTGCGGGAGCGGAATAAGGAAGTTGCTTCCGTATAGTGCGGTAGGATTCCAAGAACCCGTCATAGACGCATAGATAATGCTGTAGTTTTCGTAGTAAGCTATGAATGTGCTTCCACTGAAAACACCATCCGTGAACGACCCCGACATTACTTGAACGCTGTGAGACACCCCACAAGAACAAGTGAATACGTTCGGGGTGTAAAGTGGAAGTTCTGTTGTCCATCCCGCTTCGTCTCCACCCCATACATACCAAAGTTCTTCGAGTGGGTTGTAAGGACTCAAAAACTGATAGTTGGTCGCAAACTGCGGATTTTGAGCCAATATGTTTTGGTAAGGGGCTTCGTTTGGAGATGTCGGATATAGATAATGAAGGTCCGCTGGCAATACGACTTGGAACGAATTCAAAGTCATGATGCCTTGTGCATTCCCGAAAATCGGGTCATTCACAATGTCCCCCGAGATTCCCGAGGCAGAGATATACCCACTGTACGCCTCGTAGGTTTCGTCTAGCCACGTTCCCGACCCCGTTCCCGCAAGACATAATGCCAGTCCCGCCAAACTGCCAGAGAAGGTTCCCAAGAATGATGGCATGGAAACGTCTCCTACGATGTATCCTTCAACGCTTGTGCCCGAAACAGCACTGCTTGTGAGTTCGATTGACCCCGTTCCGTCAATGGAGCCAGTGAAGCTTGCAGAGAATCCTCCGCTACCCGTGTAGTACCCTTGTGCAGTTGCTATGCCGTAGAATGACCCCGAGAAACTTCCAGTGAACTGTTGAACAAAGCTACTTGTGAATATTTCATCGCTCGCCGTGATAAAGTTGGCTGTCTCATATATCAGAGCGGACCCGATGAAGTTTCCATAGACTCCATTCGGAACAGAAATCCAAGACCCCGTTTGAACTGTGGAGTTGGACCCCGAAGCTTGAGTAATAGTCACGCTTGCCGTTAGGAAGCTTCCCGTATTGAACGACCACTCGCTCCAACCTACGTCCAACAATGGAGAGTAAATCGTGTTGGTATCTTCGCTGAAATACTTGAGTGTGAATCCCGAGCCTGTTGTTTGTTGTTCGCCCGAAGAAATGAGGATAAGTCCGAAGTTTTTGTTTGGGTTTGACAGCCAGTAGTTGACAATCGGAGTAACATCCATGTCAATATCGGCTGATTTGTAATGGAAACTTTGCGTGCATACAACATTGCTGACGATACTGCTGCCTGATGCCGCCCACGGTGTTCCTCCATTGAAATCACGATAGACCCAACTTGCTCCTTCGTCGGAGCCTCCGTCTGACATGTATCCGTTGCCCATTACCCAACTCTCGGAGACTGGATAGGCGTAGATTGTGTAGTCAATAGGGAGTTGGTATTCATTGCAAATCTTCACCTTCAAGAAGAATGAGGCACTTGTAATCGTGCCATCTGCAATCGAGTTGGAAATGGCTGTGATGTCGAATTGAATCAACGCACGGTCAATGTAGGCTTGGTTTATGTACTGACGTGAGTTCTCCGTTCGAGTGTCCACGCCCGAGGCGGTTCCGTAGAGACAAATAGTGGAACCACTGGAAATGCTTCCTGTGAAATTGTTGACGGTAAACAAGCCATCGGATGCAGTTCCATTCAGAATGGCAAATGAACTCGTAGCATCGGTTCCAGAAATAGACCCCGTAAATTGCCCATTGAAAAACTCCACCCCGACTTGGAGAAAACTGACGTTTACATACGTATAGTTTGTGGTTGGGCTTATGTAGGCAACGAGGTTGTTCTGAGTTCCCACTTGCAGGATTTCATCAACGCCAAAGTTCTCCACGTCCAACCCATTTGGGCGGTTGGTTATGTACGTGTCCTGTGATGGGAATATGAAGTGGTGCATATTATAATACGGAGCCTCGAATGTCGCTATCGGGGTACTTTACCTCGAAAATGCTTGGGTCCACCGATGGATAAATGACTCCGTTTTTAGTTGCGGCGTCCAGGTCATACTGCACCGATGAATAGTTTCCGTCCAAAGCTGTCAGGTTATAAATATCTACGCTCACGACTGATTGCACGCCATCCACCTTGGCAATTTCAAGCTGCAACTGGCTCAGATTGATTGGTTGAGAGAAATTCCAGTTGTCAATGTTGAAGAAATCCTGTACGGTTTGAATACAGTTCGTCAACACGTCCTTTTTGTTGTATCCCTTGTACACCGTGATAGTGAAATCCACTCCAATGTTGATGATGTAACCATCAATGATGTTTACACCATCCGTAATCATGCGAAAGTTCTTGATATACGTAATCAAGTTTGTCACCAACGCTTGATTTGGCGGGACCAAGTTCTTGTTGGCATCGTAGCTCAAAATATACACGTTGATGGCGAACGGGTTCGTGTTATCGTATGCGATGCGACGGAAGTAGTTGTTATCGCTATTGTCAACGACTTGAGCAATGTTGTTTTGGTCCACAATTCCCACGAGAATCTTGTTGACTCCCGCTTGAAGGCTGGTGTCAGCAATGACTTGGGCCTTGGCAATAGAGCCAAATTGTGCCGGGAGGGAATACAGCCGAACCAGATAGTCGTTTTGAGTGACCGTTCTGTTCTGTGCCGAGAAGTTCGCCATTGCGTTCATGCGAATCTCGTCGTTGGTTTCCGCATCCTTTCCTCCCGTGCATGGGGACGGGTTGGTGACAGCCAGTGAGTTTTTGACCGTGTTGAGCAAGTCAACTTGCTCTGGAAGTAATCCTTCCGTTGGATTGTCAAATACGGCTGACACCACGTCCCGAATTTCGTCCGTTTGGCAGTTGGAGTTGAGTCCACCACCAATCAGATAGCGTACAGTAAGCGTCGTGTTCTGCGGTGCTATACCAAAGTTCTCGTTGGAAAGGAAGTTGCTCGGGTCAAGTGGAACATTCACATTCGAGATGTTCTGGAGACCCACACCAATGAGGTCTGAATCGAACGTCACCAACTCGTCGTCAACTCCGTCCACTCCCGCCCCGAATGAAATTGTAGTCAGATTGTTCTCATCAACGGTGGTGATGAATTTACGAGAAGTCTGGAGGTAGTTTAAGATGTACGGCACCGAATCCTTGTATTGCGAAAGCGAACCTTCATATTCGGCATCGTTTGGAATGGCGATTGGAACCAACCCTTGTGCTAGGTAGTCCACTTCGTACCATCGGTTGTTGTCCGAATCATAAACATCCACAATCCCGAGGACATTATCTTCGGTCAACTGAATCGTGAAGTATGGAGATGGATTTCCAACTGTCACTTGGCGGCTGATGATTTGTCCAGAACTTACTGGACCTTGCTTGGTCAGCAAGAAGAATTGTGGCGTCCCGTCGCTATTTCGGGAGTACACCGTTTCAATTCTTGGTGATAGCGAAGAACTCACCGAGAAGTCAACGGCTGCGGTCAAAATGAAGTACGAGCCATTGGTGTTGGAGAACTGTGTATTTTCCTGAACCGAAAGGAAGTAGTTGGAATCGGGGTAGTAATTCCCCGAGCCATCATCAGCGGATGGGCAAAGCTGCATCAAGTTTACTATTCCCGTTGCTGCGGAAGATGGCTTGACTTTGTATCCCAAATAGCGAGCAAGAGCAATGATGTTCTTACGTTCCGTTGCACTTTGGAGGGTGCCTTCCTTGAAAGCGTAATCCGTGTAGTAGCTCAAAACGTCACCGACGTAGGCTGCTTGTTCAATGAACATCATGCCAGGGGCAGCGGGGGAGAAATCCTTGTAGGTATTCGGGTAATAGACCTTGGCAAAGTTAATGAGAGCGTCCCGCAACTGGGAAAAGTCCCGATTGAGGTAGCGAATGTCTTTGCTGTTTGGGGCAAAGGATTTTTGTACTGTGGTTGCCATATGTCTTAAACCTTATTCACGTCGAGGGTTAGCTCCACCGCATCGGACGCATTTATTGAATCAATGGTGAACGAGACGATGATGTATAGTTTATAAATATCCCGCAAGTCCACACTTGAGTCAGTATCTTGGTATTTTACTTGCACCGAATTGACGGTTACGCCTGGAATCCATTGAGCTACATCAGACCGAATGATGTTTTCAACCTTTTTTGGGATGAAATCGTCATTCTGTTCGAATACCAAACTCCACAAACGACATCCGAACGTAGGGTTTAGCCTACGTTCTCCTGGCCTTGTTCGTAGAAGATTGATGATATTCATCCGATACGCATTGAATGTATCGGTTGTTTGCTCAAAATATCCCACGCTCCCATCCCTAATCGGGAGAGACAATCCAATAGGTGTATTTTTGATGAGTGGTACTGTTGGCATTTTAGTATCTCTTGCCCTTTGACGCTTCGAGAACTGCCCTCATACGTGCAAAGTTTGTCATTGCTTCTGCTACGGGTGCTGGCGTCACCGCTCTGGCTACGTCCAAAGCCGAAAGCCCTTGTGGTAACGCTGCCATAGGGGCATGACCATCGCTCGTGGACGGCTGAGACACGGGGATGTTCATGTTCGGAGCCTTGCTCACGGCTGCGGGGTGAGGCATTGTCGGCATATTACGGGCAAATGCAGGCATTTCTGACTCTGGCATCATTTCTCCAACCCCCACTACGGCAGTCGCTCCTGGCATTGGATTGTATCCACCTTGAAATGCCGCCATTCCAGTCATACTTTCACGTTGACGCAGGTCGCCAGTAGTTTCATTCAAAATCTGATTCAGAACTGGGTCTTTGGTATAATGCTTTGGCACTCTCGGCGGCGGCGGTGGTGCTCCAGTTTCCAATTCTGCTCTGGTTACGGGAGTCGCACCCGTAAAGAGTTCCTTCAAAGACGCACGAAATTCGTGTGGGTCTTGCTTGATTGTCGCAGCTTCTATTTCCTTGGCAATGTAGTCCTCACGCTCGGGAACCATCACCCTTTCAGTGACCATAGATTTCCCAACCATGTTCTGGAATACTTCGCCTATCAGCTTTGGAAGCTGTTTCTTGATTTCTCGTTCAACGAGAACCTCGATTAACTGTGTGAGTTGTGTGAGTTCTGACTTTTTCATACTCTTATAAATATGTGTGTGTTTAGGCTGACGGACGATAGTTTTGTCCCTTAAAGCCTCCTGGTGCCCCAGCACCGCTGTCATAGACCTGAATCTTGACGGGTGGAGTGCCCTCGGGGATACTTGCCCCGTCTTGGCCAGCCTCAAGCCCACCGCCTACTACATAGACACGGCGGCTCATGAGTTTGTGTAACTTATCCCGTAGCTGTATCAGTTGTTGAACTTCAACAGGTACTTGGGTTTGGTGTGGAGATTCTTCCCCCGCATTCGTGTGGGAGTGCTTATACCAGTGCGTATGAGCCAGTAGCCAATTGCACAATTCGTATAGCCAATTGACAGTTGTCTGCCCAAGCAATACTGGCTCGTTTGTGGCATCATACTGCCCGAGATAAATGGCGGGCGAGTTCAAAACAGTCTTGGTATGGGTTGTCATCACAATCTGCTGGTGTGCATCCACCGTGAACTCGTTGTCGGTGCAAATTCCGTATCTCTTTTTGGAATAGGAAAGGATTTCAGCATAACGAGCCGAAAGCACAAGACGGTCGGAGTTGATGACAATCTGGTCTCCCTTCATCGGATTTGGATATACAAACGTGCTCGGCCCTCGAAACTTGGCTACTTCTTCATCCTTCGAGTCATGAAACATCCGCTTATAACAGGTCGTTACCCATTCGCTAATGGTAAGTCCCGAAGTCATATACATGGATGACCCATCATGATTGATATTCTCATCGAGATACCCGCCGACATTCTTCTCTTCAACGGTTCCCACGACTGTCGCAGGATTCGGGCTGTGTTTCAACGAAAGCGTTTGCCCAACTTTGAGCAATGGGCGTTGACGGTTGCGAAGAATAAGCATTGGATTGCCGCTATTCTTGTAATCGGGGTACTTTGTGTCTCCCACATCGTTTCCACGGTTCTTATCGAATGCCTTCATCAGGAGTTCGGAACCGAAGCGGCTTTCTACAAGAATGTCTCCCTCGAAGCGGTGCAAAGTACGCATCTTGGGGCTTCCATAGAAATACTTCCCTGCATACCCGTGGTATCCAGAATCGGCTTTCCAATCCGTATTCGTTTGGATTCGCCCCGTGTATGGTGTCCTCGTGAACAATTCCATGTTGGATTGTCCAGACGTTCCACCCTCAATCGTGAAATCGAGGTTGTTGTTTACCCAATTTCGGCAGTTGACTTTTCGGCTATAGTAAAGTTTGTCGTCTTGCTCGAACAGAATGACAGTTTCGTTGATGAGCGGGTATTCCGTAAAGTTTGTCTCCATCGGATATGCCCATCGGAGTTGGTCCTTTTCAATGATTTGCCCTGAGACGAGAGGGCGAATAAGGGCACGGCCAATCCATGTCAAATCTGGGTCTCCTTTGGCTGGCGGGGCATCTGTCAAATCCACGGGCCATCGGTCAGTGTCAATGCGAGTTTGTTGAGTGTTAGCACTTGTGAAGATGGGATGCTTGAGGTCCAACACGATGTCAAGGACCACGCCAAACTCCAACTCGTGGAATTCACGCCCAGCACCGCCGCCTGCGGTATGGCTCGTGGCTACACCGTAGCTATCCAGCGGTCTTGTGTTTTTAGAACTGCCTTTCCAATAAGCCATAGGTTACTTGGGGACTGGTTGGTCGGTTTCTGTTTTGATACTTTTGAGAGTATCAATCACCGCCATCTGATTTTTTCGCAACTGTTCTTTCTCCGCTTCTGTCAACCCTGCACCTTCACCACCAGAAACTTCAATCTGACTGCTGGCAATTCGTTGAACAACTGCGGCAAGCTTGATAAGCTGCTCGTCGTTTTTCACACCCACTTCGAGAAGTTCTTTGATGCGAGGAATAAAGACCTGAACATCGTTGGGTTGCTTGATAAGAGAACGGAGGTCACTAATCATGATGTCTATCTGGTCCTTCTTTGCCATAGACCGCTCGACAACATCCTTGCACAAGTCCTTAAAGGTCTTGCCTCCGAAAACTTCAAAATCTAGGTCAGCCATACGTACATAAATAGCCCTTTCACCCGAATTTACACGGGCAAAAGGGCACTTTTTACTGGGCAGTACTTACTTACGCCGTTGCGTATCGCTCCGTATTCACGGTGCCATGCTCTACGTACGACTTTTGAATTGTATCATGATACTGCTTCATGCGATTGATGACCTTGGTGATTTGTTGGGTCTTGCATGAGGCAATTTCACGGATGTAGAGGTACAATGCTTTCTTGTTGAAGGCATCAATACGCTCGGAATTTCGGAACAATTCCACCACAGCATTGGCAATATTCAAATCCCTTTGCTTGGTGAAGATTTTCCCGACGTTCTTTTCCCAGAAGTCAATGATAAGCTTGATGAAGTCGGTCAATTCTTGCTGGGCGTAATATCTGTCGTCTTGTTGAAGCTGGACGGTGTTCTCGTCCCGTTCCTCGCTGATTTCAATGTTCTGGTTGAACTTCTTGTAGTTGGTGTTGTTCAGGAGGATAAGATAGTGTTTGGCGATGATAGAAAAGTATGCGAAAGCAGTCGTTTTCTTTTTGGGGTTCGCCTTGCTTGAACGGGAAGGGTCAAACTTGTGCATGTTGGCAACAAGGTGAGTTAAGCATTCTTTCTGGACATCCTGCGGGCCAGTTTCAAAATACGAAAACTTGAACGTATTGAAGACGTTCTCTACGAGTTTTTGGAACGGGTGTAGGATTTTGTCTTGGAAGATTTGCTCTCGAAGAGCGATGTCTTCGGTTTGATTGTATAGAATGATTGCGTCCTCTGTCTCCTGGGTGAAGTACATGCGGGACACATTCTTGGTGCGTCGTTTGCGGGGAAGCTTGATAGGTTCCTCGGAAATGGTTACGACAGGAATCACCTTCACAGCAGGCTTGCGGCTATAATGCCTTCGCTGCTTGCGGGAGGTTCTTTGTTGAAACTTACGACGATGTTTGGGTGCTCGGGAACGACGTGTAACCGTTTTGTGTTTTCTCATTATTGGGTTCGTTGGTTGAGTTTATCAACAAGGTCCATTAGCTCCTTGAAAACTCCACCCACTATGTCGTCAGACTCAAACACTCCTTTGTCGTTGAGTTTTGAAGAGAAGACAGCCGACTTGTCAATTTCACGCATCTGCTCCAACGTGTCAATGACATCTGTTTTGAAGTCTAGTATCCAATCTTCGTAGGTCTCACAGCGGTCCATGAGCCGTTTGATAATGGCGACTGAAATGAGAAGAAGCACCAAAGCGATAACTAGACCAAGTGTCAAAAGTGTAATCATATTATTCTTCCAAGGGAAGTTCCTCGTGGTCCAAGAATTCTTTCAAGGTTTCACGAGCTTCCTCCACCTTATCCCAATCTTTTTCAGTGATGGCGTCGTTGAGTAGTTCCAATGTGTATTCGATGTCTGATTGGTCCATATTGTCAGTTGACTTTCTATGACTAACCGTCGCATACATATAGGTTTCAAGACGAAAAGGTAGATTTTTTTACTTTTCGCCTCCAATGATATACTAACTCAAACAATACGTCAACTTATTTTATTTACTGCAACCAACTGGGACGAGGTTGAGGTTTGGATTGGGTTATAGACGGGGAAGACGAGGTAGAAGTTACAGGATTCTCTGCCACAGGCTCTTTTGATGGAGAATCAACTATCTCCACCTTTTCCTTATTTTCGGAGTTGGTTGATTCCTCGGGGGGATTAACTATCGGCAACTTTTCGAAAAACTCCGCTTTGGTTAACTCCACCTTTGGTTCCTCTGGTTTATGATAAGTCACCACGTTATAGGCAAGGATGAGTGCGATTGCCATCGGGTCAAAGACAAAAATGATAGTGAAGATGAACCATTTCGCTACCTTGTCGAGGGTGGTCCCAAACTGGTCAGCAACGAACTGAAAGGTGCGAATGTCCTTCTTGTTGGCTGAGGCGAATTTCATCTCATTCACTTGCTGGTCAAGTTTGGCGATGTCGTCCGTGGTCTTCTGAATGGTCTGCTGCTCAGTGCCAATGTTGGCATCGGCAGTCTTAATCATCTCAGCCGTTTGGTCCTGCAACTGTTTGAACTGTATTGGAGTTCGGGTAAGGAAAGCATTCGTAAGTGACTCATTCATACGGCTTTCCTGCAATGCTCGCATCTTGTTCAGGGTGTCAATTCGAGACTTGGCTTGGGCGATTTTGTCGGTCAGATACGTCTTCTGCCCCTCAACCATTACAATCCTCTCTTGTCCCGCCTTGAATTCAAGGGATGACTTCTGATAGGCAGCAAGTAAAAATGCAGAAATTCCTACCGAAGTTATCATTACCAAAACTATAGATGCTATACACATATAGTTCTTCATAACTTTGTTTGTCTTATTCCAATAACGATATAAAAATGTCACCGAACAAATTTTCGCTAATTCTATTGCACACGCCATTATTCCTACCGAGAGCATTGCTCCACTAAATAGAGTTGCTATTCCGATGATAGAATAATATGCCCCGCATAAAGCGAGCAGCATAGCAGAAACGAATAATATCTTGTCAAACATTAAATATTTCATGTTTTTATAAATATCTCCGACCTATCAGGAAAAGACCAATAAAACGTGTTGTATCGTTTACTATATCTAATTACCTTGCAATTCACTCTTTGGATAATACGGCTAATCCTTTCCAAATCTTTCATTTTCCTATTGAAATTTTCATGTTTTGGTTCATCATATTCAAATACGATATTTTTGCTTTTGTCATAACCATCAACCATGTAACCAGCTATCATAACTTCCCCACCATTCATTCCGTGTTGGAAATCATATCCATACCTATTTCCAAATTCTGATATAAACTGACAGGCGACTGGATTATAACCACGGCATATCCCTTGAGATTTTAGTTGATTTAATTTTGCTATTCGTAATTTTTCTTTGGTGGAATCTGAACGTTTCAACCCCAATATTTTACTTGATATTTTTTGTTTAGTATTATCGGATAACTTATGCCCACACAAAGCCAAAGATATTTTTTCCTTGTGTATTTGATTATGCAATCTTCCTATGTTTTTAATGCGTGCTGCATCTATCACTTTTTGCATATCCCTCGGGGTTTCCTTCCATGCGTGAGACATTTTTTGTAGGGTTTCTTGTGTATGATGCTTTCCGAGAAATGGATTATATTTTTGTTTTGCCAAACACATTTTCCGTTTAGTTTCCTCGGAATGAGTTCGTCCTAACATCGGGTGGATATATCCATTTTCTTTTCTGTGCTCCCATCCTCTTTTTAGAGATTGTTTATGTTCATCAGATAAATGCTTTCCTGTAAGAGAAACAGAAATTTTTGAATATTTGCAGCGACTACAGACAGAATTGTGGGTTTCCCCATATCGCATCTTATATTTGTTGGAGTAATAAATCGGAGACAGACAAGACGAACAAATCCTGCTCCACTCACTAAACTGAATTATATTTCTCATACCAATATAAATAGGTTACGGAAATCAGTTTAGATGAATTTTTATTATTTATATTGTCTTGAAATTGACACTATACGGGGGGGGGGCTTTGCATGTAGATACGTATATGCTTATGACGGGAGTGGCTGGTTCGGGCAACTCATGGTAAAGTTCCAGGCTGTGCCAGCATCCGGTGCGAAGACTTGAATCTTGGCATAGGTCGTCGCCGAGTTTTTATACCAAGTGAAGTTTCCTTGACCAGGGCTTATGATTGTTGCCGGGGTTTCCGAAGCCGAACCGTGAGCAGTCAGCCCCGCATTGAGGGTTGCCTCATAGGACTGTGCCCCACGATAACCAGTATCATGAACAACGTTGCCGTCAAACCATACCTGCAAACGGTCTGGATTATCATACATGTCGAAAGCCACGATAACTGGTCCCGTATCTGAGCCGAGGATGATGTTTTGTTCAAATGGCATCGTTTGACCGCCTGCGTACTTCAAAGTCTGACCGCATGGAGTTCCGGCAGGAGTAACCATACCATCAGGAGGATACTTTCCTATCAAAATACCACCCGAGAAATACAAGTTGTTGGTTCCATAAACCACTTGCGTCGTCAATCCAACGTTGTTATCGCAACAGTAAGCCGTGTTGGTATTGATGTTCCCGCTGACAAAGAGGGATTGGGTGCTGGCTTGAGCAAGGATTGATGCCCCGCTTTGAGTCAACTGATTTGCGTTTGGCCAAATCACCACGTTCTTTCCTTGAACGTAGTAATTCATGGCCTTGGAAACATTGGAATAGAATCCAGGTGCCGCAGGGAAAATCAGTTGAGTTGAATCTTGAGTGATGTCATTGCTTCCAGTGTCTTGGAAAGGCCACGGGTCAACGTTGAGCCATTTCAAGAAACGTATTCCTTGCCATGACTGTGCCTTTACGCTCATGACTGGCTCGCCCAAGTAACCTGGAGCTTCTCCACCCGAGTAAAGTCCATCAATCAGAACATCAATACACATTGATGGGTCGTGATTTGGTGCAGCGGTATGAAGTCGAATGGCACGAATGAGTTGTGGCCCGTAGGTATTTGCGTGAAGAACCGTGGCACTTATTCCACCGCCCCATTGATTCTGATGAACATAGAAATCAACTTGATTCCAAGCATTAGAACCTCCTGAACCAAGAGTAGTCCCTACCTGAATGGAAATGAGACCCTTCATGATTTGGTCTTCATTGGACCACATTTCTCCCATAGCGGCGTGTGGTGGTACTGGATTTGGAATAGCCGCTGGAGTTATGCTTCGAGCAGCAAACCGAACCCACTTACCATTGAAAATGGATGCTAATGCCCCTGGTGCATTCGGAATTGTATAGAATGACCCACTGGTTGAATCACCCGCACTTCCCGAGAAATAACTGTTGGTTACTTGCAGGTAAGGGTCATATCCAGCATGAGGGGTTGAAGATGTAGTGAAATACCAATCTCTCTGGTCAGTCCCGATGAACGTTTGAGACGTAATTGGCCAAATTGATTGAATTCCAGTGACGCCAGCAAATCCCCACGGAACATTGGCTCTATCTCCATATTGCCATACCTGAAAATATGGTTGAGCTGGATATGGATAAGAGGAAATCAAAGCTGTTGACGCACTATCAATGGTTAGAAGCCCCGTGTCCCCAGAATATGGATAGTAAACAATCGGAGAATCTGGGTTCAGATTTCCATTTCCTGCCCCAGGCGTATTACTTGTCCAGTATGGGAAATTGTATTGTGGCCCATGAGTGTCCACATCAATGGAGCGAGTTGAATACCACGCTTGGAGTGAGCGGGAGGCCCACGAAGCGGATGCTGGAAACTGTTGTGGAGGATACCACGATGCCGAATCCGACAACAGAGCATGAGAAGCCGACTTTGCCCATGAAGCTGAAATGCTACACGATGCCCACGAGGCACTTGTAGCAAACTGAACTGACCCGATAACCGCCGTGGCAGGAACATACGATGCCGAAAGCGACTGTGTTATCAATGACCCAATATCTTGAATCGTAGCTCGGTAAGTCGTCATGGACGAACTATCAACCAATGGGAAAAAGTCTTCCGTACGTCGTGGTGACGTAAATGGGTCTAGCTCGCTGATTTTGATGTTATACTCTGGGGCCATAGATTAGGATATGATTGACCATCCACGACTACGAAGTGTAGTTATGTTCGGGAAGATGTTGAATGCCGAAGCACTCCCCGGGTTGTTCAGGAACGAGAAATAACCATTGCTTTTTCCATTAGCAACGAGTCCCGCAGCAATACCACCGATGGTTACTGACTGCAACAAATTGTTGGACACGTTCATGTAAAGCGTGTTCGTCGGAATAGATGTTGGCAAGTTCGTCAACGGAGAGTTGTGGGAATCCCACCAACCAAGTGATGCTGGCAATGCGGGTGCCAAATATGATGCCAAATTTCCGCAGTTTGCGAACGACATCGTAAGCAGAGTATCGGGAACTCCATAAGGGACATAAGTGAGTCCCAATCCATCAGCAATGATGGCCGACAATCCTGGTGGAAGGGTAAGAGGAAGTGTCACGTAGAAGTTGTTAGCCACGTTGATGTAGCTCATGGACGATGGAGGATTCAATGTAGTAACGATTGTGTTGTTAGGAACATTGAGATACGAAAGGCTTCCGCTATCCAATGGAGGAAGTTCGACCAAACTGCAATTGGCGGCAGAGAATGAAATACAGTTGGTTGGAAGACCACCAATGGAAGTCAATCCTGCATTTCCGTCTGCAACAATCGTCTGGCATCCCGTGAGGGTCCAAGTGTATTGCATCTGTCCAACACTTCCTGGCGGGACAAGAAGCTGATTCACATCATATGACCCCGAGAATGTGACTTGCGAAGCGGAGCCTTGATAAGCAACGCCAGGGTACAAGCTTGACGAATACAGCAAAATAGCCGTTGATGGGCTGGTGATAAACTGTAGAGGCTCGGCATGATAAACGGCGAGTTGGTCGCTGTCGCTCACAATATCGTACTGAGTTGCTCTCTTGGAACTGATGAAAACACCGTTCGATGCAGTAACGAAAACCTCATACAATCCGTAAACTTTTGCTTGACCATTCAATACGAAAGTCGAACGAATTGTTCCAGAAATTTGGTTGACTCCACCAGCTTGGAATGTGATTGGGGTCGAATCGAGAGATTGGGATATGCCGTATGCACGGTTGACAGCCCAAAGTTGAATCGTTCCATCCACAGAAGTTGTGTATGGAGCCTTGTAGGTTCCGACTGCTTGAACCGTGAGATTTTTCAATCCTCCGAACGTTGGAGTCACAGCTACTACGTCAAGTTGAGAACTTGAGACGGACGTGCTTATGGCAGTAAAGATACCATAGTCCACACGGTTGTTGATGACGTTACCGGCGACCAGAGCATAGGAGGCGGTTCCGTTAGGAACTCCGTTGAACTGCATGAATGATGCTGTGTTGGAATACGAAGAAGAGAAACTTTGTGAGGAAACCAGCGATGCAGAAGCGAAGATGGCATCCCAAGCCCAAGATGACGTAGAAGCATAGGAAGCCGAGACTTGGTAAATTCCACCGACAAGGTATGAGGCGGTCAATGCATACGATGCAGTTCCGTTAGTTGAACCTGGGGTGAATAGCAAATAGGAAGCCGTTCGAGCATAGTCGGCAAACGCAGATGAATATACCAACTCCACGGATGAAGTTAGAGCGTAGGAAGCGGTAATGGCATAGGAACTACTCAACGCATAGGATGCTGATAGAGCAGCAAGAGCGTATGAAGAGGTTCCAGTGTTCGAGCCGGGAGTGTACCACAGATAGGAGGCTGTGAGCACGTTGGAAGGAACGGATGAGTTCAGGGCAAATGATGCCGTGCCAGCCCAAAAGGCGTAGCTGGCGGTGCCAAGCAGAGAACCTGTTAGCTGCCCATCAAGCAGCAAAAAGTTGCTGAGGTCACTCAGTTGTAACTTCTTCGACTCATGTGCCGTAATGTCGGACAAGAGCAGGAGGTCTGCAAAGTCCAACTCGGGGGCAGTGATGGGTGCCAGTTCTGATACACGCTTGTTCGCCATAATATCCTATACATAGCGATTACAGAGCTTTTTTTATCTTCTTGATGATGAATTGGACAAGTCCGCTACGGACAATATCGTCCTCCGTGAAGCGAAACACATGGATACCATTGGCTCGACTTTCGTCGTCATCGAAGTAGCTTTGCATTTTTATAAAGCCACTTTTCCCATTGATGTCGCTTTGCTCTGGGTCGCCTAATATAAATACTTTTGAAAACTCCCCGGTGCGTGTAATAAGTGTGAAAAGTTCCTTGAAGGTCATGTTCTGAGCTTCATCAGCAATAACGACCTTCGCATTCCAGTTTAGACCACGCAGAAAGCCCACGGGGACTCCTGTGACACGCTCTTCTTTGAGCAGAAGGTCAATGTCTCCCTTCGGCAATAGTTCGGTCAGCTTATCAAGCAGTGGTTGGATATAGGGAGTCATCTTCTCGTCTGCTTCTCCAGGCAGGAAACCGAGTTTAGCATCGGAGCACTCAACCGCACTGCGGACGTACACAAGGTCACTTACACGCTTCTCGTTAATCATAATGAGAGCGTGAAGAATGGATAGGTATGTTTTTGCAGTTCCGGCGGGTCCGGAAACGAAGATTACCTTGGTGGCTTTATCTTCGGCGAGTTTGAGGAATTCTTGTTGTTTGTCAGTCAGCGGCCTGCGGTAGATATTGAGGGCTGACTTGAGTTTCAAACGTTGAGGTATGATTGGACTGCGGTCTTGCTTAACAAGGTCATTAGGAGTTGGGGTTATTACTTCCGTCAGGTTCTTGTTTCTCTTTTTCATCAGGATTCTTCGTTAGAGTTTCGCATAACTTTTCCACCTTCGGGCACAGTTCATAGAGTTCATGGTCCATGTAGTACTTACGAATGTGTGATAGATTGGGCATGAATTCCTTCTCGTTGATTGTGACAACGAATGGGGAATCCTTGAATTGAAACACTTCCACGATGGGAAGCTTGTTCTCTACTGCGAACTTAATTGAAGATACGACGTGCTCCATCATGTCCACCTTAAATTTGGTGACAAACTTCCGCATCTCGTCGTTGGGAGATGGTAATATGTATAACTCGTTTACTGGCATTGTGGTCTGTCTCTTTTTTCTGACCATGCCAATAAATATGAGATACGTACTACCAAAGGTACATAAAAAAAGCCGCCCATAACGGGCGGCTGACGCATTTGAATGTGGAGTTATTTCACCCCGCTCCACACTCGATGTTTCTTGGAATCGAATTGAACGGCCCGTAGGAACGGTTCTTGGAGACGTTACGCCAAAAGGCGATTTCGGCCACGCAAGCGGGGTCCGTGGGCGAGTCATACTCCTTCTCGGATACTCTATGCCCATCCCGAACAACTACGAACTTAATGGGCCTTGCCTCTGGTTTACCGCTGGTCGTCGGTTGAGGGTTCGACGGGGCCGATTTATCTTGAGGTCTCTTTGCCATTGTCTTTTGGTGGTATTGAGTGTTTCGATATGAAACGAGCGATTTCTCCCGCTTGTTCCGGGTTTAGGATGATATTGTCTCCCCACGGCTTCCCCGTGCGAAGGATGTTCCAACACCATCGAAATCGTTCACGCCAGCAAAGGCGGTTATCAAACCCTTGCTGCCATATCGAAAACCAAAACTCATCTGGCACGTCCTCATTGGGCCAATGTGTCAACTCCAATGCCTCGGAGCTACAGGCACATTTTAGCATCAGTTCGCTTGGAGTCGTGTCTTTCATTACTTCTTGTTGGCTTGGGCCATCCCATGCACCGCCGAGAGGAACCAAACTATGAGTGCGATGATAAGGTGAATCCAAAACCATGTGCAGATTCCCATCACAGTGCCGATGGCAATGAGAACGAGAACTCGGGGGATGAAGAAGGCCATCGGGACGGACAGCCATTTGGTGAACAAATGGGGGAATGCCCCATCAGTGAAGAAAGCGGCGATGAGTGCAATCCTTGGGAGGAAAAGACTCAGAACGAGGAACCAGATTGGTAGTGTTGTCATAACTTTGAGTTTACGCTGCTAATTTAACACACTTCGAGACGTGTGTCAAGTCTTTTGAAAGTGGCGGTAGGTGAGGGATTCGAACCCCCGGCGGTTTTTAGGCCGCTCCTGTTTTCGAAACAGGTACAATAAGCCGTGCTCTGCCAACCTACCGTTAAAACCATTTGCGTTTGCTGATTTCCTCGATGCCCTTGAACACTTCGTCTTGGCTATACTTTTGCATTATCAGCAAAAACAACTTAGCCTTGGCGGGGCGTCCTCGACCATCAATGGTGAAGATGCTTTCAAGTGCTTTATCCAGTTCGGATTTAGCACCATTCCCAGTATCCCCAAAGCTTTCGATATTCTTTTCCATCGGAAACATCTTTTGCATGTCTCACACGACGGGCGGCTCTCCGTTTGTCTAACTTCGTCCCAGGTTTCACGAACCCGTTGAAGTACCCGCCCAAGTCACCTTGCAGACCTTTTCTGCCGAGCCTAAGATATGAGCGAGGACCGTGCGACATAGAAATTGGCGGAAGGAGTGGGATTCGAACCCACGGGGGTTTTAACGCCCCGCACGCTTTCCAAGCGTGTGACTTAAACCGCTCATCCATCCTTCCAAAGAATGACGTAGCCCTTATGACAGTTCATTTATGACCTAGACCGCCGTCGCCGTCTTCGCATAGCCACTCTTTGGGTTGTGGCCTCCCATCGCCCTCTTCGGCACAACTTAAGTGCCTACTTATTGCGGGCGTTAGTCCCGTGTGTCCACACGACGGGGATATACGCTTTTGGTATGTCTGCTACGTCAAAGAACAAAATTGGCTGGAGTTGTAGGAATCGAACCCACACTGAACGGGTCAGAGCCGTGCGTGCTACCGTTACACCAAACTCCAATCTTTGACTATAAATATAGCAGGTCTTTCCGAAATGTCAAGCCCTTTGAAGAAAAAAGAAACCCCGCCAAACGGGGCGGGGTCTCTCGTAATTCCGAATGCAGTGAAAGTATTACTTTCTTGCTGCTTTGACCCGAGCCGTAATGACAGCCTTGTCAACCTTACCCTTCACAACCCATGCTGGCGTGCCAGCAACAGTCTTGCTTGCGGCAACTCCGGTTGCTTCCTTGAATCCCGTTTCAACAGCGACAATCCAAGCCTTGGCATACGGGGCATTAGTCAACTGACCCGAAATGTATTGGCTATACGAAACGTCGTATGCAGTGACAACTGCGGTAATGGCCAATCCTACCCATTGGTTCGTTGCGAGCGAAGTTCCAGCGAGTGCTCCTTGAAGAGCCGTTGGGGAAAGGTCCGTGCCGTTGGCGAAATTGTCAAGAACTGGGATTGATGCCACGAAATAAGCCTTGTTTGCTGGGCTTTGTTGAATGGCATAGACAGCACCTTCGTCAGCTACTTGCGTAATGACTGTGCCGATTTGAGCAACCTGAGCGGGAGTCAGGTTGTTGAGCGTGGTGCAGCCTGCAAGCAGGATACCGACCACGAGACCGAATGTTGCGAAGAGTTTCTTCATATGATTTTGTTGTACGTACGTTCTGCCGAACTCTGTGTTCGGCAAATTGGTGGAGCTATAGGGAATCGCACCCTAATCTCAAGTATGCCATACTCGTGTCCTACTGTTGAACGATAGCCCCGCAACCAAGGGGAAGTGCCCCTCGGCGAGATGTACCTCGCCATTAGGCGAGGACTTTCCAGAATATTTATAGACTCCTTCTGAGTCTTGTGTAGCTGGCCCTTAACCAGTCTCGGCACACCGTTGCCACTCGGCTCGGTTAAATTTGCACCCCGCAAAAGCCATTGGGGTGCTCTCACAGACATTGGGTTACTTTCCCCCCGATTCTGTGTCGAAGTTGGTGGAGCTAAGGGGAGTCGAACCCCTATCTACAGCTTGCAAAGCTGCCGTACTACCGTTGTACAGATAGCCCCGTGACGAGATGCATCAATTTGACGTAGCACTATAAACTACACGGTCTTCTTCCGCCCCTCGTTTAACGTCCGATAGGCCCGACATGGCGAGGACGAATCCTCGAATTTTTTGTGTTGCAGTGTGCATCTCCAAATTGGTTGCGGAATAGGGCGGGTCTTGGTCCACTTATACGCATTTTCAGTATCCTGCTTATGAAACAGGCAAGGCTCTTTTCCTTCACCCCGCAATCAAGCTAACAAAGAACAATCCGAATATCTGACCATAAATATAGCACAGAATCCTCAAATGTCAAGCCCCTGTCGTTTTTTTATCCGAGGGCGTATTTTCGATACTCTTCCTCGGAGAACTGGCGGATTCCCCGCAACGCACTTGAGCTAACATGTTGGTACTTCGGGTCGCAAAGAAAAAAGACAACCTTGATTTGCGGATGCATATTGCGTAAGAACGCAACAAGGTTCTGTTCGTAAGCCAAATCGGCACCACTGCGAAGACCACGAATGAGAGTAACATCATGGCCCGAACGCTCGAAACTCTTGACGTAATCGGGAATCAAACCCGATTGCGTGGTGCAGAGCACCTTCATTTCGTTCAGAAATGTCTCGGGCAATTGGGTGGTAGGGGTTGCCTTGTCGGGGTTGATGGCTCTGACGACATAAATATCATCAAAGACTCTTTGAGCCTGACGAACAATGTCCAGATGGCCAACATGAAACGGGTCAAACGACCCTGGATACAACCCTATTCTTTTCATAACTTTCTCACACATGCCTTTGTGCAGGCTTTACCATTTATGCCGCCAAGCCACAAAAAATCATCCGACTTATCGGCAAAAAAATCATCAACTGCCGGTGTCACTTCTGGCCATTCTGGGTCTTTGTAGTCATCCACAAGGATGATGCCACCCCGAACCATTCTTCCATACACGAGGCTCAATGATTCTTGGATGCTAGAATACAAATCTCCATCCAAATGTGCAAGCGAGATTTTTTGAGGTATATCCTCGGGTTTCAAATCCTTAAACCATCCTTCGTGAATGGTGGGGAGCCGAATGTTATCTCTATTGAAATTCTCCAGTAGTTTTTCTTTGACAACAGCGTTTCGGCCATCGTTAGGAAGTCCCTTGAAACTGTCATAAACATGAACCGTTTTCTTGGTGAGTTTTGTAATCAGTTTTGCGGTATCGCCAACATAACACCCAAACTCAACAATGTCACCCTCAAGTGATTCGGTTTGCATGACAAAGTGACAAATATGAACAATTCGAGAAAAATCTTGCATCCCGATACTGTTAACCAGTAGTCGTGCCAATTCTCTCGAATATTCTCTATTCCAACTCATGTCCACAACTCGTTTCTGTGTTTGACGACCCACACCATAATCTCGGTCTGCAAGTCGTAAATCTCTTTGTCCAAGCGGTCAATCTTGCCGTAAATGCGGTCGTAGTCCTCCCTCGTGCTCTTGTTGATTTCGCTCAAGTCACGGTGCGGAACGTTATCCCATTCGGCATCCAACTCTTTCTGCAAGGCGACCAACTTCTGAGTCGTCAGTTCGTACTGGCGTTTGACTTCCCGCATGAACTCCGCTTGCCACTCGGGACTGTCGCAGCTTAAAACGTTGAAGCAATCTTCTCCATCCTTTTCGCAGTAATGCTTGAGGCACCCGAGGACGACGATTTCGAGAATGGTGTCCTTGTCAATCCAAGTGCGGGGAATCTGCTTCGTAAGCCACTTGTTACGGGGGCGAAGACGAGAAGAGACATGCTCATACCAAATGCGGTCCCGCCAGAAATGGCTGAATATTCGCCAGTCGAGGATGGATTGCCAAAGTTTCTTCATAGGTATGAGAGTAAGGTTTGAAACGACTCTTCTTCGCTTCGTCCACCGCCAGTTTTGATTCCAATGTAGTTCGTCTCGGGTGGTTCGAAATCGGCCACATGATAGTTTTCACGCCCACGAACGTCATCGGTAAAGACATAAATCTCTTTCATGTCCTTCCGACTCTTTTTGAACTCGTCTCGCACGCCTTTGTACGGGTTGACCGTGGAAACGATGACGTGGACCCCTTGGTCCGATACGTGGGCTACAAATCGTTAAAGCGTCTTGGTCCATTCGATGCGATAGTCTCTGGTGAAATGCTCCCTGTTGTAAGCATTCCCGAAGATTTTGCGAAGGTCATCACCATCAAGGTGAATGGCACCAATCGTGTCGTTATCGAAACGAGCCTTAAGTCGTTTGGCTAGTGTGGTCTTGCCACACCCAGGTTGTCCTATGAACCAGTAAATCATACTTTTGCGAGCAAGGAGTTGCAGACCGTTCGGAGTTCTTCCCAAGTCTTGGGAATATCAACCAGTTTGTCGGCCCCGAAGAATGCAGTTTTCTTGTTGTTGTTTGCATTCTTAATGAGCGACTCACTGCTGTAGGTGGTCAAAACCTCGGGAGAAGCAATTCCCAAAATCCACACTTCACCGCTGACCAAATCGCCGAGACAAATGACCTCGGGGCAACGATACCGAATTCCATTGATGGCGACGACTTTCTGCTCCTTTTCAATGAGAGGCGTATTCCTACGCTCAACATTGGCCCCTTTTATATCCACGGGAATGCGAGGGTCTGGCAAATGACGTTTGTGTTTGGGCGATTGCCACAAATCGGGAGCATCGTATTCAGTGGAGTGGCCGAAGGAATCGTCGAAGTAGTCTGCCTTTCCATATCCCCCGAGGAATCCGTACTCGCACATACGGCCAATGACATTACGGTCAATGATGTTTTTGGCATCCCACGGATATTCGTCAATCTTGCGTTTGTAGAGGCGGGCAACGAAGTCTCGAACAAACTTCATTTGCTGCTCCGTGAGGGTAACTTTCGGACACTTTTCCATCCGAGGACGGAAATTGCGTTCGAACATCGTTTCATTCATTCCCATAACTCATTAAAGTGGTGGAGCCGAGGGGAGTCGCACCCCTATCTAATCGTTGCGAACGACTCGTCCTACTGTTGAACGACGGCCCCGTGAGTGCTGATGCAGATATTCATGTGAACTTGTCACTGCGGGTAAGCACACGACCCGTACAAGATACTGAGCGAGGCTGGTGCGGCATTTCTGCCGTCCCCACTACTGTCAAATTGGTGGGTGGACAGTGATAAACGTGCTGTCAGGGGGCGTCACCTTCGCAGCCCAATCGGAATACTCCTTACGGGCGTCCACCCATTCTGTATCTGTCGTTCGCACCCACCGGCATATAGCACAGTGTTTTAGCCGCCGTTCTGGTTTATCTCTACATTTTTCTCGGATTTTAACCCGGTCCCCCGTTAAAGGGGACTGCTCCAACCTTCCCTTTACCACGGCCAGCACTAGCCTTTGGGACTTTAGGATTGCTGCTACTGTTTGGTCCAAACGAGTGTTTTGCACTCTCCCATAGCTGCTGTGCAGCGGCGAACTTCCTCTAACCCTTGCGGGCCAGCGTAGAGTCGCTTACGACAAAATTCAAAGAACCGTTATTCTGGAACCAATGTATCAGGCTTTTTGGCTTCTGTCAACACCTGATTCACACTTCCCGTGGGAGGCGTGATTGGCCCATTTCCATTGATGTTGACGTTGTTCATGTAGTTCCCGAAGGCGTTGGACAGGAAGGCACCCGTGGCCGTTAACCCCGTTCCGAGAGAGCCGCCGACAACCATTACCCATTGGATAACGGTGGGGCTTTTTTCGGTCTGTGACCATTGGCCTAAACCAGTTTGAAGAGTGAGCAAGCTAGTGCCAGCAAAGACACAGAACAATTTTGCGGTGACGACAACGGTTTCGAGTTTCATAAACAAATGGTGCTACGGGAGGGACTTGAACCCTCAAGGAATTACCCGTCAGCCCCTCAAGCTGATGCGTCTGCCATTCCGCCACCGTAGCATTACTGTTGTGGAGGTACGTTTACAATGACCCAATTCCCAGAATTATCAACGATTTGTTCGTTGTATTCATCTGCGGGGTCTGTACTTGGAACTGCACCCGTACCTTGGCAATTTTGACAAGATAGTGTTATCGGTGGAGGGTCCGAATTCTTGCGTGTTCCATTACATACTGGGCATTGTTTAATCCACATACTTATCCTTTAGGGATAAATATATGACCAACCTCCGAAAGTCGGATGTTATTCGCCCGTTTCCTGAACCTTTTTGAAGTCTTCCTTAAGCCCCTCACGGTCGTCCCGCCACTTCTTAATCATGAAGTAGAATGGGGCTTGTTCCTTTGGAGCAACCATTTCCATGACGAACGCTTTGATTTCGTCATCCTCTGGCTTCCAATCAAATTCGTCGCAAACTGACCGAATCGTTTCCCCCGAGGGAGTTAAATCGAACGCACTCTCGATAAGACCGATTTTGGAAAGGTCGTTGAGATAACCAGAAATCACCATTGCGGAGATATGATTACCGTCAATACCTATGCCTTTTTTGTCAAGGCGTTCGAGGATTGCTTCAAGCTTTTCTTGTTTTGTCATAGACTTGTTTGTGTATTAAAATGTCTTTGCTTAGTCCCTCGATGCGGTCAATGGAAATGATGTATCCATGAACATAACTCCCATCCTTGTTGTTAGCTCCTGGCTTACAAAGGATTCCCGCCCTATCTATCCAATCGGCGAACTTCTCCGCATCAAGCCAATAAAATGTGTTGTTGTAGAGGGCAAAATGAACGTAATTGGCATCGGATTTTATTGCTCTCCACGGCCCGCCATCAAACAGATTTTGATTCTTTATGACACACTTTTCAACAAAGATGTTGCCAGTGTATTGCGACATATCATCTCCCTTGATTTCCGTGTTGGGTTTGGTTGTCCACGGAGGGAGTTTTGATAGAACGAAGTCAATCCAACTTTTGTCTTCCTGTTTGATTGGTCCGAATTCGGCATTTGTATCGGCGAAAAGCTTTTCTGCAACTTTCCCCTTTGCATCCTGGGGTTGAAACTCGTAGTCTTGCTTCCTCATTGTGGATGCATTTTAACACCCACTAAGAGAATCGTCAACTTATTTTAAGTCTTCCGCTCTTACCCAACATTCAATGGGGTTTAGACACCAGTCTTGTTTGTAGTCACAAGTAGGACATATCCACCCATCTTTCGTGGCGACTAGCTCACGGTCATGGATGACTGTCTCTTCGTCCTCGGTAGGTTTCCCCAAAATTCCAATGTGGCGTTCCACACCAGTCTTTTTGTTTCGAGCGTAGTAGATGCCCAATTTGTCTCGGCAATTTCCACACGTATAGGGGTGGATGCCGTTGCTGTGTTGGTCTTCATTGAGTCGTTTAACCAACTCGTCGGACCACGGTGTTTGCATAACTGTTGCCATAAATCTGGTCGGAGTGATTGGATTTGAACCAACGACCTTCTGCTCCCAAAGCAGACGCACTAGCCAAGCTGTGCTACACTCCGATAGACACCAGCTTTGGACGCTGGCGTCGTAGCCGAAATCGTTTGTATGGTCTCGGCAATCACCTGTTACGGCGAGAAGTAGTTCCTATAAATATCAAGCCTTTTCGGCTTTCGTCCCATCCATTATTGACTCGTTTGGGTCAACTAGAATAGTCCCGCCGCCATCAAGTTGTACCGTCTCGGTCAACTTATAGGTTGTATCCCCGCCAACGATTGGCTCGTGACTCTTGATACCTTCCTCACACGCTTCCTTGATTTCCTTCGGAAGGTTGTCACCCACGGCCTTGAGAACCTCGGCTGCGAATGCAGCATCCTTCTTGGCACGTTCGGCCACGACTTGACGAGCAATCTTGACCTTCTCGATTGCGACTTGCTGTGCTAACCAGACCTTCTTAGGGTCTAGGTGCCTCTTGAAACTTCTTAGTGATGACATGTTACTTGGTTGGTTTGGTTGTGAGAAACTGCGGGACTAAAACCGAGAGATTGGTAATGATATTACCACTTCGGTTTTTAGCCATCATCAAAGCTGCTGGAGTTTGCGTTGTAGCGTTTGGACCCACAGCAATGCGAGAGTAAATTCCACCCGCCGAAGTGAAGAGGCTCGTCTTGAACGAGAAGTCCATAATAACATCGGGGACGACACCATTCGTATTGACAGGAACGACTGCAAGTTCCACCCGCTTGTATGCAAGCGTGGCTTGAGGCGTTTGTGTTGCTGGTGCCTCGGATACATCAAACCCAACTGTGGTTCCCGAGCCGATAACAACACAATTCATTGGAGTACGGCAACCCGTTAAGAGGGCCACGGACAATACTGCCACGCCGATTGCTGCAAAAATTCTTTTCATTTCACGTCCACCTTCATTGATTTGAATGGTACACTTTTCACTTCGATTGCTATATCGGCGTTGGTGTTGACCATTATGCGGTTTTGAGAACTGTACCCAATTCCGCCCCCATTCTCCGACGCATATCCACCAAGAACTGTGGTCTTGGTAACGGTCGCCGAGGACTGGTTGGTGTTATTCACACTTACCACCCCGATGCCAACCACCAAATAATGGGTGGTGCCATTGGTACGAAGGGGAATACACCCAGTCATAAGTAGCATTCCCGCTACTGAAATCGCTAAAAGTAACCTTTTCACTTTGTCCTCAATGTTCGAAGTTCTTGGCAAGCCCTCTTGCCCGAGTTGCAGACTCCACCAAAACGAATGCATTTGAATGAACTACCCACCCGCTAAAGCAGGTGGGTTTTCTGCTCCCTCCAAGATAAATGGTAGCCGTGAGTGGTACTGCCCCACCGTCTTGTCAGTGTCAATGACATGTTCTACTTTTATACTACACGGCTGTAGTGCCCCGTGATTAAACTCGCTCACGGGGCCAGAAGCATTGTCGCAAGCCTTAAGGCTGCGAGGAACGACATGTTACGTAATGTCACCTAACGTATCCCCACGCTTGAGCCACGTTGGGATAAAACCAAGGTCGGTCATGACACGCTTCTTGGTTTGTTCTATCACTGACTTGAACACCCACTTGGGGTATCCTCGGCAGTACTCAAAAATCTCTTCGGGAAAGAACAGCGGACATTGTAGTTGTTTTTCCCACATGCCCTCAGACCATTGTTCAATCTGAAAGTTCACCGTCATCTTGCCTTCAATCGCTCTCTGAAAGAGTTCTGGCTCTCGGCAAGGAACTTGGATTCCGTTCTCCCAACAGAGAAAAGCATACTTTGCTTCCTCTCCATTTGGGTCTCCCTTTATGGGAGGTATGGTAAAGACCTTCGGGAAATTGATATACAATTCCCAATTCTCTACAAACTCTTGCCTCTTGACGGCACGGTACTTGGGGCGTTTAGCGGTGTCATAGCATCCTCCGATGGTTTGTATTTCTTGATGAAGTCCGACATTCCTGGCTCAAACGGAGACAGACCATAGAACTTCGCTTCCTTCAATGCCACGTCATTGGGGACGCCACGGTTGATTTCGTAGCACGCAACAGCGGTGCCCGTTCTATCGCAACCATGTTGACAATGAATGAAAACCTTCCCGCCGTGGGCAACCTCATTGGCAATGAGAGCCTGTACCAATGCTTCTTGCTGTGGTGTCGGGGCGGATGCTCCCGGGAGCGGAACCCATGCGTACTTCATGCCTTCGTTGACGCAAATGACTCCTTCTCGGTCCCAAGTATCTCCGACGTTTCGGAGATTGATTACCAAAGTGACATGCTGTATTCGTGCGAGAAACTCAAGCCCATACTGATTGGGTTGTGCTCCACGGCATACATAACTGTCAACGTGGTCGAAATTGTTGATGGTTGCCACAGGAGGAAACCCACGAGTAGCACAACCCGTAAACAATGTCATTATGAGAGCGATGACAATGCTGGCGAGCCACCCATAGAGTATCTTTTTGTAGAAAGGCATTGGGGTCTTATTCATACTAATGTGAGTTGAATGAGTCTTAACTCGTTAAGCAATTCGTATTCCATGCATCCAACCTTTTGTTCCCACGAGGGAGTATGGCTGAACGACTGGTTCTCGGGACGAATACCCATCTTGATGCAGAGCGTGTTATACTTCTGCTCCCATGCCGTGGCTCCTACCGAGTTATAGAGCGTTTCTAGGTAGTCGTCTGCTTTCTCGTTGTACTTCATAAAATGGTAGGAGATGAAGGAGTCGCACCTTCGCCTGTTCAGTGTGAGTGAACTGTTCTACTGTTATACTAATCTCCCAGTTTGACAAACTTGCCGATGACCTTCTCTTTGGACTTTTCATCCTTCGGGTCGAAATACAACTCCCAACAGTTGTCTTGTTCGTCCGAGTGGCACCACAGAGAAGGACTGCCTTGTTCGCCGCCCGTGTCGAAAATGACTACGCTGACTTTCTTGCCATCTTCCAACTCGATTGGCTGTTGGACTTCACCCCAACAAAGCATGAAATGCTCGACGAGTTTTTGTGGTTCTTTCTCCCCTTCGAGTAGAACCCCGAGGGTCTTCCAATTTGTAACTATGTCTTTGTTTGTCATAAAGTGGCGGTAAGTGAGGGATTCGAACCCCCGGCACTTTTTAGGGTGCGGTGCTTTAGCAAAGCACTGGATTAAGCCTCTCTCCCAACTTACCAAATTGGACAACGTTCTGTTGTCTTATTGCAAGCGATATACAATTTCTTCCGTGAACTTCCAATGAGGGAATAAGATACATTTTTCCGTTCCCATCAGTCACAAACAAAAGGTCAAAGTTATCCTTTGACGGCTTGCGTACTTCAAGCTGTTTACCACGGGTGTTGCTAATCGTCCGCAGTTCAACCTGATAAATTCCATGTTTGTTCTTTTTGAAGGTGGTCTTGCACTGCACCCGCTCAAACTTACCATCCTTCTCTACTACAAGGTCATAACCCTGACTGTCAGACATCGGTATGGATACTGTGTATCCGTTCGTCAAAAAATACGTAACGGCATAACCAGTTCCTACGTCACCTTGTTTACGACTATTCACCTTGATGTTCTTTTCTCCATCTGGCAGAAGCTTCCATCTGAATTTGAACTTCTTCCAGTGTCGGGGGCGGCAACGCCGTCACCCTCTCCATCCGCTTTGTAAATTGTTCCGTTGGCGTTGTATCCTCTTCATCCGAGGGTAACGGTGTTCCTTGACAAACGCACATTGCTCCGACTTCTTCTCCGCATTCGTGGCACGCCGTTATTCCACATTCGCATTGGTCTTGAGGTTTCCCACAGTCCCAACAAGGACGCTTTTTGCATTCATGGGCCTCATGGTAAGAGACATTGTTGTGCCATTCACCGCACTGAGAACACTGTCCTCTACCCCCTTTTAAGGTCTGTTCGCTTAGGCTTTCTTCGGAGTTCATCGGGCATTCCTAATTCGGGGTCCGTTTGATAATACCACGGGTTGTCAAAAACAACCTTGACGTTATCACCACGGGTCACGTCCATGACATAAGTATTTGATACCACTGCGGGGCGACACGCATGAACGTCCCATCCATTTTCCTCGGAAATCATAAAGCATTCATATTGCCCGAGCCGAACCCGCTCTTGCTTTCCGTTCGGATGAACGAGCGTTGCTTCCATGACTTCTGGTATCATCAACTGTTTCATAAATTGGTACGGATGACAGGACTCGAACCTGTGATAGCCACTGTGTAAGAGTGGTGCCGTTGCCGCTGGGCCACATCCGCATATCCCCGAGTGAGGCGTCTGCACTAAACCACGTCCGACAGGGACTACTGCCGTCATCGTTTATACCAAGTCGCAGCCTGTTGCGAGCCGGGTCGTCCAACCGTTGAGTCCTCGGTTGCCGTAGTCCGTCTCAGCCTCACTTAACATGGCTTCGTTACTCGGGAAATTGGCGGTAGGAGAGGGATTCGAACCCCCGGTGCTTTTAAGGGCACTTCGGTTTTCAAGACCGATGCGATAAGCCGCTCTGCCATCCTACCATTTCAAGCATCTGCCCATAAATATACCAGACGCCTTCAAAAGTGTCAACATAAATCGGGCAAAATCCGGCAGCGGGGATGCTGCCGGATAATGCCGTATTCGGGGTTTACTAAATCCTATTGAAAATCTTCCAAACTTCGAACACGTCGGGTCCGAACATCTTGGATGGTACTGGCTGAATGATTCGTTTCTCACTGAAAAGTGAAGAAACCACCCCATCGGGAGCCTCCAACGTCTGCCAGCTTTTTATGCCGCCCGTTTCCACGACGGGATTCTCATGCTTGCGATTAGCATAGAAAAATCCACTCACCAACCCCGCTTGTATGTCTGGATTCAACGCAAACAATGCGTTGTAATACACATAGTTTTGTGGGAACGGAGCCGTAATCTCGCACGAGAACAAACTCACAAACGCAGTCATGCCTTCCCATCGAACTTTCTCCCGATAGTTGGCTTTGAGCAACGTGTATTCAAACGACGGCTCATTCTCTTCCACATTTTCATCCACCCCGAGATAATATCTCGGATTGGCACAGTGGTAAAACTCTTGCGAACGCCCGCACCCGAGGTCAACGACGTTCCGAAACGGGTAATCGGATGCGACCAAAGAGAAAATCCAGTCGTGAGCCTCACGAACAGTTCTCTCTCGCAAGTAAGCTTCGTATTGCTCGTAAAACGTGTTGTCGTAACTCATAAAGTCAGAAGTTCGGGATTGTAATACCAATCCTCAAACCCTCCTACGTCCCCGTGAGCCATTCTGAACCCATGAGATAGTAAGGTGGTTTTGATGCTGTTCTTGCGGTCTGGACCTTGCCGATGGGCATTGTGCTCCACCGTGAGGGCTTTGACCTTGTAAACGTGAAAGGGGAAAACTGCGAGGATGGCCCGCTCATTGCCTTCGGTATCCAAACTCAGATAGTCAATCACCGTGGGGGCGTTTGCTCGTTTGAGTAACTCCGTAGGCGTCACGGTTTCGACTTCGACAATCTCGCTACTCGGACCACGGCCAAAAATGTCATGGTTCTCGGCGTCATTTTCGAATACTATTTGGCTCATTTCACCCTTGATGGTAAACTTGGCCATGCCATTCGTGTCAGCAACGGCGAGATTGAAAGATTGACATTTGCGGTCTTGTTTCAACTTTGCGAATGCTTCGGGCATCGGCTCGACGCAGATACCGTTCCACCCAAGAACCTTCTCAAGGTGGTAGCTGTTGCTAATCCACGTTCCTGTGGCCGCTCCGATGTCAACGAAGTAGCCCTTGTATCCTTGTGGGAAGATGGATTCAATCCAAGCGTCTTGGTCTAGCTGTGCGAAGTATTTCATAAAGTTGGCTCCCGCTGATGGAATCGAACCACCACCAAAAGCTTCAAAGGCTCCTGTACTGCCGTTATACGAAGCGGGAATAAATTGGCTGATGCGGTAGGAGTTGAACCTACACGAGCGAATCGTCTCTCGGGTCAAAGCCGAGCGTGTTACCAGTTACACCACGCATCAATCTATCGGGTCAACACTCTGACCCGTCATTTGGTCGTAAACCTTGAATTTGAACTCTGCTTTCCCTTGGGCGACCTTGTTTACATATGCAAGGAAGCACGCAAGCGAGCAGAAAAAGTATGTTTGGGTTTCGGTTCGTCCGTGGCGACATATATCACAATGATGGTGCATGGATAACTCCACGTTGACGCTGACAGATTCCAACCCGATGCTGGAGCCGCCGCCGCACTCTTTGCAATAGATGATTTGCATCATAAAATGGTGCTCACGGAGGGATTCGAACCCACAGTCATTTGTTTAGGAAACAAAGCCCAATTCCAATTCGGGGTCGTGAGCAAAAAGGCCAGCGGGGGACACCCGCTGGCACAACAAAACGGTCAAACGGACTTAGTAACTGCGGCCACGGCGATACGACATTTCGTCGTTGGGAATTGCATCTTCCTTCTCTTTGACTTTCTCGGCCACCTTGAACTGACCAACCGCACGGTTGGAAATGCCCTGATAGACATTCGAGAGAGCCTCGTAAATCATGTTGAAGAAGTCGCCCGTGAAGGTCCAGAACATGTCCCACGGCCAGAATGCAATCCATCCTGTAATGAGAGCCTTGTGGCGTGAGGCGGAAACATCTTCTTTCAATTGTGCGAGTTGACCTTCGGTAAGAGCTTCGCCATACTTTTCACGATAAAAGGCGGCTTTCTTCTGAACTCGGCGAAACCACTGAAACGTTGACCATCCCGCACCCAAAAGGGCGAAGGCACCGACCACAATGGCAATCTGTGACCACGGGACGGAGACGATAGCCTTCCAGTAGATGACAGCCAGGAGGACGGCAACGATGGAAGGTGTTGGGTAATGTTCGTTCTCCACACAGGCGATGATAATCACCGAGGCGAGAATGACGAGTAACCAGAATCAGATGGTTCCGACTGCGAGTGCTGTAAGTAAGGATTCAATCATAGTGCGTTAACAATAACACACCATGCACTCGTTGTCAAATGAAAAGTGGTAGGCAGACTGGGACTTGAACCCAGAACTAAAGCTTAGAAGGCTATCATGATAATCCATTTTCACCATCCGCCCATAGCTCGCAGTGTCAACAGGGTAGCGAGCGGTCCCCGTAATCGTTTTGTTTTCAAGCCACTCCAACGAATGTCCATGAGGTTTCCTTGCGGTCACCGGAGGCTCCTACGGACCCCTCACCTTTCATCGTTGCTGGACGCACCAGACGAGAAGAACTGGTAATATGTTTACGGTAGTCTGCAATTCCCACCCGTACAGCCCGTGGAAGTTGCAGTGGATTGTTGCCACGAGGAAACCCCCGAAGCAGGCCCAAATTCCGTTCCCATCCTTGGCGTAGAGGTTGAAGTCGCCGATATGACGCTTTCAACTTTGGTTACACCATTACTCAACGATACCAGAGCGGTAATCGTTGGTCCGTTAAAGTTGTCGGTGTGAACTTTGTAGAAGTCAACGTCGCCAACTTTCCCGATGTAGCGTACCCCGCTACACCCGACTGTCAAAAACACTATTGCCCAAAATAAGCATAGTGATTTCATCAATCATAAATAGGGAGATAGGAAGTGATTCGCCATCCTTTTACCCAATCAACGGTGCCATCAGGCTTTCCATTGATACCGTCGAAAATCTTGTCTCCATCTACCACCACCCAATGCCATCCTCCCCGTCGTTTTGGATTTGACAATTTGGCGATTGCCAATGGAGGTCGAGGCATCACCTTCAATCGGTCAGGACATTTGTATCCTAACCTCCGAACTGCTTTGACGAGTTGTTTGGTTGTAGTCGCTCCGTCTTTTCCAATGCACTCGGCGGCTACGTTTACGGGGATACTTGCTACTACGGCTACTGCAATCACCCCACAGTTTTTCTTGTTTGGTTTTTGTTCAATCCACGTTCTCATAAGAGTGGTAGCCCTGCGGAGAATCGCACTCACGGTCTTCACCTTGAAGGGGTGATGTCCTGCTGCTAGACGACAGGGCCATGTTGCCTGCCTACAGGCTTAACGGTTTTGTGGTCGCCTACGACCATAGCGGAATTACTTCGACAATACTCGCATCACAAGCTTGGCCTTCTTCAACTTGGCCTCGGTTGCCGCATACTCTTCGGGACTGACATTCTTTTTGTAGTTGGAACTTTTGACTCGGCGTTCCAAGAACTCGATGTAGTCTTTCTCATGCTTAATGCGTTTCTGTTGTGTTGTCATAAATTGGTAGCCATGAACGGATTCGAACCGATAAAGGATGACACGTTCTAAGCGTGTTGCTTGTGCCAGCTTCGCTTATCCACATGGCCGTTTTCTTCCACTGTATCCCGGTGTCTGCGTATGACAATTAGGACACAGAAATCTTACGTTGTTTGGGCGGTCATCCAACCAATTGCCGTTTTGATGGTCAACTGGTATTACCAATTCTTTCCCATTCCAAAACGGAGGAAGCCCGCATTCAGAGCAAACGTATTTGACTCCGCTTTCAATTAAAGCACGACGCAATTGATATGCGGCGGTGCGTCGTCCCTCTGACCGAAGAATAAGTATTTCTTTCCACGTCTTTCGTTTCTGAGGACGACCTTTTGATGACGTTTTGCCAGTAAAATGTGATATGTCTATAGCAAAGAATTTCAACCGACGTGAAAGATGGGAATGGCTTCCGCCTGCACGTCTAATGCCAAGATTACGCATAACCTCTGCAATTGACGTGGAAGTGCGAGCGGCATTTTCCAACATTTCTTTACTATACTTCATAAAACGGTGCTCGGCATGTCAGGTCACTCAGAATTGAGCAGCCCTTCATCGCTTGAAGGCAAGCGTCCCGCATCACTAAAGTCCCGGTATCCCTATCTGTCCTCACTGATGCCGAGCGAAATTACTTCGGGCGAATGATTTGACTGCCAAGCATTCCCACTTCTCGAATGGTAATGTGCTCGCCAGTTTTCTTGTCAAATGGCCCGTTGGGGTCGTTCCCCGGTCCATTGTCCAAATACACTCCCTTCTTGTTCACTTCGGATATGACACCTTCCTCTTCGGTTACGATGCCGCCAACGTGAACTTCGATAACTACTTTTTGACCTTTTCTCCATTTCATAAATTGGTGCTACTGGAGGGAGTCGAACCCACAATGCCTTTCGGCTCTACGTTCTGAGCGTAGCGTGTTTGCCGTTTCACCACAGTAGCATGGTCAGGATGGGGAGATTTGAACTCCCGGTCTCTTGCTCCCGAAGCAAGCGTGTTACCACTACACTACACCCTGATGTTGATAAATAGGCGAGATACCATTTGGTTTTCGAATTTCAGTCGAATTTTTGTTGGTTGCTGTTAGTATCTCAAAGTGAATCTGCGGGCATCGGGCGGTACTAACATCTAAACTCCCGCCTCATTTCGTAAGCGTATTACACCGCTATCGCAAAGTTCTCCGGTCAGCCTTTCGGCCTCCTGTCGAGTGTTTAGGACTACGGCCCGCAAAATTACCATTCATAATCAGGAACTTTTCGAGTTCCTCGGACTTGATTGTTTTTCGACGGCTGATACCTCAAAGTTACTGACGCTTTCTGGTGAAATACTTCGGGACCAAGCCATACAAGTCGTTTTGCTTGTGGGATATATGCAACTATTGCGTCTATCTCCGATTTGGAATAGGTTTTCGTTTGACCATGATTCCACGTTTTCTTCCGCAAATCCAATACGACGGACCCCTTGGAAAAACTCCGATGATAATCCACGTATTTGGTTTGAATCCTATGGCATTTTCCATTTGTATCTACAAGAACCGCATCGAAGCGACTTTCCACCGTGGGGAAACATACGTCCCAACCTAATTGGAGTGCTCGTTCCTGCATTTTGAGGATTGCCTCTTGGCCTTTTTTGTAGTTGTCATGCATAAAATGGTGGGTCGGGTGGGCTTCGCTCCCACGACCTTGAGTTTAAGAGACTCCTGCTCTGACTGGACTGAGCTACCAACCCGTTATTTGACTTTCCATATGCAATACGTATTCGTTAATAGCCACGAATACGAATTCGTCTGCCTGTACCACTCCCAAGTGCCGGGAATGTACTGACTATGGGAAAGAACAATGTAATCACCATAAAAGTAAACCAATGCACAATGCCCGCCTTGGCATTTGCCCGACCACAGATACGGGGAGTTGAAATTTATCTTCGCCTCTTCCAAGTCAATCGCAATCCCATCAGCATTCTTGACGAGAATGGGGACCAGCGGGTGATTCGTATATACTTTGTCCCACGCCTCGTCTATCTCTCCCAACTCCGTCCCCGCTTTGGTCGTGTGCATCATTGCGGCAAACTTAGCCGATGGTGTCGGGGTCTTGATTGGCAAGAACCCGCTTAGTCGTTCCATCGAGTCGGGGGCACATGTACCAGTCTGCTCTCGACATCCCGAGAGCAAGACCACGAATGCAATCCAAATAGCGAGTTTCATATCGCAAGATTTACCACACGAGTTATGAGTCTTTCTATCCGTTGGTGATGTTTTACGTCAAACGGCCCGTTGCCGCAATGCAAACAATGCCAAGGGCACTTGTCGGTTCTCACCTTTATGCGGCGTACTCGAAATCTGTCTTCTGGATAATACGGTTTTACGTGATTATCCATGTCATCCGTGGCCTCGGCTTTTGTATCAAAACTGTGCCATCGGACATTCTCCCACTTATTGCCTACGCAAAGCTGTTGTACTGAGTATTCGACTTTGTACTTGGCTGGAGTTTTCATTTGGCATCTGGCAGCGAAGATTCGAGTTCGAATTCAAGCTGATTGTGCGGACACAGCGGTCTCAACCTTTGGACTAGCTCTTTCGGGTAGTCGAAGTAGAAGCACAGCGAATCAGTGCCGACGTAAACGTTCGGCCCGAGTTGACGCTTCACTGCTTTGTCGAAGGAGCGGAGCGTCTCGAAATCGCTCTCTTCAAACTTTAGTTGGAGTCGCATTTTTGGTCGCCTTGTGTACTGTAGTGGCGAGGCACCGCTTACAGGTGATTTCCCTGTAGTTGGTTGTCACCAGCACATTTTTGCGGCCACAGGCCACTTTTTGAAGTTCGGCTTGTTCATCATCGTGTATGTTTTCATCATGCCCACATTATACACCATCTTCGGCGTTTGTCAAGTGGGGGAAACTGGAGCCTCCAATGGGGCTGGGGCACCCATACCCGGGCACAAGTAGTGTCATCGGAGGTCAAACAACCCCCTAAGTCTTGCTGGCTCCAAAAAGAGCACACATTGGCCCGCTGCTCTGGTCCTAATTTTTAAGCTACAGAGGCATTATGGTTTCATATATCGGACCTAAACCCGGATAACGACCGATATATAAGACCGTAACATACACGTTCCACAATGAGCCATTGAGGCACATACATGTTACAAAGTGGTAGGCATGACAGGACTCGCACCTGTAAAGGTCTAGGCTCTCGACCTAGCGACTGTGCTTTTCGTCTTAACCCACATGCCCATGAAATGGTCGCACCGATAGGATTTGAACCTAATGTTTCCAAACTCCTAGTAAGGCGTTGATTATTCGCCGATACCTCCGAGGTACGCCTCGGTCCTACGGCCAACTACAGTGCGATAAATTGGCGAGATGCCCAGCCTCTTGCGAGGGTGTCGGGGTTTGAACCCAACTGGTTTTTCATGTTCAATGAATCACTTTTCCTTTTGGGATTTGCTGTAGAAACGGGCATCTCGTAAATTGGAGCCTCCTAATGGATTTGCACCATCGTCCTACGGCTTACGTCGCCGGGCCGTGCGTCTTTCGTACCGTCTGTCCCCGGCTAAGGGGTGGTTAGACTAAGGAGGCAAAAGTGGAGCCAACACTGGGACTTGCACCCAGACCCCCGCTTGGTAATCGCAATGTGCTACGGCGTGCTACTATTGAATCCAGCACCTTCGACGCCCCTACACATACTTATTCCGTTCCTTACAGTTGACCTTGTGGGGCTTTCACCCACGAGCGTTTTACAGCCCATTGCGATGTTATCAACTGCTGGTGATACGATTTCGGTATGTTTACTCACGCCCCATTGGCACCGAACACACCATGTTGGCAAGCTGGTCAGACGGATGGGAATTTCACCCACATTTCTCGGCCCCTTGCCGAGCGTCTATTGATTTAACTACCGTCTGAAATTGGTGGAGCCGATGGGTACTGCCCCCACTCGATTATTCCGCTTAAAAGGCGGGTGCCCGTCTTTGATGGCTTCGACTCCGAAATTGGTGCGGTATAGCAGAATTGAACTGCTGTCTCAACATTGGCAATGTCGTGTTTTTCCAGTAAACTAATACCGCAGAGCTAGGTACGTTTTTTTGCTCCCTTGCGGGACCGCCGCTCTGGCTACTTAAGCTATACCCCGATATGGCCGGGGCAGAGAGATTTGCACTCTCATCAGCGGTTTGACATAAGCATGTTTTTTCGCTGTGCGTACCTAAATTGGTGTGGTAGAGAAGGAGTTGCACCCTCATCGCAAACAAATCCCCTTGCGTTAGTTAGACTACGGGAACTTGCTGTGGTGTCATGTATTTCATACCCGCCCTCGGGTAACTACTCCGAGTTAAGATATGCATATTCACTCTGCCCTCCACGGGCAGCACACTGCTGTTATGTTATCCCCACAAATTGGTAGCCCATCCCGGTGACGCTCCGAGTTTCTCTCGCTGAAAACGAGTAGTCCTAGCTGATAGACGAATGGGCCAGATTGGTATGCAAAATCATCCAGATGGCTGACTTTCCATACTCGTTCAAATCCCGTGTACCAATGCCAGCGAAGTTTTCTGGCAAACTTGGGCAATAGGTCAACGGAATGAAAAGATTCACTTTGTAGTCGTAATATGACCACATTGGAGCACCACCAATGTTGCATGTCGGCGGTGTTTGGTCGAAAAAATAGACGGGCTTCTTGTTGTCAACTGCCATTTGAACTGCCCATCCCGTTCCTCCATCCACTGTTCCTCGTATGGAGCCGAATTTCCCGACTGCGAAAATTGCATCGGCATTTTTGACTTGAAACCAGTTTCGACAGAGAAGATTTCGCATGTAAGGAGACGTAAGACTTTCGACATTCTTTTTCAAAGTCTTGTCTGCAATCTTGACGTGCTCCCAACCCTCGGCCAGTTCTTCAACCGTTAGGATTTTAGGGTTCATGCTCTCTTGAATATGATTGCGGAAAGAGTAGGCAATGGTTTCGACACCGTAACGCTTTCCTTCATTCTCCCATGCCATGTCGGCACCGGGACAACCGTCGCTGTGACAAATGTGTTTCATAACACATTTACATATCAGGAGGGAAATACAAGATGCGGTTTTTGCATCCCGCCGCTCTACTACTGAGCTACCCGTCCATATGGTGGACGGGGGTGGATTTGCACACACCGACGCACGGGTTTACGTAGCATTGTTTATGGCTGTACGCATCTTAAAGTGGCAACGGAGGGCCGAATCGAACGGCCAACGCCGGGGTTTCAACCCAGTACTCTGCCATTGAGTTACTCCGTCATAAAACCGAAATATACGTTTTACCGCATACTTCCAGTTTATCGTGTTTAGCGTATAAACACAAAAAAATGGTCCCTCGGACTGGTATCGCACCAGTGTCTTCTGCTCTTCAGGCAGACGCTAATCTATCTCAGCTACCGAGGGGTACACCCGGAGGGAATCGAACCCCCTATTCTCGTGGTTCGAAGCCACGCATGATTCCATTATCACCACGGGTGCGTTGACTCTACTACTTGACCTACTGCTTTTTAACACAGTGTTCACGGGCGGAAAACCATAGTAGGCAAAATTGGTCAGGTGGATGGGGTTCGAACCCATTCTGTCAGATTCACAGTCTGAGATGCTTCCAAATACATCACGCACCTGATAAAGACGATTTTTTAGAGCGGCTAACGTCGTCCCACTTCAACATGCGTCACGAAATACAACGTTTGTGTTGTAAATCGTGAAACCGATACGTATCGTTATTTTTCGGTGTTGAAAAAGATTGCCCGCAGTTCACCCAAGATACAAGTGCCGCCTTTACTTCGTCTGTGATGACTGGGCGTGCTACTCCACTTGGCCTGTGGCAAATTGTTTAAGATGAAATCGTCCCACCGCCTTTTGCCTCGGCAAGTGGGCTAGAAAGACGCCTATTCCCATAAGGAACCCAGCTTTTAACGGGCATCTGACTGCCCGTAGTACCGTTTGCAACCAATACAAATTGGTGGGGACAGTAGGATTTGAACCTACGATGCGGTAACTGGGTTCAACGTGTCCTCGTGCGGTCTTATTCCGGATTATTCCCGCCGTAGGTCGCTTACTAAAGGAACCTTCTCCTACCTCCCGGTAGGCGACTTTCGTCACTCTTGTCCACATCCCCAAAATTGGCTCTCACAGCGGGACTCGAACCCGTACCTCGGCTTTAGAATCACCGAATGCTGCCTACCATATGCGGGACTTTTCTGTGCTTACTACATCGTCCCTAATACGTAACTCGGGACGCCTTCACCCACGTACTTGCCCGAATGGCGATTACACCATGCGAGAATAAATTGGCTCCTCCCGCTGGACTTGAACCAGCAACCATTCGGTTAACCTTGGGTCTTGGAGTTTTGCACTCACGAAATCCTTCCTCGGAAGGACCATTTAGACTTTATCAGACCCCACAGCCGAACGCTCTACCATTGAGCTAGAGAGGAATACTGATGATACCAGCGTGAACTTCCCCGTGGCATCGGCAGCATAGCAAATCACATTTGTCTGCTTCAACTTTCATCTTGGAAAATGCTTTGGTTGTCGCATTGATTTCAAAATCTTTTTTGGATGGGTCACGATGATGAAACACCATGTTTGCTATACATCGGTCATAACTGCATACTCGGCACTTCCCACCTTTATACGCAACGAGTTTCCGTTTTGTATTTTGCCGCCATCTTACTACTTTGGCAACTCGTGCCCGCCGTTGTTCTTCTGGAGTTCTTGTCGAAGTTCTCATACTGGTAAATACATAGTGTTTACCAATATGAAACGTTTGAAAATGGCTCCCACGGATGGACTCGAACCACCATACGGTATTCACTACCGATTGCACGACATTAACAGTGTCGCCGCTTACCAATTAGCGTACATGGGAATGTTTTCTACTTTCACGTCCGACTTGCTCACCGATGTTACTCAGTGGCGGGACTTCGAACCCACTTACTAGCGTGCCATTTGTCGTTAGTTGTTAAAACGCCTCGCTACTTGTAGAAAGTGTTTGTCATATCACCACACGCTGCCCACCTACGTTTATGCATACCAAATTTGCATTGGTCTTCAACGAGCCTTAAGCCTTGTCCGTGTACGACAAATTGGTGTCAATATCATCACCGCCTGTGCTACCCACACCGTAAAAGGGTCTAAGAGGGACAATGACATGCCTCGAAAGTTACGGGGTAAACTTCTGCCGCAGCTATTGACATAAAGTGGTGCCAGAGATTGGAGTCGAACCAATGTTTCCAGATGGTTTTCTTGCAGCAAGCACCTTAATGATTACTAGATGCCTTTTGCTCTGGCAGAAAAGAAAACGGCCCGCTACGACGCAGGCCGCTTCATGAAAAAACTGTCATTCTACTAATGCTTACTTATTCCCGTGGGATGAAGTAAGAACCAGTAGGAGAATTGTTAGGCAAATGCGGAAGGTCGGTTTGAATCACACCGTTCACTATTTGCGGGGCGGGAACATTCGAGAAGTCCATCGGCGATGGCTTTAAGGCCAACGACTGACTGGCTTCGGGAGTTCCGATGCCCAAAGTAAGCATGTAGCTTTGAACGGGATTCATACCATTCCTCGATTAGTGCCACACGTATGCGTATGGTGGGTACGGAAGAATCGTCTGTGGTACTCCGTTGACCGACCAAGGAACCTTGTAAGATGCATCCGTTGCATAGGTGGCATCAGTTCCAGGGAATTGGGCCTTTGGAGGAGTACGATATGCCTGAATTGTGGCATCAGTTGTTCCGACTCCAAGCACATTAAGCATGTAGTCTTGTACTGGGTTGCTCATATTGTTTTCCTTTTTGTTTCACTCTAAGTCGAAGCGACTTGATGTTCGTATATAAATATACGAGGAAAACACAAAACGTGCATCTATCAACCTTTTAGTGGGATGTAGCTCCACCATCCCTCCGTCTTCGTCGCCTCACGGTCTGGCTTCTGTTTCAAGCAGTTCGGCGAGCATAGGTTGCCTCGGAGTAGGGATGCACAAATCAAATCGGCCCAAGCTGCTATGTAGCCCTGTAGGGAACGTCTTCTTTAACATGCCCTTTTGGGGATGCCTACCGAGATACATGCCTTACTTAGCCCATCCTATGGGCACTGGAGCCTTCCTAATGAGAGACCCCGTTGCGGGGTCGAGCCAGCGATTCTATCCTCTGGCGTGAATTGGTGGGAGCGTACCGAATCGAACGATATACCCATGCGGGTTACTTGGTTTACAGCCAAGCGACCACCATTAGTCCTCACTCCCAAATTGGCTGGCACGGCTGGATTTGAACCAGCATTCCTCGGGTAACAACCGAGCATCCTACCTGTTGAATGACACGCCAGTAAATTACTTTGCTCTTGCAAGGTCGGACTCAAGTTCCGCTGCCCTCTGTTCCAACGCAGAGCGTTGAAGGCTGGTCAGTTCCTTGCACGCAAGACGTTTTCGGCAACGACTTAAACGATTGCGTTTCCTTCCGAGTTTGTGTCCTGCATTCATATACTTTTTCCTTTGGTTAAATTGGTGGGCATGGTAGGACTCGCACCTACGGAGGCCGTTAAGCCGTCTGATTTACAGTCAGATGCAATTGCTGCTATGCGACACGCCCATATAAAAATCCGCTAATCATGCTCTGGTAATATGTATTATCATGAGCATCTCAAAAGTAATTAGAGACGAGAAAGGCAAAACACATAGAATTGGTAACTACGCCCACGTCAAAAAGTTTCGCCAAAACAAAAAACTGAAACTGGTTGAAATGTTTGGAGGTAAATGCGTCGTATGCCAATACAATCGCACTGTCCGTAACCTTACGTTTCATCACGTTGACCCCAAAACAAAGAAGTTTTGCATCTCAACTGGCGGTCACAATCTTGCATTCGACAAGGTTGTTGAAGAAGCAAAAAAGTGCATTCTTGTATGTTGTCGGTGCCACGGAGAAATCCATGATGGACTTGTTGATGCCTATCAGTATTTCAAAAATGGTACTCCTGACTGGAATTGCACCAATACGCCACACTAATCAGGTGTGGATGCTACGGTTACATCACAGGAGCATTAAATGGTGGGCGGAGTACTTCGTCATTATTGCAGACGCCGCCCGTAAATTGGTAGCCCATAGCGGTGCCGCCCCGCTTTTTGTAGATTGAGAATCTACCGTACTAGCTGATATACGAATGGGCCATAAGGTGGGGCATTGCTGCCCACTCCCCGGCCAGTGGCCTTACTCCCAGTCGCCGTTTATCCCGAGAGTCTTTATATTTGCTTCAACGGTTGCACCTACGCCCTTACCGTAGGCTGAGTTTTGTGCATTACGCATAAATATGGTGCTCACACCCAGACTCGAACTGGGAATTAGACCTTCGCAGGGTCTCGTTATATCCAATTTCACTATGCGAGCAAATGGTTTTGGTGTAAGAAATTGGTTTGAGGCTGTTCGCATCTTGACAAGATACTATTATTTTCTTACCCAAAATTGGTACACTCGGAGAGACTCGAACTCTCATGTGGGATTTCTCCCTCTGGTTCGTAGCCAGATGCCTATCCAATTAGACTACGAGTGCATTGGTTGCCCCAGTTGGCTTTGCTCCAACCACCTTCCCCTTATCAAGAGGCTGCTCTACTAAATGAGCTATGGGGCACTAAATTGGCAGGAGTGACGGGTGCTGCCCCCGCTATCTTTTCCGTGACAGGGAAACGAGTCTGCTGTTCCTCTTCACCCCTACAAATTGATGATTAAATGGTTGGACTCGAACCAACGGCTACCTTTGGTCGCTTGCGAGTTTTGGCCCTTCGCCGTGAAGCGAGATACGCTCTACCAACTGAGCTACACTCAACCAGAAATTGTTCGGACGCCCAGACTTCTTCTTGGGTTCTCCGTCCACCAAAGGACGGTGTGTTAGGTTTTACACCATTATCCGAAATTGCAACTAGGCTAGGTTTCCATCCTTGCTTTACCGGAGGCCGAACGGCTGGACTCAGCATTTCCTCGGCTTCGTACGTTTGCAAAAGTGGCGGGCATACGGGGTTACGCTCCCCGGACTCTGCATAGACAGTGCAGTAGGTTTCTATTACTTTACATGCCCAAAGCAAGATACCATCTTTTTTTCCTTGAATGATGGAAGTTTTTGTTGCTGTTGGTATCTTAAAGTGGCGAGATGCGTTTTTTAGAGCGGCACCTTCCGATGCCGTGCCTCACCATAGAGGCGTGGTCCCCTCACGGGAATCATTGGATTTGAACCAATCATCTTTGTAGATGGTTGCTGTCCGCATCTCAAAATTATTGTGCAGCCGTTGAAAGTTCTGGGTCTTTTGGCTGATGGAACGTGTCAATCTGCTGCTTTACATCCGAAAGCTGCTCGGGTGTCAAATGCTTTTGGGCAATCTTGTATATCGGCAAAACGGATGGTTTTGGAAGGCCCAAAATGATATGATAAACGTGAGCGGGAGTAAGCTGATGGTTGTGAACTGACTCAATCATCGCACGGGCGAGGAATATCTTCTTGACGGGTGTAGCCCGATGAAAGAAGTTATACCAGTCAGCCATTATGCCAGTGAATTGCCCTGGTTGGTCTTCGACCCGCTCCAAAAGTTTCTTTAGCTTTATCATACCGACATATAAATAGTCGGAAAAATGGTCAGAGTATCGGGATTCGAACCCGAGGTCTCAAGTCCCCCAGACTTGCGTGATACCAAGCTTCACCATACTCTGTGTTTTGGTGGGAGTTTCTCAGAACGTTACATGCTACCGAAACGGATTAGGTCTCGCTCTCCCATAAAATGGTCGGGGTGGTGAGTGCTGCCCTCACTGCCTCTCGGTTCCAGGCCGAGTTGTCTGCTGTTGACTTACACCCCGAAAGTGGTCTCCCAGAGAGGATTTGAACCTCCGTTATTCTTGCTCCCAAAGCAAGTGCCATACCAAGCTAGGCAACTGAGAGAAGTGCCAACCTTTAAGAGTCCCGGCCAGATGCATCAGGGTAGAGGGAATCGAACCCAACTCGCAGATTGGCATAGAAATTGGTGCGTCGGGTGGGTACTGCCCCCACTCCATTGTCCGGGTAAGAGCCGGGTGCCGGTCTTTGATGGCTTCCAACGCATAGCGGTTTCAGAGGATTTCACGCTTTGTAGTTCCTCACGTTTGGAATCGAACCAAATCTTCCCCTGATAAGAGGGGCGTGCTACCGTTACACTACAATGGTCTATCTCGTCGGGCACCGTTAGGAGTAGCTAACTCCATATAGCCCGTTTCAGTCATGACTTGAAATTGGGGTGACATGCGGGTGCTGCCCCCGCTCCGTTGGCTTCACAGGCCAAGGTACTACTGTTATACGAATGCCACCATAAATTGGCAGGTAGCGTAGGAATCGAACCCACTCCCAGACTTTTGGAGAGTCGTATGCTGCCGGTACACCAGCTACCTGTGTTACTGCCGTTCTTTCCAATGGAGAATAGCATGGCAGTTGAAGCACAACACTGTGCATTTCTCTATCTCCGACAAAATGCTTTTCTTACTCCATCCATCAGCAATCGCCCTCGATATTGCTATATCTTTCTTTGATGGGTCATTGTGATGGAATGTTAAAACCGCAATGTGGTCTTGACCACAGGGACACTTGAGAGTTTTCTTCAAACCTGCAATCCATTCTCTCAAATCTTCTCGCCGCTCTATTACTTTCGCCTTGGCGTGTTCTCGGTTTTTGGCATACCATCGGCGGCGAGCCGCACGTATTTTTTCGGGGTTATCCCGTCTCCATTGTTCTGTTGGCATGTCAATAAATAGTATCCAAATCACCAAAAGCGTTTTGGATACTGAAATTGGTGAGGCCGGACGGTACTGCCCCGTCTCCGATGGATTAAAAGTCCACTGCTTACCACTATTAGAGCTTCGACCCCAATGAGATTTGTCCACCTGACGTTTGGTAGCCAACGTATCCCTACGCTGACCGGCGTTGACGAGAACTGTCTCGTCGCTATATCCGATTCTCACGGAACGCCTCTACGGATGCTTTTTCTCGGATAAACACAGCATCATCAAAACCACTCGAAATCTTCAACAAAAAAGCCGCCTTTCGGCGGCTCTCGGTTTTGGGTAAGGTAGGGTTAGTACATTACACCCGAGAGCCTTTCTGTTCTGGGCGGTCATTGATATAGACACTCTTTGCGTCGAGTGCTACAGCACCCAGAGACGGGAGTCTAAACCAATGTTGTGATTGTCGTTTCATACTACTACTGATAAATAGCTTTCGCTTTTTCTTTTCAACCGGATTCCAATCCGATTTTCATCATGCGAACAAGTTACCATACTCGGGGCATCTTGTCAACATCTTTCTGAAATTTTCTTTTGCGGTATTCCAACCACCGCTTTTTTGTCCAGTGACCTCTCCAGAACCTCTTCT